GTGAAGTCGTCTGCCGTTGGCAAATACACCGGTTTCCCAATGTTTTTGTCGTATGCGTAGTACGCCATTTAATTAATATAGGGAATCGCTTTTTTACAAACAACGGCGAAAACGGATTTCTGATTTCAAAAGTATCTACATCAGACAATGCCTCCTCAAAAGAACTCTGGAAACAAGGGAGCCAAGCGCGAGACTGGAGCGTCCATGAAGAACCGCAGGTTCGTTCAGAATTTTCTGGACGATTTGCGAGCCGAAGGGGCTATTGATGATGTTCACATTGGCCGCGTCCTGCGAAAGATGGGAGACGGCAGGATGGAGGTGTTTTACGTGGACGCCTCCAAGAAAACAGAGAAGGGAAACGTTGCGCAGGCAAAGATCCCTGGCAGGTTTTCTGGACGCGGAAAGCATTCTGTGTGGATAGATGTCGGAACGTTCGTGGCTATCGCAGGGAACGGACTTGGCGGAGGAGTCGGGTTTGAAATTGCAGCGGTCTTCAGCCCGGATCAGATGCGAGATATTTCAAAGGAGTTTGATGTAGATCCGCGTGTTCTGGCGCTGGACATCACGGATTCGTCTCAGCTGGTAACGAAAACCGTCAAGAACTCAACGACGGCAGGGTACGAGTTTGATGTGGGCGAGGAATCTGAAGAGGTGAATGTTGACGAAATCTAAATAGAATACCGTTTCGTCTGCAAAAATCCAGTATCGCTTTCGTCCCATAAATTATGATTCTTAAAGCGGACGACTTTATCTTCGGTATTTAATAAATAATTATTATGAACCATTTTTGCAGTTGATTTGATGTCTTTGTCGAAATACACGTGTCCGTTCGGATACAGTTCCCGAGGAAGCAGGGTCACGCGAAGTCCCAGAATGCTCTTGTAAATTTTCACGAACACATGCTGGTCATTAGAATTGTTCTTTCCGATCTGCAAACGAAATATCTCGATAGTTTTTTCAATTGCTCGGATAGATGCAGGTGTGTTGCGAACCAAGAAAAAGCCTGTGCAAGGACCCCATATGTCGTCTTGCATAACAAAGTCGCTGTGAAAGGAACGCATGTGCTGAATCGCATTTTCAAAGAGGTAGATGTCGTTATCAATCCACAGGACTTCAGAGTCCATTCGCATGTTTTCAAGAATAAGTTCAAGTTTGCGAAGAGTGATGGATTGGAACTCTTCGCTGTAATACGCAGCTACTTCCTTGTTTGAAGACAGAACGTAGCAGTGAAAAAGATCCATCGGCCATCCGGACTTTGATGCAGAATTGAGCATGTTTTTCATCATTGGAAGTTGTCCTTCGTTGGTCATTGCCACAATACGCATTTGTATATGTGGTTTTGACATTTCAAGCGAAAACAACGTAAATGCCCCCAAAGAAGAAAGTTCCTGCAAAGGAACCTACAATACAGGATACACCCGTAGTATTCTTTTTGAAGATCGCAGAAGACCACGACGAAACGGTTGCTCCTGCTGGAGGCTCGGAATACGCAGATATTGGGAAGATAACATCTCCCACGAATTATACCGAAATATTGAAGAACATTGAAGGAACAGCAAGCATGAGCAGCGAACTGTTAAAGCAGATTCTGGACAAGGCGGTGTGCGATTCTTACTCTCAGGACACGGCGTGTTTCTGGTGCTGCCACAGTTTTGAGTGGGCTGGAAGCATTCTCCCTGTGTCGTATGACGCATACAAGAACCTGTATACTTGCGAAGGTCACTTCTGTTCCCCAGAGTGTTCCTTGGCGTACCTTTATGGCGCCTTAGATGTTTCGGACACTGTTCGTTGGAATCGGCACACGCTTCTGAGGCACATGTATGCTTCTGGATACACGCAGAGAGACCTGACACCTGCGCCTCCGCGGACTCTTCTGCGTATGTTCGGAGGTCCGTTGGACATTGCGCAGTTTCGGGCGTATTCGCGGGGATCCAACGACATCGTTCTTTCTGCTGTATCGCCAATCCGACTTGTATTTCCTACCATGAATATCCAAGGTCCATTGCGCGACTTAAAGAGGTATGTATCTCTGTCCACGGACGTCGTGGAAAAGGCGTCGCAGCAGCTACGTCTGAAGCGGTCAAAGCCTATTCACACAAACATTCAAACTCTGGACATGTGTCTGAAGGCTCGTTAAACTTCACTCGTTTCGGAGACAGGAACGTTCGCTTTATCAACCTTTTCTTTGTATGCTGTTTTTACCGCCGCCTCTCGTTTCTTGAGTTCGGATAGCTTGATGTTGTTGTTGAAAGCATGTGCGGATTCTTCAATTATCTTTGCGACTGTTTCTTCTCTCGGGGAAGGATGGGATTCGGTCTTTGACATATCGTTCCACATGATCGGGTCTGTCAGCGGAACAGACGGAAACACCTTCTTGAATTTTTCAAGAATGCTGTTTGGAATCGAGGGGGATTGCTCTATGAGTCTGTCCATTTCGGAACGACACACGAGCAGAAACTCCATGCACGGTTCTCGCTGTTTTCTAGCGAGAGCAAGTTCAATGGATATTTTGCGATACAATTTTCCCCATGAGATGCCGGCACCCCTATGGGCCTCCATCTTTTGAGCGTATCGCAAGTAGTTTGCAATTGTTGAAACGATTCCAGTCGCAAGAGAGAATGCGCCGATACCGATTTGCGCGACGCCCTGCATGTCTTCTGGAACCATAGAGCTAAGACCAAAATTTGCAGTTCCAGTCAGGGTCGACAGAACGATGACGGGAATTGTGAAGGCCATGTTGAGTCTGGAATACTTTGTTTCCGATTCGTCGTGAAGCCAGCGGTAACACGCAGACTTGTCTGCCCACTTTGCAAGCAACTTCTCCTCTTCGGAACTCCATTCGCAATTCGGGATTTGTCTCGCCTGATCTGGTTTCAACTCCGGCTTCTTTAAAATTTCTGCCATTATTATCATTTTGACGCATAGTTTTTTATAATACCAAATGTCTGTTCAACAACAGTCCTCTATGTTCACAGAAGTATTGAAGACCCAGTTCATGATGGGTATTGTAAATAGCGCAAAGACGCACACACCCTTGCGGAATATCATTCTTTTGAACATTTATGAACGCATAGTTCAATCCTTTCCTGCGTGGTTTCCGTCAATACGGAGTGTGTGTGCGCGTAGATCAAAACATTCGCAGAACCGGGAGGAAAAGGCAGTTATCACGTGCGAGAGGATTCTTCAACTGTCTGCAGGGAGAACGCAGAACCAGAATGCAAGCAATCATTCGCGAATGGATTCTGTTGTTCACTATGTGACCACAATTCCTGCGATTCGCAATCTTATTTGCATGACGCACCACGACTACCTTCCGCACGAATTTGACCCGGTGCTTGTAGACCCGGACATCTATTTTCAGATGATAGATTTGAAGTATAGCGACGGACAGGTGGAGAGCATCAAGTTCAAACTCTTTTGCTACGATCACGAGGTTCAATATTTACAGGCGTTCATAGACAGGTGTAATTTGGACTACGAGCGCCGAATGGCGAACAAGTTGGGAACGTCGCTTTACTATTTTGATATGGTCACGCAGACCAAGAACAAGCGGACGACGCAGAATCCTCTTCCTACAACGCACTTGATTTACACCAAGCACAAGTTCCACACTACTCGGTCGTTTGAGAATGTCTTCTTTGAGCAGAGGAAGAGTTTGCGGGCGCACCTTGATTTCTTCCTGAATCGCAGAGATTGGTACGAGCAAAAGGGGATTCCGTATACGCTCGGGTTCATGTTTCACGGAGAACCAGGGTGTGGAAAGACGTCCAGCATAAAGGCTATTGCAAATACGGCAAGACGCCATATCATCAACATTCAGCTATCGCAAATCAAGTCCAAGGAGCAACTCCGCCATCTGTTTTTCAACGATGAGATACACGTTTACGATGGAGTGAAGACGGAGCGATACACGATTCCGGTTCACGAGAGGCTTTACGTGATTGAAGACATTGATGCGATGGGAGACTCGGTTCTTCGGCGGGATTGGAAGAAGCCCGTGTCGGATTCTTCAAAGCCGCTGTCAAAGGAGGATGCGTGGATGGAGGCGCACAAGGAAGAGGAGCAGAACGAGCCTCTTGATTTGTCGTTCCTGCTTAATTTGCTGGACGGAACTCTGGAGGCGTCTGGACGCATTTTGGCAATCACTTCAAACTTCCCGGAACGCATTGATAAGGCTCTGATTCGGCCTGGACGCATAGATATGATTGTCCAATTCAAGAAGTGTAGTTGCGAAATACTGAAGGAGATGGTGAGCAATTTTTACGACAAGGAGTTTGAGGAGTGGACGACTCCTGAGATGGACTACAAGTGGAGTCCTGCTGAAGTCAACCAGATCTTGTTTCGGAATTTCAACTCCCACGAAGAGGCTTTGGAGGAGTTGAAGACTTTGAGTCCGAAGGATTTGAGTGGATTTGAGAGTGTTCCTGCGATGACGTATGCCTAGCCGGAAATAGCCTTGGACAACCTATACAGATTTTGAATATACACCCATACATTTGTCTTTGATGAGTCGCTCATGCTCTGGACATACTGCTTGAGCTTTGAAAGAAGATTGAAGTCAACGCCTCCTCCAAATTCCTGAAACGAGTGGTCTAAAAAGAACTTCTCGTTCTTGGAAAGGATTTCTGACTCAAATGCCTTGGCGCTATCGTAAAACACACTTGGAATCAACCCGGGATTCACTGGACGCATCATGCGGATAGAGGTAATTCCGAGTGCAAAGTCGGGGTCATCGGGGTACATTGCACTCAGCTCTCCGAGAAACGTCAAAAGCTGGTCAAAGAATGTGTCCATAAGAACCTTTCGAGGCGCCATTATATTTACTTACGCGAGACTCCTGAAAATTCCGTTTCACGCTGTTTCTGAATCATTTCAAGCTTGCGCTTTACGTCGTCATTGGAACCCGTCTTTGAATTGTCGTTAAGGGTATTCTTTGTAGACGGACCGTCGGAAGAAGGGAGTCCGGCTCCGCCCGTGGATGCAGTTCCAGACCCGTCCAGAAACGTATACATGCTTCCTCCTCCCATTGCAAAAGCACTCGGGGAATCCCATAGAGAATAGCTCTCTGTCAGAGTACCTGCTCCCTCAAATCCCCAAGGCGTGAGGTCTCCGATAGGCTGGTCCTTTGACATTTGTCCATTCGCAGTGACCGCTCCTTCCTTCTGAGGTATTTCCTTTCGCGAATTGGTCGGCTTTGCAATGTATCCGTAAATGTCCTTTCCAACGACCACGTCCTTGGTCTCGTTGTTGTAGAGGGTGGGCACGGACTTCAAGAACGGAGGCATTTGAGCACGAGGGATAGTTTCGACCTCAATGAGTTTGTAAAGCGAAATCTTGTTGAGAGCTTTCAGCGTTTCCAGAATCTGCTTCGAGTTCGGGCACCGCTGGCTGTAAAACAAGTAGGATTGGGACATGTCGTTATGAGTTTTTAGGAAAAAAACGGATGCTTGAATAACGAGATGGAAAATAGTAAAACCATGGCGGAGATTGTGAACCAGTCCGAGAGCAAGTGTAAGAACTTCTTTCATGCAGAGTTCAAGAAATTTCCGGTCACATTCGTCAATGCCATTCGGCGCATTCTGCTGACGGACCTTCCGACCGTTGTGATTCGTAACGTTGAAGTTCTTGAGAACACGACTCAGCTACCCCACGAAATGCTCCGGCATCGCATGGAGATGCTTCCTGTGAACGTCAAGCCCACGGACGCATCCACTATTCGCGAAGCCAAGGTGGAGTTGCGAGTGCTTCCCGAAAAGGAAGGTACGCGAAGTATCCGAACGAACGACTTCGTGATTGAATCCAGCCGACCCACTCTCTTGATGAATGACCGAGAGCTGGACACTCCTCTTCTGTTTGTTCGGGTTCGTCCGAATGAGGCGGTTCATATTCGTGGAAAGTTGGCGGTTGAGACCAAGACTGCGTCCCAGGTTTGCACAGCGACGACAATGTGGCACGTGGATCCTGTGAGGGCAAAGGACGACAAGCGGATATTCGTGGACGAAAACAATGGGTCTCCTGCAGTGTTTGACAATTTCTACGCCCAGCGGTCATATTCCCGAAACGCAAAGGGACGTCCGGATTGGATAGATCTGGACGTAGAGAGTGTTGGGGTGATTCCTTCAAAGGAGTTGGTGGATATGTCCGTGAAGATCCTGAGGAAACAGGTGGAGGAATATATGGCTCTCGCAATTGACAACATCCAGCGACAGAAGGACGATGAGTACCGAGTGGAAATTGATCAGGGAGGACATACGGTTTGCGCTCTTCTGCAAGAAGTCATGTATGAAACGCAGGACGTCCAGTTCGTCTCCTACGACATTCCGCACCCCCTCAGGCCAGAGACTGTTCTGCGGTTCCACACGAAACGAGCTCCGGAAACAATTCTAAAGGCGGCGCAGACTGTCGTTGAAGAATATTGTGAGAGTGTAGAAAAGAGTCTATAAGACAATATGGCGGACGTCTTGGAATTTGACGTCGCAGACTTTACAGTGCTTGAAACATTCACCTTTGAGGAAATCGTTCAAAGACCAGAAATATTGAGATTTTTTACGTTGGAGGAACAGCTTCTTGATTACTTTGAGGCTAGGCTTCCAAAAGGGGAATTGACGCAGTATAAATTGCGGAAGCTCGAGCGGGAGCAGGACAGAGTCAAGGACGCTTACTTGTCCACAGTGGAAGAGCATGACGGCGGTTATGACGTCAAGCGTAGCAGGACAGCACGCATGCCCGAATGGATTCATCCGCTCGTTGACTCTTATGAGCTAACGGACTACGATTACAAAAAACAGTGGGCTCCGCTGTTCAGCGAGGAGCAGCGGAACAATAAGGGCTATTACAATCGCATGATTTTAGCAATTCCAAGACCGTATCAGACTTCTCCCAGCGAAAACACTCCCGTAACAGAGAGGACTTACGGCAGGACAGACGAAGGAAAACAGGTTGTGGCTCTTGGCGACTATGCTGCTTCAAAGACGATTATGCACGAAGACGGAAGCAAGGAGATCGTTGAGATGCGCGTTTCAAACACGAAAGACGATATTCGGATTCAGGGATATTCCATGGACGCCCGAAAACTAGAACTTCCGAATCCCCTGGATGGACATCCCTTCCTTGAATCTGGTAAAGCTGGAAAGTTGGTTACCAACGAACCGTTTGAGGACGTGTATCCTTCCGTGGAGGCAATACTGACACATGCAGTCCCGACTACCAACGATCCCTTCGGAAAAGGTCAAGAGTATTTGAAGCTTTACGACGTGAAACTGCAGGAGATTCCGTGGAGCGTATGGAAGCAGCGGTTTCCGCCGGTAGATGTAATTTTGAAGTCTCCGCCACCGGTCACCGTGAATTTTCCAAAGGCGGCGAGTTCCGGGGCTCCGTCCGAAGACCTTCAGAAGATGTACGGATCCAAATGGGTTGACGGAGTCCATCCGCGCTACTGGATGACGCAACAAGAGGATGCAGGAGTTCTTGTGGAGAAACTGTTGCTTTCTATGACGAACAACGCAGGATTGTTGAACGTAAAACCTCTTGGCGATATGTTGGAGCCACACCATCCCGAATCTTCTCCGGAAGAATGCATCCAATCCTCCACGTTTGAGAGCTTTATAAACGGAGGCGTCTACCGATCCGGGAAATGCGTTCCGGTCGGAGCCATTCACGCAGAACAGAATGCCCTGATCGTTCTTGGACGAAAGGCATGGACGGAGGGAACCGAGATGGACATCCTTAAAAAACACCAAGACGTTTTGAAAGGATACCGGCACCAGACCGAGTTTGCAAAGATGGTCAAGTATGCGAGTCATCCAACGAAGGAAACGCCGGAATTGCGCAAGGATATACTGCTGCTGTTAAACGATCCAGAAAGAACGGATACAGACAAACTTGACGGAGCCGAAGTGTTGTTGAAAGATGTTGTTCCTGCCGAGAACTTGTATTTGGACGCCGACGGATCTTTCCTGGTTTGTCAGCACACGATTGCGACATTGAAGGGAGAGATGGCGAAGGATTTGAATGCGTTCTACCGAAAGTGGACTGCGTCTGACCAGGGATTCCGAGTATGTAAAACGTGCGGCGAAAGAATCGGACAAGTGTTTACGATCCAAGACGAATTCGACAGCGACGGCCGATTGGTGGTTTCGCAGGGAGTTCTGGACGAAGACGGGTTTCGCGGAAAGTCTCAAATTGATTCGTTCGCGAACTCTCTGAAGAAACTGTCGAGCGTGTTCCTCTTAAAGACTGCTCTTGATTCTGTGTTCTACATGATTCTGTCGTTTCTCCAAGTCTTGCCTGAGGAGCGTCAACTAATACCGGTCCTTCATCTCGTGCGCCGGATGTCCGCTTCGTTCAAGGAATTTGCAAAGGCAAAGAAGTTCAGCGAGGATATGCAGGACCGTGTGGACGGAACGTTCGGGTTCGTCGGAGCTATCGTTCTTCTACAGACGCACCGACCCTTTTTGGTTCCTCGCAGATCTATTGGATCTCGTCCGATGGTCATGTCTGGATTCCCGAGAGACACGGACGATGTTAAATCAAAGGGAATTATAGATACTCTCCTGTTCATATTGAAGGAACCGTTTGAGTCATATTCTGGGTCCTTCAAGGGTCCGATCGTTCCGTTCCTCCGCTATCTGATTTCTAAAGAGTCCGCACTACGAACAGACACCGAAAAGTATTTGAAAAGCATCGCTTCAAAAGAGTTCAAGGCTCAATTTGAAGAGGCAAAGGAGCGGTATTTGGTTGCGCCGCCGTTGGTTGAAACGTTGAGCACAAAGAGGCTTCCGATACTCACAGTAGATAAAAAGGCTTACAAGCCAACAGAATCCCTCCAGCAGAATCCCACGAACCCTATCTGTATGTCCGTCAAGCCAATGACGATTCTTCAGCCTAAGCGAGGACCGAATGTTTCGCAAGCTCCAGCGGTCTTATGGGAAGGAATAAAGCCATCTCCCCAAGCTTCTATAAACCCCGAAATCGTGTCAGAAGATGCCGATTTGAACACGGTGAGCGACGCCGACATTCGCCGACGTTTGCAGATGAAATTCCCGGGTCTAAAACTTCCCGCTCTTTCTTCCTTTTTGAACGAATCCAACGATGGAATCGGAATACTGTCGCTTCTACAGCGACTCATAGACATACTGATGAAAGAGTCCGGGTTCCCGAAAAAGACAATTCCTGGATTGCGAAAGACGATCGTGTACCTGAACACGCAATTAGACGCGTCTTTGCTGCGAGATGTGGCACGAGGGCTCGTGTTTGAAGTTCTGCACACCGTGTCTCAGAGTGAATCAAGAGCCGAATTGGAAAGAACGCTTCAAACTGCAGTGCGCAAGGACATCGTTCTGCGAATGATACTTCTGAAGCGAGAAGACGCCGACAAAACAAACCAGGTGTTGCGTGCAAAAGAGCGAGAAACGTTCAAGAGCCGAATGCGTGAAATGGACGACTCGGAGCGAGAAGTGACGAAGCAACTCTTGGATATCGGACTGGCGGGATACATTATCACGAACGAAGACCGAAAGTTGTTTGCGAAGGAAGATGTGGAAGTAGATCAAGACGAAGAGACTCTGAGGCGGGTGCGCGGAATGGACGAGAACTTGCCGGAAGAAGGTCCAAACGCAGACAGGGATTTGGATGCGGGAGAGGCGCCACTTGGAGAAACCGGACAGGAACTTGAAACTGACTTTGGAGATTATGGAGACAGAGCAGTAAGGAATTACGGAGACCAGGGCGACGACAATAGATACGATTTCAATGAGGGGTTTGGAGTTTAATGCACTTAAAAACCGTTTTATTGCGAGTGCTTGTGCGTGTGGTGGGATTAATCCATCTTTATCTTTTCGGTTTCGTAGGATCTATCCCTGTAAAGTTTCAGCCTCTCTTGAAATTGCCTGCGAAATGTGGAGTCCACAATGTCAATGACGAGTGGCGCAACAGTTCGTTTCGCCTTCTCCACTCGCAAGATTCTTCCCACAATTTGTTCGATATCAGGCCGAGGGGTCGCCATAACAAGCGTATTGAGAGAGGCGACATCGAATCCTTCTTTAACTAATTGATAGGTTGAAATTAGAATACGTTTTGATTCACAAAACTCGGTCCTCACAGCAGGTTTCATTCCTCTTGCGAGAATCCCAGTATGTTTCTGAATGTCGGGCGGCAGAAGTTCAAACAGTTTCTTTGTGTGCTCCACCCTGTCGCTCAGCACCAGAATTTGACGAGTCTGGTCTTCGTATAAATCCTTCAGCAATTCCACGATCATCTTGTTGCGCGGTTCAAACTCTGTCAGTTTGTTTACCATCAGAGATGTGAACATAACGCCAGACTGGTTCTTGATGACCGTGTTGAATTCTGCATCGTCTGTCTCAAACTCCAGCACTTCCACTTTGACTCCCGAATCCACCTTTTCCGCAGAATCCGATTTATAAAGCATCGGACCCAAGCACCAGTTGATCACATACATTAACTTATCTTTGCGTTCAGGAGTTGCACTCAGCCCCAGCATGTGCTTGGACGTCAGTTTTGGAATCACCCTAACGAATGCTTCGGACGCAATATGGTGGCATTCGTCAACTATGACTAGACCCAACCTTTTGAAAGATGAAGCAGTAACATCTTCTCGCATGATTCCTTGTATCATTCCAACCGTGATATCGTGCTCCGAGGTATATCTCACAATGTCTGAACTGATTGACTCTAGTGTAGCAGAAACCCCCATAATTTCCGATAACCGAACTATCTCGGCATTTTTCAAATTCTTGATGAGTTTGAAGTGAGGAGTATCTGGCGCCTTATATTTAATAACCTCTCCCTCTATGCGAATTACAAATTCCTGAAGAAATGTGTCTACACTCGTGTCTTCGTTCCATATACCTACGCGCGCCTTTGGGAGAAACGACTGGATTCTCTCCACCCACTGATCCTTCAGAAACCCAGAATGGACAAGAACGAGAGTTGGGAGTTTGATTTGAGAGGCGATGTAGAGGGCACACACGGTTTTTCCGCCGCCGGTTTGGAGCGACAATATGCCGTCGCGGGGTGATGGAAGTAGAAAGGAGTTGACGACGGGTTCTTGTGCTGCCCGAATTGTGCCCGAAAACTCCCAGTATTTGTCCTCTGTTTTTGGTACGTCGCGATACGAAACCTTTGGTTCCCCGTAAGTTTCAATCCCATAGTGTTTCGGCACGTAGATATACTCTTCCGACTCTAGATACACTGGATAGCGGTGGACGAACTGAGGCTTTACGAAGACGGACGGAATGTAAGGTCTGACGTTCAGAATTCCCTTCAGTTGAAGCAAATTTTTAACGTCTGTTTTCGGAAGTCTGTATCCGTGGATCGTCAGAGCCATGTCTGCCTTTCTTAGTTTCAAAACGAATTTCCGTTTTCAAAGTGAGAAATTTCAAACCAGAATGGAGGCGATCAGTATATTCTGCATTGTCGTTCCGATCCTGTTGCTTTGCTGGGTAGTATATTTCTGCATGAGACAGCGCTAAACACTCGCAAAGAACTCACGCAAAGACTTGTCCTTAATGAAATCACGAAGCTTCATTTTTGATTCTTTCAGGAACGGATCTTTGTTATTGCGCAACTGGACCTTGTCGTAAGTATTGCTACTGTGACTCATTACCAGAATCGTCTTCATAGGATCCAGAGCGATGACTCCCTTATCCTTCGTTCCGGCGAGAAATGAAGGCTCCTCCGCGTGCGTGACGTCTTCATCATATTTATTGACAACGTAACTCTTGCGCCACGCCATAGTTCCGTTCGTGATATGAGATGCGTGATAAGGACCTAGTGCATAAATCACCTTGATGTCCGTGTAATACATTAACATTTCAACAGCTCCGGCAACGTCTGCGTCGGGACACTTTTTGAACATTTGGACGCAATGGGTTATGCGTTCGGGAGGATAGTAGTCGTCGTCGTCAATTGCAACAATAATTTCGCCAGTCGCAAGTTCGTTCAGTCGGTTCCTCTTGTATCCGATGTTTTTCTTTTCGGGATTGTAGATGTATCGGACGTTTGGAAACGGTAGGTCTTTGAAGAGGTCTTCAACCTTATCTGTTCCGTCGTCATAAATCAACCACTCCATTTTGTCCTTGGGATACGTCTGCGACTTGTAGATCGCGAGGAGGTGGGGGATGAACTTTCTGCGATTATATGTGGGTGTAACCACGGAGACAAACGGATAAGTTGGCAATCCCTTTCGTTTTTCAAGAGTCGTCATTAAGTTAATTTTTACGAATCTATCTAAACTTCTAGAACGAAACAATCGTGTTCACGAAGGGATGGAGGCGCTTGGCTTCCGCCGTAAATCGGCTTCCCTTTATAGTTGAAAAAATGCGTTCACAATAACACAGAACGAAAAAGTCTACCAACATGTCCACATTGAGTTGATCCTTTGAGATACCCAGCTCTGCGTTGGTCAAATTATGTACGCCTTTTTTAGAATCAACCTTTACTTGACTGACGACGTAGGTGCTCGGGAAATACCGCTTCCAAATTTCAAGATGTTCTTTATCGTCGGACACTGCAATCATATTGGATTGGTTCATCCCGCCAAGAGTCACAATATTCGAAACGATGGATTGAATACTCATCATACGTTTCCGAGAGTGGATATGGTCGCCTCCCCGAATGTGAATTCCCCAAGACTTATCTAGTGGGTAACTGGATTTATGGTGACGTACTTTCTGAATCACTCGCTGATCAGCCACACGAAACACATTCGCAAAAAAGGAAGAGTCCGGGTAGACATTTCTCAACCCACAGCTAGAAAACACTACAACGTCGGCAGGAAACGCAGCCTCCAACACGCCAATATCAATTCCTGCTGATTTGTTTGCAGCAAAGTATTCATAGCTCATATGCTCATTCAATCGTCCTTTCCAGTGCGGAGGGTGATACGTGGCGTCTTCTGGAATATCGTTAAGAGAATTGAGGACAGGCATATTGACAAGCTTGAAATAGGTATAAAAGTCCTCGGACCCGTGACTCCACATCTGGTCACGCCAGTCAACATATATTTTCAAATTGTGTTTGAGGGCGTACGCAACTGCCATCTTAAGACTTTCAAGTCGGTCTCCAAATCCAAGCCAGCCTTTTACGATTAGATATTTCATTTTCATCGAAAACGGATTTAAAGTTCTGGATTCAGACACAGCAACATCAGAATGGAAGTTTATAACGACGAGGAGAAGCAGGCGAACTACATGTTTCTCCAATCTGCAATCCAGCACGTCCAGCAGGGGAAGAGGATCACGGAGGACTGGATGGAGGAACAGAAGGAAATGATACTTATCTATCGCGAATTCTGGCCGGACATGACCTGTTTGAACCCGGACATTCGGGACTGCAGGTTCAGAGCCCAAGCCGTGGAGGCCGAGACGCTTCTCACTCTGCTCTACGAGGAAATATGCGAAACAAATACGTTTTCGGTGGACACATATCACGTGTTCAACATGTGTGTTGACAAGATGGCTGAGATGTTCTTGGAAGATGACGACGTTTCCAAGATGTTTGCCTCGTTCACGCTGTCGTAATGAACATTTCCGCATTTGAAAATTTCTTTCCAAGAGCTTCAAGCAACCAATCGTGGTGGGTGACAACTGCAATACTCTTACATCCAGTAGATCTCTTAAAAATATCAATCAGAGCTTTTTCTGATCTAATTTTGACGTCGGACGGAGTCTCTTCAATCCATTCGCACGAGTCTTCCACACATTCCAAATTTGTGGGGGAATACATTGCCAGTTCGTCCTTTTGTTGCCTCCTGTTTACCGGATGTTTGCCCTGCGTCTCCATAAGACCGTCGTGGAGATGTAGGAGTGCGTCTTGTCCAAAGACGTTACGTGCCGTTTGAATACACCGAAGCAGAGGTGAAACGTATATACGGTCTACGGCTGGTGTCACCAAAGACCTAGTTTGTTTTTCTCCTAGTTCTGTGAGAGGCGCATTTACGTATTTTTCGGAAAAGTATGCGTCCTCGCCGATTAATGCAAACCCTTCGTTGTGCTTCGCATGTCCGTGCCGTATGAACACGACCTTCATTCTAATTTTGATTCGGGTTGCGTGAAACCCGTAAAACCGTGTTAAAAAGACTCGCACGTAGTAATAAATGAATCGCGCCTACGACTACAACGGCGTGCTCGTATCTGCATCGCGACCAAAGACACTTACTCGGACGGTGAAAAAGACCATTCACATAGATTCGGGAGACCGAGATACCTACAAGTATTACACGAACGGAGATTTTTGGGTATACTTGCCCCGCACTTACCAGCAGGTAATCTCTATTCGGCTAAAGGACGCCCAGTTTCCTCCTTTGGTTGCGACTGCGACAGTCTCTGGGGGAGCCGCGACCCATTCGTTCAGTCTTTCAGGAAGCAATGGCCAGAACATCCCTAGCGCCACGTATAGTGCCGACAGGCTTGTTACTGCTCCTGCTCCGTATTTCCTCATAGGTTTGGAGGGACTCAACAAGGTGGATGAAACTACCGTCAACGCCAACCGGTCCACGTATTCCGACAGCTTCTTTGCAAAAATTCCAGCAACAGCCACAGCTTACGGCGCATCAACGTTCATCAACTACAACGACCACAGCGCACTGGAAAACATCGCCACATTTTCGCCCCCAATTGAAAATCTAGACAGGCTGCATATTACAGCGCGTCTACATTCCCAGCAAGATAAGAGCGGGTTTTTGTATTGGACCACGGATGGAGCGGTTGCCGCTGCATCCGGAGCAGGAACGAACGTTGGCACTGGAGCTGATTTCAATCTGACGTTTGAAATTGAGTATTTGGACAACGGGTTTTCGGATTTTTCGTCAATGGAGACTCGTTTGGCGGAGATGCGCTAAGCCGCTTCTTTGGAGTCAAGTATGACATCAAGGTCTCCAGTGTGATGAAGTATACTTGCGAACAGTCCCATCCGTTCTGGTTTGAATGGAAGTGGATGTCGTTGATGCCATACAGAACGTCGCCGAGGGACTTGCCATTGTCCGATGCCCACTCTTCCAGAGTGTTATAAGTCTTTCCTGCGACGTAATCCACATAGTTCTTGCGATTGGGGATGCAGTGGCGAATTTGAGTCTTCTTCAGGTCCTTGTAGGCTGCGACGTTCTCCTCGTTGCGCGGATGCGGGACTCCGGTCAAGGACAGTTCGGACGTGAAGAAGAAGTATGGATTGTGGGCTTGGATATACTCGTGTGGATTCACGAGCTTTGCGAAATCGGAATCGGCGATAATGTTGCGGCCATACTTGCGAGAGCGCGAGAGAATGACGGCGTCCATTTGATTATTACTGGATCTATACCGGTAAATCTCTATCCGTTTTTGGTCTAGCGCATGCGCTTTCCGAGACGCACAAAGGTGTCCAGAGTGAACAGGAAGAACACCCCCGTGAACACATACAAAATCATATCGTGGGTGGATGAAGTTTCGTATCCGGTCTTGTTCTGCTCTATCATTCGCAGAATCTTGTTGAGTTTGAGTTCTTGGTCCTGAGCCTGAAATCCTGGAGGGGCGTACGCATAGTTCGTCATTTCTTCGCGCACGGGTCTGGACACGTCTCGGATACGAGAAGATGTGGGGTTGAAATTCCGCTCCCCCTCTTCGTCGCTCCTCACAATCGGAAGACTCGCCGACAAATCGTCGATAGTCTTGCGGTTCTTGTATACGGCAGCCTGTGTTCGCTCTGTCGGAGACGAATATACGGGTTTGTCGTATTTTGAAGAAGGTTCGCTCTGAGCTGGCGGCGTCTTTCCTTTCTTTTCAAGAGGAATCGGACTGCCGAACTTGGACCCCCACACTTCCTCTATGCTTGCCATTGTTCTTTCGCTCATAGAAAAATATTACAATCGGAATTACTAAATGCGCCGATTACAACTAATACTAGTCAGTCTTCTGCTGATTGTATTTCTTTTGATCATATCTCGCGGAAGGCGGGAGGGGTTTGACACTAGCTGCCCACCCGGTGAGACTACAATTGGTAACAGTACTGCATGTGGAAAACCAGGTTCAACTTTGAGAAATAGTTACAGAGGTGACACGAACCCAACTTGTAAACCGGGATTTACATTTATGGCAGGAGCGGGAGAGTGCGGGAGGAATCAGAATGGACAGTGGAAATCTGAGTTCGGAAATATGATTTGCCCTAGCGGAACGGAAGCCGCTGTATTCTCATACATTTCGCAAGGGCGAGATGAGTCGGGCAAGCCCATATATGCCAAAACTGAGAAGTGTTTTTACCCTTGTCCTTCTGGAACGGTTGCATATGGCGCAGGGTGTGTTCCGTCCGGACCTCCCGCTAGCAGCACAACTTCTGGCTCTGGCGCTGGTTCTGGAAGTAGCACAACTTCCGGCTCTGCCGCTGGTTCTGGAAGTAGCACAACTTCCGGCTCTGGCGCTGGTTCTGGAAGTAGCACAACTTCCGGCTCTGGCTCCTCGTCTTCTGCAACAACTTGCAATGTTGAGAGATACTCCAATTACAAACGGTCTGGTCCCCAAGAACTTGCTCCTTTCTAACTACGGAAATCCTCTTTCGCTCATAGAAAAATATTACAATCGGAATTAGTAAATGCGCCGACCAGAACTGATCGCATCCTTATCGGTGCTGCTTTACATTGTCTTCTTCGCCTTGTCGCCCCCACCATTCGTCCGCTCGGTTCTCGCCAATCCCGTTGGAATGGCGGCTGCAGTCGGAGGGGCAATCTATGTTACGCTTTACAAGAGCAAGCTTGTTGGCGGTCTTTTATTAGTCGCACTCGTTCTCAGCATGTCTCGCGGGGGACGGGAGGGGTTTAATACGGCAAGAGGCAGGTTCGTTATTAATTCCGAAAACCCGAACGCAGCAGTCTTTTGGAATCCCGTGGGAACGCAGGAACTTTACATTATAGACGGTCAAAACGGCGAGGGTTGTGCTACTTGCGGAGAATGGGTGTGTGGTCCCGACGTACCTGTTAAGATTCCACCGGCTACTTTGAGTTTAATGTTGCCACCAAAGGGGAGTTTCCGATGCGATATGGCTTTCGGGAACGCTCCTCCCACCACACCTCCTCCAGCTACCACTCCTCCTCCAGCTACCACTCCTCCTCCAGCTTCCACTCCTACTCCTAGTCCAAGCGGAGCGGGATCTGGCGCTGGTTCCGGCACGTCAGCCACCTCTGTGAACCCAATAATGTCCTGCAATCTCGAGAACTACAGCAACTTCAAACGGTCTGGTCCCCAAGATTTTGCTTCTTTCTAGTAAGGGATGATTCATAAAGTTGACTATACGTTGTTCTTCACTGGCATGATGATGCTGGTGCTGAACGTAGGCAGTCGTGATATTTTACACGAATTCAGCGATTCCGACGAAGAGTATAGGCGCAATATAATCCTTCGGCGATTCGCGATTTTCGCTGTGTGTTTCATCGGGACCCGTGATATCGTCCACTCTCTCATTCTCACGGCTGCGTTCGTTGTCCTTGCAACCGGACTCCACCACTCAAAGTCCATCTACGCCCGAGAAGGCATGAAGAATCATAATCTTGCAGTGTCGGGGACGGCTGTTATAGCTTCAGCTTAAAGCTTGAACGAAACAGAGTTCTTTCCCGTAGAGCCCCCCTTCCGAGACGTCTGAGGAGGCATAGACACCTTCTTCGTGTCAGCGTTCACCTTGGCTAGAAGATCGTCAAGATTCAAGCTGGACGCCTTCATTTCACGAGCCGGAGCGGGCGGAGGGGCAACTGCTGCTGCAGGAGGCTGAGCGTTCGGTCGGGCGATTTTCACAGGGCTCTTGATACTTGTGGGTGCGCGTCCAGGGTTCTGTGTCGCCTGTGGCGGCGGAGGCGGCATCATGCTTCCGAGGTAACTGGCAAGTCCAGCCATGGGATTTGATGGCTGAGAAGGAGGAGGGAATGAAACAGCGGGAGCTGACGACTTCATGTCCCTGGTTTGCTGCTGCATCGCCGCAGTCGCCAGCTGACGAGCAATGTCCGGGTTCGTCCTCAGAACCTCGTCAATGTTCGGAATAGGGGCTTTGCGTGCCATCTGGTTTGTCAGATGGACCATATACACCATCATACATGTGCGAATGGGAATACGAACGAGAGGGTGCATCTTCATCTTGTCGCCGTAAAGCTCATACAGTTCCTCAAAATCTTCCTCCATATCCACTACATTCATCTGAGCAGACTCCGAAAGGCCGTCCAGCTGAAGCCCGAACGCCTTCACGATGTTCACGTTCTTGGAGCTCCACTCCATCGCCGACATTCCAGTGATATACCAGTCGCAGAACTGCTTGATTGTCTGGTCCATCTGCTTTTCGCGACGCATGAACTCGAGCTCCATACGCATCTCCTCCATTGGCGAATCCAGTGTGAACCGCTTGCGCATCGGCACGCCCAGTCGCTGAAGGCGCTCAAACTTTCGAAGCATTTCGTATTTCTCCTTCATTAAGTGCTCGTCTGACATCCGCCGGCTACTCGCAGACGTGGCATGGACAAAGGAGTCAGCGTTCATGTTCTGGAACCCGTCGCTCGTCTCCATCGGTCCGACCTCGTTGAGAGACGGAAACAGTTTTGGGGCTGGCGCAGACTCCGTGGATGGTTCGTCCGGAAACGATGAAAACTCTATCGTCTGAATATCCGCCATTCTAGTGTCTGGCGCATTTGCGATCGCAGCGTTTGTAAGCATTTCTGCGCCCAATATGTCCATTTGTTTGTAATCAGCGGTTCAGTTCTGAAAACTAGAACGCATCACTCCCAGAAATGAATTCCGAGAGAATTCAACACCGACTCGTTATCTCGCACTTTACAGAAAATGTTTGCAGATTCTGGATTGGAAGCTCTTGCTTGAGCTTGGGGCTCAGGACCACACACAGACACGAGTGCGTGATACCTTCTTCGTATTTCCCCAGCCTCTGAAGACGCGCATGGCCAGAACCAACAGGGTTCTCTCCAGTACCTCTTGGGATCGCTTAATACAGATTTATGCTGAATACTAACCTCTGAAGGCAATGTAATAACCTCAGGTTCAGGCTTAACGTCGCAGTATTCCCAGAAAATATACTTGATGACTGTGTAATCTCCGCAAAAAAGGTATGCTTCCGCGTTCGTCACGTCTGGCGACACGTATGTTATCCGAATCTGCGTTGGCTTGTTTCTAGGCTTCCAATCTTGGACATTCAAGTAATCGGTCAAGGCATGTGAAGCCACGAAATCGGCGTCCCAACGAAACCGCCACGGATATGTTGCCTTTGAATAGCACCACTTGGAATGCTCTACGAAACTATGCTTGGAAACAGCGTCCGTAATAAGAGTCTCGTATCCCGGTCTAGAAAGAGGAAAGTCGTAATCGTGAATGTGTATAGGCATCCCGTCTTTCTGCAGACTTTCCGCTATACTGCGAGACCTGTCCGTGCACAAATTCAAAATGACGTGAATGTCGTGCGGGATCGTCAACTTTGTCAAAGACCTGAGGGATTCTTCTAACGTTGCTTCTTCGTTTCGAACCCTCACAATGAATGAAATTCCGGTCATTTCATTCTCCACGCGTTCATTATGAAAATTAATGCTCCATGACCCACAGACCTTGCAGGAAGCAGTCCGCCAAGTCGTCTTTCTTCGGATGTTTCAGCATATACGTCTTCCACTTTTCAGTAGGGACGAGTTCCGTCGCGTGAACAATCCCGGTTGATTTGCGACCCTTGTATGTTTTGGTAGAGTCTTGTAGGGTAATCATGTTCGTCAATTTATGGACAGCCGAAACTCCCTTGCACGCATACCCTTGGCACACGAACCACATATGAAGCATAGCTTGGACGCAAAGCATTCTCTTATCCGGTTGTTGCTCAAACGCAATGAGATTTGCGTCTTTCCAAAGATCCCTGCGAGTTTCAAGGCACTGTGCGATCGGTCCCGCCAAATCCACTACGGAGCACTGCTTTGCAGATTTGACGCACCGCTTCCAGACGTTCGCAGAGTAGTGCGCGTACAGTTTCTCAACAAGTTCCTTCTTGGTGCTTCCGGTAACGTTCACGCCCGACGCTTCCACCTTCAATACGCCAGGATCCTTTTTGTTGAGGGAGGTTTTCGTGATGGGCTTGGATCCCTTTGGACAGTGAGTCCTACACGCATACGCAGTTTCGTCTTGCTTCATATAGTTCGCAGCTTTCTTGCACTTGAAACATTTGGGATTGTCGTGTCCCGCCGATTCCGCCATCACGTCAATCAAGTCCCAATGTAAAATTTTCACATTGGAACGAGTCGTTCCTTCCATAACACAGAACGCCAAATTCCGTAGCCCAACGTCAAACGATACGAGCTTCATTATGTTGTTTAATGTAGTATTGTGAAAGTTCAAGCAGTAGCCTTCAGTAGTTCAATGAGTGCAGACTTGGAATCGCGCTTTCCGAACGGAATTCCCTTCTGCCCGAGCAGTTCACGAAGCTGGACGGCTGTCTTGGACTGGAGGTCGTCTACGTCGACAGGGGCAGACTCGGGGGAGGACTGGGCTGGCGGAGGCTCCGTCACATGCTCCACAGAAACGCGGTCGTCATCGTCAGACGGAATCTCCTCCTCTGCGACCTCGGACACGTTCGGGACTTCCGGAATCTCTGGAGCAGGCGCTACGAGAGAGGACACCACGATGGAGAGCGACTGGATGTTCTGCTGAGCGACAGTCTGGCGCCAGTAGATGTATCCTACCATACCGGAAAGCACAAACACCATGGCGGCGAGAACGAGGATACTTGCGTACGTGAGGTCCATTTAGTAGGTTGTGAGTATCTATTCTTTAAGTTTGAACGACCATCACTAGTTTTTCCTCCGCAATTACAAATGCCGACTCCAGACGCCTCTGCGTTCACTCGCCAGTCAAAACTCCGTGCGTTCCAGGGTCAAACACGCGACAACAACGTCAAAGTACTGACTCATCTCTATCAGCCCATCATCCCGACGTCAGGATTGAGTGATTTCCTTCCTTCCTTCTCCAACAAGTTTGTGAGCCCCACTACACGCGCACTTCCTTGGTCCAGAACCAAACAGAACGTCACTTATATCGCACACCCTGGTAGATGATACATTTTCTAATATTACATTAAAATGCCTCAGGAATCAGAGATAACAAAAAATGTCTCGAATGAGACGGTGTCCACGTATTACTACGTGATGTTCATTATTGCTCTCGTTGCGACTGGAATTTTGGTTCTTACGGAGCTCTACATCATGATGAAGAGTCCCAAGCGCGGAATGTTGATGTTTTTGCGAACGGCTCCGACGATCGTTCTTGCAGTCCTGAACTCAATGTTCCTGTACATCATCAGCGCCCGCGCACTAGACTAAACTTACATAGTTGACGCATGAGAAACCTAATGTTGCTCGCAGTGTCAACGCTCCCCCACTTTGCCTCCATACTTCCACTCTATCCCCACGACATGTATGACTACAAGACCGCGATTCTCGTTTCATCGACGATCTCGGTAGTTTGGCACGTATATGGCGAACCATTAAACATCATGGCTGTTCTAGATTACCTAGCAGCATCACAATGGTCCTATTTTGAAATGAAATACGGTCGCGAGAATAGACAAAAAATCGCGGCATTGAATTTCGCGATGTTTGTTTTCAATATATTCGTATTGAGGTCTGGTTCATACCCGTTCTATCACTCGTTGTGGCATTTAACAAACTCTGCAAAGTGCTTTTATGTTGCTACCCTCATTTCAAGGACTCAGCCATTCAGAACTCTTCATCCAGTCGGATCTCCATATCCTTCTGGTTCATACCCACACCAGGCTTTGAATACTCGCTCACCTTCTTCTCAAAGAAGTTCGTCTTTCCCTCCATCGATATTAGATCCATGAAATCAAACGGGTTCTGGGCTGAATAGATTTTTTGAATGCCGAGTTGGACAGCCAGTCGGTCTGCCACAAAGTGAATGTATTGCGTCATGTCGCGCGCGTTCATTCCAATCAGGGAACAGGGCAGGGCGTCGCAAATGAACGCCGTCTCCTTTTCCACAGCCGACTCTATGATATCACGGACTGTGGCTGCGTCCAGCTTTTTAGATAGCTTGTGATACATCGCCACTGCAAACTCCGTGTGAAGCCCCTCGTCCCTTGAAATCAACTCGTTGCTGAACGTGAGTCCTGGCAGAAGCCCTCGCTTCTTGATCCAGTAAATGGCACAGAAAGATCCGCTGAAGAAGATGCCCTCAACGCAGGCAAACGCAACCAGCCGAGTCGCATAATCTTCCGCTGAATCAATCCACTTGACTGCCCACAGAGCCTTTTCGCGAACACACGGAATCTCGTCAATTGCCCGGAAGTACTTGTTTTGCTCGTCCTTGTCCTTTACATACTGGTCAATGAGGAGCGAGTACGTCTCGGAGTGAACTCCCTCCATCGCGTTTTGGAAAGCATAGAATAGGCGAGCGACGGGAGACTGGACGTCCCGCTGAAACCGAGAAGCCAGATTGTCCTGAACAATTCCGTCTGAGCCTGCGAAGAAGGCGAGAACGTGCTTGATGAAATACTGCTCCTTCTCCGTCAACTTGTTCCAATCCTCCTTGTCCTTGCTGAAATCAATCTCCTCGGACGTCCAGAAACACGCTACTGACTTCTTGTAGAGGGCATACAACTCCTCCTCGTAGGGCGAGATCGGGAACAGGGTGTAGCGCTGACCGAGTGTGGTGGACGACGAATCAAAGAGAGGATCCATTCTATATTACTATCAGTCAAAATGAGTTAAAACGAATCCGTTTTGTATATACAAATGTCCGCGGACCCCTTTGAGAACACAACTACGGTTAAAAACATCCTGCAGCACGTAATTTCTCCAAAGGTGGTCAGTGATGGAATAAGTGGGTACATTGTTCGCACCGACTTAGTTCATATTCATAACCTCATTTTTGAAAAGGGGACTGCTACTGAGAATGGAACCTCTGGAAATCCATTCACGACACAATCCGGAACTGCTACTTTATCGGGGGCGTCCGTTACGGTCTATCATTCAAGAGTAACGCTCACAAGCGTCGTATTTGCGACTATAATTAGTGACTCCTCTATCAGTATTTCACGAGTAATTCCAACCTTAGGGTCTTTCACAATTCATCCAACCTCGGCTCCGGCTGGCAACACAACAGTTGGATGGTTCATTGCGAGGTTTTCAGTTTAGTGACTATCTTGTGAAGACTCAAAACCGAGACCTTTGACACTTCCGACACGGGTTTCATTTGTGCTTTCGTGGTGAGTCCTAGAACATGCGCGACAACGCCAGCCACGATTGTTTTTGGCGTATGTTCCATCTCCCCTTCATTTGAATCGTACAATTCGCAAAGCATATCCATCACTTTTTGGCGCTGAGAATCGTTCATTCCCAAATCCGATACAAGCCGTTCTGCGATTCCAAACTGAGTGTCCAGCACCGTATTTTCAGTTTGAATGAATCGTCCGACGGCCTTACATAGAGCCCGAATATTGACTTGAAACATCCTTGCGATTTCTTCGTGCGTCCTTGACGCGTTCTGGTTTCTGCAAGCGACGAATACGGCTGCGCCCATACACGCCCGCCTCGTGTCTCCTCTGACTTTCTGTGCGTCCTCCATCTGCTTATAAAGTCCGCATGCGTCGTGTATGACTGACTTTGGAAGACCGGCGTGCGTGCAAGGAAGCTGAATGGCGTCAAATATGCCCATCCATGAGCGCTCACTGTTTGCAAATAGAGACCAGCAAGTCAGTCGTTGGACGTTTTTCAATTCCTTGTTGCCAGAAGAGATTCCTCGGTGCGACATGACGGAGCCGTAGGAAGAAGCAGGAAGCAAGTCGGATGTTGCAAACCCCGTGCGACATTGATCTTCGCCTTTTCCATCCTCGTAATTCCTCCACTCTGCTCCCTCGTCTATCACAGTATCAAAGATGGTTCCGCACTCAGTGCAAACATACTGTCCCTCCTCAACGGTTGTAGAATGTATGCACTCCATTTACGACCTCGCCGTATCCTTCCAAGAGTCCGTTTTTCATGTGGAATAACGCAAAGAAAAATCCAAAATAGAGCCTACAGTCGGAACGACACTTTTGAACGGTTTGTCCATGAATTTCTCATAGATGTATTTCAGCTTCTCGCCGAGATCGTTCATGAAAAGGAAGATCGCATAAATGAAGAACATCCCGCTCGTATATGTGTCTACGAACCCTGCCATTTCACGACGCACCGGGAATATGGGCGCTGACGTGTTGATCGTGAACACTGTCCAGAAGGCTATGAGAGCAAGCAAGGACACTTCCACTGCGATATCGTATAGCTGGAACAAAGTTGATTTGTTCTTCCAGTCGTCGGTGAATTCGTCAAAGAGGTAGTGGAAGACGAAAGACACGACTCCGCCAAGAAATGCGTAAAAAATAGAGAGAACGGCGATGTTCAAACTCAAATTCCGAATATCGCTTGCGTAAAGTTTGTGGTGAAAAACGTTCTCGGCATAGACGACCATTTGTTAATCGGTGACTTTTAATATCATCACGCCTCCACCTATCATTGCGATGGCAAAGTAGTCGTGTAAATGAAGAACCTCTTTGAACATGATAACTCCTACGGTTGTTGTAGCGACTACGGACAGACCGGACCACAATGCATTCGTCATCGCCATTCCGGTATGGTGATAGGTCTGACACAGCAGATACCCTACAATCGTATAAAACAGTATTCCGGCCAAGAAGAATCTAGAATCGTCCAAACTCCGCTTGAAGCAGGACATTGCAAGAGTTTCCATAAGAACGATGAGAAGGACATAAAACACTACGCGAGGAATGCCCGCCATTTATCTTTCGTTAGGTAAAAACGCCAAAGTCGTAGGATCATACACTTGGGGTCGGTAATTCGTAGTGAGTATCGGTCTGCCTCCGTCCCGCGATTTCACGGGCTTCATCCATGATATAAACAGGTGCTTGTTGTCAACTATCCACACCCAGTATCCTGCCTTTGTGAACTCCCGAACCAGAAACTCGAATGCGTCCTTGAGTGCGAACAGCGGGTAACCGAAAACGTATGTCGGAACATCGTAAAGGATATAGGGCGCATTCGGCTGATGAATGGCTTGTTGCCGTATCTTTGCCTGTATTTGAGCAATAACAGGAGTCATTGCGGCCATCCGATTTTCACGTCGTTCCTCCTGCTCTTTCCATATGTCATTCGCTTTCAGCATCTCTGCTTTCTACAACTAAAAGAATGTCTGCCCCGTTTCGCAAACTCGTGTTGGGTGGAGGAGGGGTGAAAGGGATACTACACGTCGGTGCTCTTCTAGAACTTTCAAGACATCAACCTCTTTCTTTTCCAAAGGGGGTTTACGGGTGCTCTATTGGGTCTATTGTTGCAACGTATGTCGCCTTCGGGCTTCCGATTGAGGATGCTCCTAAGCTCATACATAAATACTTGTCGTTCCAAGCCATTCTTCCGCCAATTGACTTTGCAAGCGTAAAGGCAGCCTTTTCAACAAAAGGGATCGGGGAAATGGACGTGTTTGAAAAACAGTTGCTATCGTTGTTTGACGAGGTAGGGCTAGATATCCGAAATATTCCGATTTCAGACTCAAAAATGCCGCTCTTCATTGTAGCCTCCAATATCACGGACGGAATCCCCTCCATTTTCTCAAACAAGATAATGCTTCTAGACGCTCTGAAGGCCTCGTGTTGTATGCCCGGAGTCTTTCGTCCTTACGAACTTTACGGAAAAGCGTACATTGACGGAGACACTCTCCTTCCCTCCATTGCGAACATTTTGAAGACAGTGGATCTGGACACTCTAATTCTAGTCCTACCGAAACCGAGGCGGTGCATTCTTACACCGCGTCGGATTGAGAGTATATCTCCGTTTGACTATATTAGTGAAATACACACTCTGAAAATGCGCGTTGGTCAGATGGTTTCAAATAACGAACAGACATTGATGCTACACTATCCCAAACTAGAAAGCAGCTCAGACCTTTCGCAAATGGACGTAGAGGACATTCTAACTACTGCTGGAAGGCAGCTTCGGGGTTTCCTCAGCTCCAAGACAAGCCACTAGAAACTTTCGGAACGTTTCCTTTGTTGGCAGCTCGTTCATGTGTTTGTCTCCGTCGGGCGTAACCAGCACGAACCCAGGGTATCCCTTGACTTCGTGACTCTTGAGAAGATCTTCATGTAGGTCTCCGTCGTATTCTTCTAATTGAACTGAATGTCCTCCGAACGTCACAGGATGCGCCTTCAAATCGTCTCGGAACAGATCCCATTGTGGTCTTGCCTTCTTTGACCAAGGACACCACGTGCTGAAAAAGAATATGAATTTGATAGGTTCAGTTGCCTTTGAACCAGATACGGGTTTTGCAGGAACCGTCACTTTCGCAATCATGTTCAGATAGGCCGTGTATGCTATCACGGCGATGGCGACGCATCCGAGAGCTACGAATATATATTCAAGCTCCATCTTTACGAAAAGAGGGGTATAAAACTTTGGCGTTTTCTCGTTCTTTTGAATACCAGTTGCGGTATGCAGTCAATGAGTTCAGAGTGGGGTTTAAAACCATACTCCAGGCTATTTCGTGCGTCTGTCGTTCTGGCTCATACGGCTTTGGAACTATCTTGACCCATTGACCGTTGTATCTCACGACGTCCATTGTTCTATACGGTTTCGTTATGTGAAACCGATTACACGCGGGGGAAGCCTACGAGGTTGGCGCCAATTCCGAAACCTGCACCCTGGCGAGCGGAGGAACCGACGCTAGGGGCGTAGATATCCAGAATCGCGAAGGTGGCAAGGGCAACGAGGGCGATCATTCCAATCTCGGACAGCTTCAGGACCTTTCCAGGCAGGAAATATGCAGCAACTGCGACGGCCAGACCTTCCAGGGCATACTTTACGAAACGTCCGGCGAGGTCAGTCAGGTCAACACTGGGTGCTGCGGGTTTCTGTTCGGGCATTTTATAGTTCTCATTAGAGAAAATATTCGTTCAATAACTGGTTTTCATAGAATCCGTCGATTATAAACAAATGCCTCGCGAGACTCTCCCCACCCACGAAGATGATGGATTTCCGATTGATTATCTGGAGGAGGACCCCGAGGTCCCTACCCAGCGCTACTGCATCATTTCTTTCATTTCGCCAGAGAAGGTTCTGAAGCAGAAGGCAGAATTTTACAACGAGAAGTTCGTTGAGTGGCTCGAGTACGATTGGAAGATCAAGGGGTTTGAGCGCTACAATGCCTTCATCGCACAGAAGTACAATCTGAAGGTGGAGGATCTCTTCAAGGACACCGAGGATTTCACGAAGGTTCACAACGAGGACATTCGGCGGACGGACATCCACGAACAGCACCAGGTGTTCATGCTGAAGAACGAGAAGGACCTGGAGACGCTTTTCACCGAGAAGATCAAGTTCCAGACGAACGTGCGTGGCGTGAAGGTCCGCCGTATTTTTGCAGATCTGCAGGAGGCGCAGACGTACGCCAAGGTTCTCCAGCGTCGTTACCCCCGCGACAACCTGTATGTTGGGAAGGTCGGCGCATGGCTACCTTGGGATCCGTCGGAGCACATGATGCCCGAGGTTGAGTATGCCGAGAAGGAGCTGAACGAGCTCATGCGCAAGTATAAGGAGAACGAGGTGAACAAGGAGATCTTCTTTGAGGAGGAGAAGAGCGAGAAGATCCGCAAGCAGCGCGAGGAGAACGAGTCTCGCAAGAAGAAGGCGCTTGCCGACAAGGAGCCCCAGTCTGAGACCCAGCTACTTCAGGACAGCATTGAGACGCCGGTTCACCCTGCGGAGGGAGGCGTGCGCGATCTTTAAATTCTGTTGAAAACATAAATGTCGGACGCATTCATGGATTCTGGACGCCCAAAGCGAGTTCGTAAGCCTACAGAGAAGATGGCGCTTCTTATTCTCGCCCAACAGAACGCACAAGAGAAAAAGGATTCTAGACTCGCTACCGCAGCGGCAAAGGCCCAAGTGACTGGCGAAGTAGATGAACTTGCCGACTTATTGGGAGGAATGGGTATCCAGCAATCTGAAATTGATGCGTTGGCGGCTAGGTTTGGTTCTGTTGGAATGGGTCGTCGTCGCAAGACGAAGAAAGGTCGTAAGGGACGCAAGTCTACCCGGCGTCATTAACCCACTTTCTTCACGTTCACCCATGGTCCTGCGTTTTTCTTTTGAACGGATCCTGCGGAGTATTCGTCCTTCGCCAACATGGCGCTTGAGAACGGTTTGTTGTCAGCCCACAGCGACTCGTCGCACAGCTTGAAAGGAGGGTGATCCGCCGCTTTATACCAAAACACCTGGTCTTCCAGCTTATTTGACTGGATTCCGTTGCAAATGACCAGACACTCATAATTTTCTGTGCACTGGTCCATGAACTGACAGAACATCTCAAACGTGGGGAACATTCCTGCATAGTTATCGTAGATGCGACGGCGGTTGCTTGTGATAGTCTCGCGCAGAATGAATATGAAGTCTACGTTGGTGCGGAGATTCGGAGTGATTCCGAGGGGGTATTGCATCGTGATGATCGTCATCAAGTCAACGTGACGACCGTTCATGAACACATAGCGAGTGGACTCCTCCTTGATCCACGAAGAATCATACAAGCAATCGTCTAAAATTAGAAAAGCACGAGGGTCTACTGACGAATTCCCTCCGTGTGTCTTTTTATCGTTATTGCGCGCCGTCTTTACACTGAGCTGGCGCTTAATGACGTTTGTCACAATAGAAGCGGCGTATTTGTCGTGAATCAGTTTGGAAGGGACCATGTGCTGAAAGAACTCGTTTGCGACTTCCGTTCCAGAAATCACGGTTCCAATAGGGAAACATTCGTGGGTATTTGCGAGAATGTCTCGCACCAAGAAGGATTTTCCGGTATCCTTTTTTCCTATAACCACTATCATCGGCGACTTTCTTGAATCGATGTCGCACCTCTCTTGGAGTGTCTCTATATTGAATTTCTTTATCTGGAAATTCATCTATTACACATATGCGTGAATATTTTGGTTTTGGTTTATACACGCTGAATAAGAATGGGAAAGCGTAGAGCACCTAGCTCCGAACTGAAAAGTGTTGCGATACCTGCGCATGTTCACAGATACAAGGAGATCGCAAAGATACGTGACACTGCCAGCACACATTGGAACGTGGATCATCTCCAGCCATTCTTTCCGTCTTTGGAGCTTCTGTTCAAGACCGAAAATTTAGATAACGTGAAGGATCACGGTCTGAAGCTGGATGAACAATTAGAGTCGGTTCTTGGAAATAACAAGGTTCTCACATCTTCTGGCGAGAAAGAGGTTCATATAAAGCAGTCTGTAATCATTAACGCCTTCAAGTGGATGCGAGGAGATTACGGAACTACAATGGGGCTGTCTACGACCCGCGAAGAAGCAACACGACTGATGGAGAAGGTCCAGTCGCCACACAACTCGGCTTATGTGGGGAGTCTGGTTTCTGCCATGTTGTCTCAGTCCGGATGCATCCATTTCCCGAAAGTATACGGCGTGTTCTCTGGAATCGCAAAGAAACACAAGTTTGATATTTCGGACGATTACGAGGACCTTTCATCTCGCGCTTGGTTTCCCAAAAACATCGGAACTTACTTTCACATCCAGCTGGCCGACCACGTATCGCATACCGCCGAATTCAACCATACTCGGTCCAGACGTTTGGAGATGGAAGTCGGGGACACGGCAGAGCTTGGACCCGTTGATGAAATAGAAGGAATTGTTCCGCAGGGAGATGTGTCTATACCTGAAATGAACCGAGTCTTTGAAGAAGATACTAGTGGAGCCGACGACGAGTCCGACAGTTCGTCCGTCTCAACATCTTACGTATTTGAAGTCAGGTCTTGCGATTGTTCGGACGAAGATGATGAAGAGGAAGACGAGGGAGACGACGAGTTCGCGAGTGCCACGTTATCAAATGTTCCCGTTCAGCTTACGGTGATGGAGAAATGCGAGGGGACGCTGTATGAACTCATGTCTATGGAAACAGACACGGAGAAGCACATTTGTTGGATGACACAGGTCCTTGCAGCTCTCGCGTTCGCTCAAAAGACGATCGGAATGACGCACAATGATCTCCATTCCAACAACGTTATGTACACAAAGACCCCAAGGACGCACCTTTGGTATAAGATAGATGGACGCGCAATGAAAGTTCCGACTCACGGATACTTGATAAAGCTCATTGATTTTGAGAGAGGCATTGCGTCAATAAAGCTTGTAGGCATGAAGCAGCCAAAGGTGTTCATGAGCGACCATTTTGCAATGGACGAAGAAGCGTCTGGTCAGTATAATTCGGAACCTTTCTATGCCCAGAAGCACGAGACTATCAAGCCGAATCCGTCATTTGATTGCGTCCGTCTGGCAACATCAATGTTCTGGGATTTGTTTCCCGACGGACCGGAATGTAAGGATTACGCTTCAAACCCTATTTTCAAAACAATCGTTCGTTGGATGACGATGGAAGACGGATCGTCCGTTCTATTCGGAAAGAAGCAAGCCGAGCATGAGCGATACCACGGCTTTCATCTGTATAAGGCAATCGCTAGGTTTTGCAAAGATACTGCGATTCCCAAAAAGGAACTGACTGGACTGTTGGAAGTGTTCGGAGTCAATGAACCTAACTCGGTTGAGTTTGATGTCGTTCTGGTGTAAATTGCGTTTCCATATTCAATAAACTTACTGGATACGAAAGTAAATGACAGACACCGATTTCGCAAAGTCCCATTTGCGAGACCATCTTGCGACTCTTCTGATTTCTCCCCTTTCAGATGGATTTTGGAGCATTTACACGACGTCCAAGGAACTTTGCGAACGGAATGGACAGACCGACCAGATTCTTCGCACGTTTCAAAATATGCTGACAAAGATTCCGGAATGGACAGACTCAACTCTGGAAACCGAAGTGGGCAGGATTGTGAAGATAACCAAGTGCTCATACCTTGACGATTTGCTGATGGGAGTATTCATATCCTACATGAAATCGTTCACGAACCTACATTATCGCGGCTCTGCTTCCCACGTGGACATTGACTTTGACAGGCCTACGATTGCAAAATTCATACACGAACTTTACATTCAGTCTGCTCGAAAGATATGGCAGGTGGCGTACTTATTCAAGACCGGTGGGGTTTCTTCCGAACAGCAAGCCAGGAATCGCCAAGACATAGAGAAGATCATTCTTGATCGCCTTGAGCACGTGATTCGTTCGTTCTTGCCTTGGGAAACCATCGCCAAACAGTTCTCCGAGACGCAAACGCCTCCTGCGCCTCAGTCCTCTGGAAATCGCGTAACGTTTGAAGATGAAAGTAGCGATGAAGAGGAGGACGAGGAAACTGACGATGAGAGCGTTCCTCCGCCGTTGACTATTACGGACGAGACAGGAACGATTGAATTTGAATCTCTGGATGCAACGGAGGAGCCTGAAGAAACTGTGGATCCGATGAAAGAGATTGAATCAAAAATCTCTTCGTCCCTCGTTTTAAATCTGTAAGTTTTCACTTGATAGCCGAATAAATGATGATTGTAGTTGCGTCAATCGGCGTGGCCCTTGTCGCATTCATATTATACGCACTGGAGCGCCGGTCTAAGAAGGAACCTATTATATGGGAAGATGCACTGAAGATGTCAGTTTTCGGTGGACTCGTTACGTCCGGAGTAGTGTTCGCTACAACTTCCGAACCGGTCTCAGAACTTGTGTCAGCTGCGGTTTCAGAAGCTCAGGCGGTCCAGGATATGTTCGTTGGCACGCCGTCCTTTTAGACGATCGTCGAAAACGAATTCTGGATTTTTAAGGAAACTATACCATTCTCAAAAACACACCAACCCGAAATGGACTTTACCACTATTCAGTTTGTTGTGAATACTCTTTCTGCGCGCTTTGCATTCAATTCCGAGGATGCTATTCGTATCGTTGAAGAGGCGGCTGCGATGGCCGTTCCTGCCTACCAGAAGGCAGTGAAGCTCGCCGAGGCGACGCAGTCCAAGCTTGACGAGCTCAACGCCAAGGTCCGCGACGGAAAGGTCCGTAAGGGCGTTGACGCTCCTGCCAAAATCGCCGAGCTTGAGAAGAAGCTCGAGGAGCAGAAGGCTAAGGTCACGGAGGCTATGGCGCGCGGAATCAAGAAGGCTCGTGCTCCGAAACCTGCGGATGACGCTGCCGCCGAGCCTGCTGAGCCCAAGGCCGAGAAGCCTAAGAAGGAGAAGGCTCCTGCCCAAGAGAAGCGCATCCGTCGCATGTCTCAAACTTTCATCAAGCAGCTTGAGAATGCATTCGATGCTGCCAGGATGGAGATGAAGAAGGAGAACTCGCAGGAGTTTGCGAAGTACGCAAACGAGCTGACGCAAGACGACTTTGACGCCAAGTCGCTGTCCGACCACATGCGCGACTACGTTGCGTCCATCGCACGCCAGGGCGCACCCGCTGAGATGCCCGCAGACCACAATGTTCAGACAGTTCGCTACGAAGAGCTCGTAACCATGAAGATGACTCTGGTTGAGGCGTATGGACCTGGCATCTACTGGAACACGGTCACCAAGAACTTCGTCACGGGTCCTTCCGCCGATGATGAAGAGGAAGTCACGGAGGCCGAGATGAACGACACGACGTATGCTGTCGGAGATTCTTCTAAGCGAGTCTACGTGAGCCTTGACGGTTCGGACGAGTTTGCGGGCTTCCTCGGTATCGGGAAGTTCGCAACCCTGGTTGTCGCCCAGTAAAACTAAAAACTAAAAAAATCAAAACCATAAAAAACCTTTTTACCTTCTGCGTCTCCGGCGTCCTCCGACTGTCGCACCTTGGTCGGATGGCTGAGAAGGGTTGCCTCTAAAAGCAGCAAGTATGAATATCACAGGCGCAAACAACCAGAATGTTGATAATGGCAGGACCCCTGCTGCGATGCCCATAGCGAATCCGCCGTAATGAAACGCCAGCGAAATTGAGAAAGTATACAAGAACACAACAACAGCCGTAGCTCCATTCGACCACACACTTCCCATCATAGAATATACGTATCCAGCGGGCGTTTTCGGTAGATATGCTGGAGACGAAAGTGCTAGGGTAGCACCGTCCTGAGTTGTGACTGAATTTTCTTCTCCGTTGATACGGTACTTCAAGATAAGACTTTTTACTTTGTTTGTGGCAAGGTCTTTAACCCCGATGTTTGCAGCAGATACATTTATAGTCAATGTCTGCTTATCAGGGGATATTAACCCCTTAATCTCTTTTGTTACGTCAACTCTTGATCCGCTAATAGTCGTCACGCTAGCGTCTCCGTATGATGCGCTGAGTATTTCAATCATTCTCCTTATGAAGAGAACACAACATTTCCTAGCCCGCCCATGATGCGAAGGAAATTGTAGGATTGAACATATGCGCGAACCGTGTATGTGTATTTGTATGTTTCGCCAGTCGCAGACTTCTTAACGATTGCCACTATATCTTCGGGACCATAAATGGGTTTTCCGTCTGACCCCAAAACGTTCGGGTTCGTGATGACAAGAGGGGTTTTTGAAGTAGCCGTTGATTTTAGAACACAAATTGTTGTGTTTGCAGTCCCGTTCTGAACATCGTCGGCGTAAGGCGGGGACACGAATGTATTGCGAAGAAGCGTCTTGTTGAACATGGATCCGTTCAGATGTCCAGATGGCTGTATTGCATCATTGTTCAGTGCAAACGAGTATTCGTAAACTCCTGGAATGGGATTTCCGGTCTGATGGCGATACAGTTGAATTCCAGAGAAAAACAAGGTCTCCTTTGGTGCGAACCGTTCCTTACCGTCCAGTATTATCGTTGACTCCAAAAGAATGTCGCGTCGGTTCACATTGTCTGGCTGTATGAGTCCGGTAGTGTACCATCCCATTGCATTTGGCGTAAACGGAGATTTATCGGAGTCCGTCCAGTTCGTGTAATTATCGTAGTCGTTGCGCGCCACGCTGTCACTGCGCTGAGCGAGCCACACGACACGAGTGACTAAGTTTTTCATAGTCAACTCCAAGTCGTTCGCAGGTCCGTATTGTCCTTCCGCCTGAACCATGTCGACTTGCGAAATTAAGAAAGAATGGTCGGTTTTCGCAAGGTAAGCTAGTTCAGAGTCTCCTACGAAAATGTAGTTCGCTTCTATGAACGGATCGAAATTCCAAGAGGACAAGTATCGGATTGAATTTACAGTTGGGTTCTCGTAAATCGGCGGAGACAGAAAATGCGTGAGGTTGAACGTTGAAACGCTCGTGTCTGGAGATATGCGCTCTCCAAAGTTCGGGTTGGTTCCAGATCCATTCACAGACGTTCGGACATCTCGCACCGTGAACAAATCATAGGCGTTGCGCAACTCAACTACGATTTCAACTTCAGAGAGTTGGAGTGCAACAAGAGGGAGAGCTTGTCCGGCCGTTTCACAGAACCAGAAGTGGAGGGGAATAAGGAGATTGCGTCCGCGAATGGAGGGTTCAGGATAAGATATGGAAGCCGAAATTGCGTGAGGATACTGGTTGATTCTGTCGTCTGCGTTTGCAGGATCATACAGGTCTGGAGTGTTTCCGACCATACGATCCAGCACGGCCTTCTTGTTTGCGTCAAACGTCAAGTTCGCGTACATCTTCATCCATTCTCCAGTGTGCCGAACAATCTCCTGACCGTTTATCAGAATAGAGACGTAACGTATCATATTGTAGCCTAAATTGCGGACCCACTGGAACTCGTATCCGATCGCTTTGGAGGCAGGATTGATGGACCCGCCCGAAATCCCAGTCAGAGATACAGGCACGACCGGAGAGTAAATGTCGGGGATGTCTATGTTGAGGTAGCAATCGTGTAACAACTGAGCATACCGCTCCACCTTTGTCCTCAGCTTCAATGTCCCGGCCGTAGGGAATGTGAGCGATGTAGTCTTGAACGGTAGACGAAAATGTTCCATTGCAAACTCCGTGTGGCGCTTATACACCGAGCGAAAGTGAGTAAAGGACGGGTTTCCAGTAACAAGCTGATCCTGAGCCCCCTTTCCAACTAATTGTAGTAATCCGCCTGCCATTTCTCTATTGTATAGAGCAGTATTTAACTGCTTGTAGGAACATATCGCGTCAACCAATCAAGGTTCTTGCGTTCGTTGTTCTCAGCATAAAAGCCACCAGACCCATCATAGACCTTCTTCAAAGTTTCAAAGTATTCTTCATACATGAGTGCTACGCGCTCTAGCGAAAAGTTCTTCATCGCCCACTCTCTGCAGTTGCGACGACTGATGTTATCAATGTTCTTTGCCGCCCACACGAACTGTTCAATAGTTCTGCAGCGATACCCAGTGACTCCATGCAAATTGTTCTCTGCAAACCCACCCCAGTCTGTGGTGATATTCGGGGTTCCGCAAAACAGGGCTTCTATTGTTACCCCGCCGAACGGTTCATTGTAATGCGTCGGTGCAAACAAAGCCTTTGCGTTCCGCATCAGTTCACACCTCTGTTTCGGCTCTACATATCCAATTTCAACTACGTGCGCTGGAACTGGATTTCTGATAGAAGCAACCGACCCCTGTCCCGCAACAAGAAGTTTCACTCCGAGTCGTTCCGTTACATCAATCGCAATTCCGAGCCCCTTGCAGTCAATGATTCTTCCTACAAACAGGAAGTAATCTTCGGGGGTCTCGTTGAACTCAAAATCTTCGGGGTCAAAGTAATTTGGAATCACTGCATCATACCAGTGCGGAGATCTGTCATACTTTCCGTAAACAACGTTCATTACAGCATAGGACTCAAAGATGGACTGCTTCGTGAACGGGTTGTTCGTGCACCCAATTCCGGGCTCAACTGGGATCAAGTCGGGATGAGCATTCGCGATTGGTTGGTGGGCGTATCCCCAAAAACAAAGAAGAAAGTCGTGCTTCTCCTTTCTACGTCCAACCTCCACAATCGCACGAATGTTGAAGGTTTGGTGTGCATGATCTCCAGTGTTGTGCTGAAAGAAGTTCTTTCGCCAGTCGTGCTTGCCGTATGCCTTCTCAAGATCAGCGTCAAACATGATAGGCACGTGCTCGGTACATTCTACCTCTGAGTCCTTATGACCGTAGTGGTAGACCGTATGTCCTCGCGCAGTCATCATCTTGCACCACTTCAGTGCCTTTTGAGTGAATGCACACGCCGAGTAATCCTTTCGTGTAATTGTGTGTGGAAGCGAAAGAACGTGGAAACGCATTTATACGTTCAGCTTACGATGGGTTTAAGTTCATGACATGTACGCATTATACGCATTCACTCGGAACGGAGTTTCAAAACCAGAGATTGGGCCCATCTCGACAGGCTGCATTGGAAAGTGGTTCGTCTTTTGTTCGTAGGAAGACGCAGGTTCCAAATTCATTGCCGTCATTACTGCTTCTCGCTTAGGAGACGCAGGTGTTGTGCCTTGAACGATGACCCAGACTATAACTGCGGCGAGTAAAATTGCAAGGAGTGCAGTCCACATTTATATCAAGTAGCTAAAAAACGGAAATCCTTTTCCATATCTTTGGATAACATAAGATGGAGGAACGAGCCCTTGCGACACTTAAAGTCATTTTGAAGAATCGCGGGGCAAAGGACGGGAGCTCTTACGACAAATTGGTGGGGTCGACGAAGGACACGCACATGTTCACTTACGACGGAATTCTGATTGTATTCAGCGAGAAAACCCGAGTATCCGAAAACGAGTTCAACAACATAACCGAATTCGCAGAGGAGAACGGATACAATAACGGTATCGTCATTGTCACGCCTTCCAGGCCTTCGGATTCTGTGTGGACTGCGATTCGTCGGCGTGCTGCAGATCTTGAGAAGCCTCTCGTTCTCGTATTTGAACTTCGGCATCTCCAGTTTGATATTTCGGCACACCGCAAGGTTCCAAAGCACCGCATTCTCGCAAAGGACGAAGTGGACGACGTCTTGAAGAATTTCCACGCAAAGTCGCCCACGCTGTTTCCGAAGATTGATTCGCAGGATCCTATGGCGCGATGGATTGGGGCTAGACCTGGCGATGTTCTAGAAATAACGGGACTCTGCGAGTCCTCCGGGGAGAATAGGCGCTACAGGCTTTGCGTTGAAAGCTCGGCGGACACCTGAGTAAATTATTAGAACAACCAATATCAGCATACCCACTCCGAGCAATAACAAGTAGAACTGGTTGACGCCAGTAACGTGCTCAATTTTTGAAGTTAGGTCTGAATGAACTGACTCCAGCGATGCAGTCTTGTCGCGACCGTCTTTGAGTGCTGAGTGCTGAGTCTTGAGCTTTTCTGAATCCGCGCGAATCTTGTCAACATCTGCCGGAGATAAATTACATCCGCCTTCGCTGACCAGTTTCAAGAACCCGTCAACGAGCACACTCATCTGTTTGTTCGTGTCCAGCGCTTTTTGAATGTGGACACACTGCTTGGCCCTGTCCGTCTCGGACTTTGCTTGTCTCATTGCGTCGGTATACTCGGACTTCAGCTGGTCGTACTTCGTTTGGAATGCAGTTAAATTTGCGTCCCTTGACGCTTTGAATTCCGAGGGGTTCATTACATTTTGTCTAGATAGAATAAATGCCGAACGTTATTGCCATGCAAGATGTAGGGGACAGGACTGCGATAAAGAAGGCTCTATACCCCGCCGTAGATGCGTCTATGATAACGCAGATGAAACGCCAGGCGGCGATTATTTCCGATCTTACATCGCATCCTACTGGTCGGAAAGGAAACGGAGCTGTCGTAGACGGTCAGCACATCCGCGGATTTAACGAATCCGCTATACGAACTACGTTTCTAACCCGAGGGGCTGGATTTAGCTTTTTCCGTGTTCTTTAGTAAGTAAATGGATTACGTGGGGTTGTCCGATGACGTGAGTTCACATATCCGCAAGGCAGGCGATGCTGGAAACCAAGGAGACCCTCTCAACCATCTCAATTCGGCGTCTGGCGGCGACAGGGCGAGGCAAACAATCGTGTCGCATCTTTTGATGGACTACGACGACAAGACCTTGAACGCCATCAAATCAAAAAAGCTGGTGGATAGTGCGAATACACACAAGAACTTATTGACGACAAACGAAGGGGAGATTGAAAGGCTTCACTCCCACGCTCGCGAGCTTGAGACGAAAATAAACGACGAAACCACGAATTTGAAAATGGGCGATTTGCGATCCACCATTCTTCAAGTTCTTCTAGGAACTGTAGGGGGAGTTGTAGGAATCTACATCATTCTAGGTTCCTACGAACACGTTCATGCGATTGCATTTGTGGTCTTGGCGATTGGCATAGGGTATTCGCTTTACATACGGCCTCCAGCGAAGTGATTAATGTCTGGGAGTTATAACAATGAAGTCACAACGACTAAATTTACTACTAGCGGTTCTAGCGCTGACAGTTGTGTATGCTGTATTCGGTAGGAGAGAGCATATGTCTCCCTCGCAGGACGACGTCTTCTTGATGAAAGAGGGTGAGCCGGCTTTCGGAATTAAGATTCCATTACCTAAGGACGTAACAATAAAATACGGTGCAGACACTCGTTGGGTAAAAAAAGACTTTAAGAAGGGCGATATGTTCAGGTGCGACAATAATCAGTTCGGCAATGATCCTGCTTACGGAACTGGTAAATCTTGCTATGAAGTTGCTCCTGAAATACAAAAGCCCACGCAACCTTCTACGAACACGGGCACGGCCTCCTCTACAAACGCGCAACCTCCCACCGGAACTCCATCGGGTAGCGAAAACAGTCAGGTTGTCAACAAGAACGGAACGTTCGTAAAGAAGGGAGCAGACAACATCGCAGCCGTTGAACCGGGGTGTGTTTTCGTATCAAGTTCGTCTTTAAGTCTTGACGCGTGTAAGGCTTCGTGTATATCAAACCCTGCGTGCACAAACATAAACTACCACGTCCCATCTGGCGGTTGCCAGCTTCGGAGATGCCAGAATCCATCGGATCCTGTCGGAAGCAATTATTCGGGGTGGAACATGTATGCCTTCATCGCTTCAAACCCGATGGACCCAACAGGAGCCATGACTTCCTTTGCTGCGAAAATGAAGGGAATCGGAGAAGTTGCGTCGGAAGGTGGAAGCAGCGCTTTTTCGTCTGCTTCTGAACTTCTGGGCTCTACAGCATCTAGCTTTGGATATATACTTACTGTGGTTGCTATCATTGTAATAGGCGTCATCATAGCAGCGTTTGCGTGGAAAATGTTTATGGGATCGTCATCGGCTTCCATGATTAATTCTGCTCCGACTAATATAATAAGCAGATGAAACAGTCACATATACTAGCAGGTGTAGGCGTAGCTATGCTAGTGCTTTTTTACGTAACGTCAGTCCAGCGAGAAGGGTTTGGTTCATGCTCGCCTGGGGCCGCAAAGACAAGCAGTGTCGTTGACGGAGGAGATTTAGCAACAAGTTATGGGGTTGCAAGTGCATCGGATTGCGGAACTATGTGTTGCCAGAATGCTAGCTGCAACGGTTATACCTATAATACCCAAAACAAAAACTGCCATTTGAAGTCTGGAGCCGTTGTCGAATCGGCTGGCCCTGGTGTTTTTACATCAGCTATAGTTTCACGCAGTTATACCGCCGTACCTTCATCTTCGGCTGGGTCGAGTGCTCCTCCTCCTGCTGGTGCTGCTGGTGCTGCTGGTGCTGCTGGTGCTGCTGGTGCTGCTGGTGCTGCTGGTGCTGCTGGTGCTGCGGCGACTACGGCTGGTGCAGCACCCCCCACACCAACGCCTTCGTCCAGCACCTCAACGGCTGGAAGGACAGATTTGAGTAGTTACATTTCTAGTATCGGAACTGCAGAAGACCTTCAGAAATCTCTGACAGATAGAGCGAAGAGCACGTATAGTTCATTTTGGTCTGTCATCGCGTCTGGAATTGCAAAGTTTGGAATTGTAGTCATAGTTGGTGCCTCTATTGTCGTAGGAGTTCTCGTGATTTGGACCATGTGGAATGCCTTTGTCGGAAGGTCAACGACTCCTGCAGTTCCCGTGGTTGGAGCCCCTTTAATGCGGTGATAATACACATCTTTAACCTTTCAGAGTATCAATGGACATTCATGACCCCCGCACAATCGCGGATTTCCAGAAGTTTACCTTTTCTGGACATCTGAGATCGCACGTATACAAGGTGATAGACGAGAATATCAAACTCGGACACGCAGACTACACATGCTACTGGCTGTTAGAGCTACTTTGTTCTGGGCTAGTTCATTCCATGTGGCACACCATGTTTGAATCGGCTGCAAAACACATAAACAGGGCAGCACCGAACGTTTTCTTGTATTTGGTTCAGAAATACGAGCTGTTCTCAACGTATGAGGGCCAGTATTCCACGCTGGCAATGACAGGTATCCGGAACAATTCCGCCGTGCGTACATTGATCTGCGAGGTCGGTGCATCCGTGTCCTTGTGCAGAAAAAACAAGATCCCGCCTCTTCCGAAAATAAAGCCAGAGCACGACTTTCAGCACATCACGATACAGGAATCTCTCAAGGCGCCGTCTGCAAACTACGCACGCCATTTGACGCTGGAAAACGATCCGCTGGAATTATACGTCCCTCTTAACGAACTCGTGTATTGTCTTCGTCCCGAATCGCGAGATTACGCACGTGCGATGTATTGGACGGCATGGATGCTTAAATACGCATCTCAGTTCAAAAAGCAGTCCAAGGTTGATTTTCTGTGCCATTCGCGGACGAATATGTTTGTGGATCACTCATATTCCAACCACGTAATTTGGGCATTGTGGAGTGTAGTGCTAGACGCATCCAAGGATTCCCCGCAAGCAGGTGTTCTGGCTCCCTACATAGATGCACTTTTCAAACTACACTGTCTTCGTTGGACTCCCGCCGTTCTCAAATCAAGAACATGTTTTCTAGTGACAGCCATGATGTTCATTTGCGAAAGCACGACTCTAGATATTCATGCCCGAGTTCCTGGCGATATTTCCGTCGTCCAGCAATTAACTACCAATGTCCCTCAATGGATTTCCGCAATTTTACAGACGAAAAAGACGTTTTCGTAGCAAAACGGATTTCAAGGGATGGAGATGGTTGTTCCAATTCTACAATGAGGGTCATGATATTCGACACCGAGACAACTGGACTTCCAAAGACACGGGCAAAGGCAATTCTTCAGCGCAACAATTGGCCCCACATCGTTTCAATTTCGTGGCTTGTAATGGATAGCAACACAAACGAGATTATCACCCAGAAGTCCTATGTCGTGAAGCCAGACGGATGGGAAATTCCGGAGGAGTCTACCAAAATTCACGGAATCTCGACAGAGTTCGCAGAGAAGACAGGGGCTCCTTTGAAAGATGTCATGCGCGAGTTTCTGGAGACGTCGCGAGACATGATTGTTGCGCACAACTTGGAGTTTGACGAGAACGTGGTGATAAACGCAATGGTCTGGGATTTGGAGAATCATCGGTTTTACGGGTTTGAGCCGCCAAAGTTCTGCACGATGGTTTCAAGCACGGAAATGTGTAAGCTTCCGAAGAGATTCGGATACGGTTACAAGTCGCCGAAACTCAGTGAGTTGTATGAGCACGTATTCAGGACAAAGCCGATCCTCGCTCAACTTCACGGGTCTATGTATGATGCCAAAATCCTCGCCGATATACTGATAGCAAGTCCAGTACTACGGGCGAAAATCGGTTTAAGAGCAAAGCCGACACTAAGACCTAATGAGGATCAAAAAGAAGCTGGTAGTATCCTCTACCTGTAACAAAACAACTCTAATCACGCGCAATTGGGGGAACGACGGATGGTGTTATATCCCCGAACTGAAAGTCCGTCAACGTTTTTTCACTACAGATCTGAAAGATGTCTTTGAGTTGAAGAGTGAAAAGTGGGATGGGATTATGCCGCTTCCGGCTCATGAGGAACGTGTGAGCTACTTTCTTCTTTCTGAGAAACCTCTGGTTTGGGAAGAGAGCTGGTCGTGGGGGTGCGAACGATACGAAGAGACCAAGGACCACACGAGCACCCTCCACGGTTGACCTCCTCCACGATATTAGACACGATCACCTTCTTTATCTCTTCAGACGTGGCCTTCTCTGCCACAGAAACAGCCACTCGCTTCGCAACGTGTTCGGCTTCCGTAAACGCATCTTCTAGCTTTCGCTTTGCCATTTTGTATTCTTCCTACATTTTAATGCGTAATAAAAACGTTTAAGAAAACGCTTACAACAGTAAAGATGATTTTTCTAGACGTTCTCTACGTCTCCTTATCCACGATCGGAATCATGGCTCTTTTACAGCTGATAACGTTCGCAGCAGTGCGAATTTTGTATCCGCCCGAGCCCCAGGTGATTTATAGGAACGTTCCTGCTCCGGCTCCTCCTCCCGTCGTCCAGCCGCCGCCGCCGCTCTTCCCTATCACTGAATCCCCCCCTGTTTTCACACAACAAACGCAAGAGGTACAACTGCCAGAATATGAACCACGTATCGCAACGTCTACAACATCAGTACGCATGGACGCCGGCCTTCCGAACGGTATTCAAGAAACAGTCACCCGAGGGTGAAATGTTTAAAGTTCCTCAGACCATCGGACGTTCCGGATGGGTCGTATTTACATATGAAAAAAACATTCCTGTGTGCGTCTGGATAACGCCACAGGAGTGCTTGAAGATTCCGTGTTGTGTGGATGAACGCGTTTGCAACGACACGTTTTTGCGGGTTGAAAGGACAGGACCATTAGAGTTCGTTGTGGCAGATATTTGGGTTTACAATTCCAACTGTGTATTTGCGTGCTCGTCGTTCCAGCAGAGATACGAATGGCTTCAGTCGTGGTTGAAACTTTGTGTTTCTCACGTTCCCGGAACCGCCAAGTTCATTCACAAGTCGGAGCTGACGAAAGAGAAAGTCCGGGGATATGAAATGTATACGGACGACATTGGAGCCAAAGGGGTGTATATGGAAGACGATGGAGTCAAAAAGGTTCGTGTAAAGAAAATGGCCTTACCGGATTGTTATGAGGTAGAAGGAGGAGGATATCTTCGTGTTCCAGATTTGGAAACATCGCAGCACTTGCGGACTCTTGGAGCCGAGTTTTCGGTTTCAGGAGTCAAAGAAGAGGACGGAAGTTGGACAGTGAAAAAGTTCTAGAATGATGTTTTGTTTTTTTTATTTTTAATCGCTGTGTCGGCTACCGTATAGGAAATCTGACACATCACGATCCCAACACGCCACGTAGCGAAGGCGATTTATCATTGCGCAGCACTTGTGCCCTTGTTTGCACGAAGTGGTGTCCCGTATCACTTGGCTCTCGAATTGGGGGGTGGGAAGAGTCGGGTCTGAGAAGATGAGACAATTCTTGTAGCCGAGTCGCTGAATCTCGGAGCAGCACTCGTGGTCTGCTCGGCACTCTGATTGAGGCTTTGGGTCGGTGCAGACTGGGTCCGCGCACTTCTTCTTCTTGGGGAACTGCGTGTAGACGAGGTGGACCTTGTTGCGATACTCAATTATCTCGCCGTCCTCGAAGAGTCGGTCTTCCACTGGCGCGAACTCCGACAGGTTCTTGAACTCAAAGTGGAGAGGGTCCAGCCCAAGCTCGACGAGGAGGCGCTGGCGGAAGTCCGTGTGGCGGTACAGGACCCACATGCTCACCAGATCCACATCCGCCGCGCAGGGCTCACCGTCCGGGCGCAGGGCCGCAAACATGGCACCGCAGTGGTCGCGCTCGTAGATCACCTGGCGGGCGGTCAGTCCGCGCATGTCGCTAGTCCACGACTTAAGCCGGAATTCGCGACCTTTCAGAGCGCCGAAGTCGTAAGAGTTGAACACGAAGGCAAACGCCCAGTTGGAGTACTTCAGGTCGTCCAAGATGCGCTGGGACGCAGGGCGAACCTGCTCGGCGTAGAACTTCACTGCCCTGTCAACGAAAGGCTCCAAACGATCTGCCACCTTCTTCTCCCGAATCTTGCGACGGTCAGCCACGAGCTCAGTCATTTGGGCGGGCGTAAAGAGGGATGTCATTCTTCTTCTGATATTTCGGTGTTCATTCCTCGATTCCTACGAATCCGTTTTCGACGAAGAAATCAAAATTTGTGAGTCAGATATTAAATGCCTCACAGAAAGTCTCATAAGCTTCGTCGTGGAAAGAAGACCGGTCGCAAGACGTTGAAGAAGCGGGGCGGGTATTATGGATACGGACAAGGACCGCCAGTAGCTCCAGGAGCCGCCAGCGTAACTCGTGGAAGTGAAATGCCCAAGGGAGGTAAGCGTTCTCGCAGCCGTCGTGGACGCAAGATGCGCGGAGGTAACATTCTTCCAGTTCGTTCGGCCGGGTTTGACGGAACCGGACATGGTGGACTCGCAAATTATAAGGCTGTGAACGAGATCGGACCCAACGATGCAGTCCCTACTTAATCCGTCGAAAACGGATTTTCATTTTGTATAGTTTTGAATGCACTTTGAAATGGAATTCATAATCAACCACACACGCAAGGAGATTCGCGACATGAGCCAAATGAATGAAAACAATATTGGGTCATTTCTGACCAAGTGGGGGTGGAACGACAACGATGATGTGGAGATCATTCATATGGATGGTTTTGACGGCTTTGACAGGATTCTTGGGCTGATTGAGGACGACAAGTATTTCATCACGGAAGAAGACCGGTGTCCGTTCGCATACGACGCTGCAGAGTTGGCGGATGACTTTGAAGAGGTTATGTCGCAGCCAAGCGTTTACAGCTGCGAGCGTGGTTTCGTGGGCTGGGACGAGCCCGGCGCCAGCTTTGATTGGTGAAATATGGAGCGTTGGATTCGTTGCATTCCGTCGGCGATGACATACGCATGATACGCAGGATCGTTCGTTGAGATATAAGGACCGCCAGTAACGTTCACAATCTGGTTCCACTGATAAAACCTGCTTCGCAAATACTTAAATCTATAATAATCCAACCACCTAAAAATCGTCCTTTGAAAACCAATTAACGAAAGAATATCTGTGTATTTTTTCGTTAAGATCATGGACGCCAAAAGCAGAACTGGACTCAAATACATGTCAAAAATGACAGCCCAAGATGGATTTGCGTATTCGTCTCTCAGGTCAATGAATTCCTCCGCGTCTTTGAAATAATCGGACGCATTCTGTATGAAATAATTAGTCAGACTTGGGCTTGACCACATTTACTAGACCGTCTGATGTAATTTCGCGAACTTCAAACGTCAGACTGTCCATGTAGCTCCACTTCACCAACTTTCTTAGAACTGTTAGGGAGTCCTGCTTTGTAGCACGCTCTTCAGGTTCTAGCTCTGTGATTTCAAAAAGACGTGCAGGAGTTAGAACCTCGCCTGGCTCCACCTCTTCCTCTACTTGTTCGGTAACGTCCTCTTCCTCTCCGTCGTCCCAAACTGCAGAAATGTATAGCCAAGGATACTTTGGACCTGGAATTTCAACCGTGAGCTGCTTCCTCGGCTCGTCCTCTTGGAAAAAGAAGCGAAAACATCCTCGGCGGCATGCAAACATGAATGCGTACGCGGTGTACAAAATATTGACGCACATTTTTATTTTAATAGGGAGTCGTCGTTGAAAACGGGTAGTCAACTTCCTCAGACACCTCTGCGTCCATTTCTTGACGTTCTTCCAATTCAGTGGGCATCATAGTGAACGATTCCGCGCTCTTTGAGCCAATATGCACCTTCTTCTTAGGCTTGGTTTCCTTCTTCTTCGCGTTCATTCCCTCCGTGAAATGCTCCTTTGCAGTGTTCAGCGCAAGGCGATCCAGATCTATTCCCATCGCAATCGCAGTAGCAAGGGACGTTATGATAAAAGGAGCCGCGACGATTGCCCACGAGACAACGCCGAGTTTCACTCCACACAAGGCATCCAGAACAACGACCCCGATGATTCCTGCAACCAGCTTAATTCCAGCAACTATGAACATCCCGAACGAAATGTCCAGAGCAATCTGGATCGTCACGAACAGCAAATAGAGCAGCGCAGGGGGGCAAAGTGAGTCTATAAAACGCATCTTCACGCTCTTTACACTCTACATATAAAATATGGCGGACCCCATTATGCTTATTTGTTCACTTGTCGGATGCTCAGAAGACGACGCCAGAGATGCCTTGAACAAAACAGGAGATGTAGTGTTAGCGATTGACATGTTGACGCCACAAGCACTTCTGCCAAAGGGAGAAACGTACGTTCGGAAGCCAGGATCATGTAGGCGAACTGACATAACCGAAGATGAAGCGTATCTCAATAACCTACGGACCACAATGGAGGCAATGGACGCCGAAATTCAGGAGAAGGTTACTGCTTCAAATCAATCCGCTGATTTGCCTGGAGTCGTGACGCCAATCCTCCACGAAGAAACGGTTCAACAAAATAGTTGTGAGCAGCAATGTCAGCTTCCTTCTGTGGAAGAAGAGGCTGAAACACCGGAAACTGAGAATCAGTGACGCTCTGTATCTCCTTGCGATTCGCAGTAGAGTGACCGTGAAGAACTTTGGTCTGATTATCGATTCCCTCTACATTTCCAATCGCTAAAAAAGGAGTAGTCGCATACGGGCGAGGGAATGTCTGCTTCGGTCCAGGCTGGCGACTCGTTCCTTCGTCTCCCCACATGAGAGAAGACTGAGTATCTACTGCACAACCGTCTTCGGGTGCGTTGCCCAAATTTCCCTTTGGAATTATTCCGATGTATTCCGCTGCAGAACGGAAGATGGAGATGCCGCCACATCCAGACTGGCTCTGCGATTGAGACGGAATGCTCGTAGGAGGAAAATGCGTATCGCGTGTAGGGGCATTAAATAACGACATCTCTTTACACAGAATCCAGAAAGAAAACGGAAAGGCTTTCTCGGAAAGAAATACAGCATCAAAATGACCACATACCTTCAACCTTGCGATTGGATCGAAAGCGACTCCAATTACAAGTATGTTGTGGACGTTTACGGCAGGACTGGTAGTGGCGACATTGCAAGAGTTCGGCTGACTGGATTCCAGCCATATTTCTACCTCAAGGCACACGAGAATGAAACCATTCAGGATATACTGGCAGGCATTCAGGTATCTGCTGGTAAATCTATGCTGGGTATGCGAATCACGAAGGAAGAAAAATTAGACGCCATGCGTGGATTCACGAGTCTCGTTCCAACAAAGGTCTGGAAGATTTCGTGCCCGGCGTTGTGGATCTTCAAGACTGCCGTAAAGACCTTGAAGGATAATTTGAAAATAAAAGGACGCACAGTTGAGACGGAGGACATCTACGAAGCCAATCTGCCTCCATACATTCGCCTGTTTCACGAACGCGACATTTCGCCTGCCTCGCCGATTGAATTCCCAGACATTGTGAAGGAAACGCCGGAGGGATGCAATGTAGACATTTGCTACGAAGTTCCGTATTCCGAAGTGACTCCCAATCCCAGCGCATCCATCCCTCTTCTTGTGGGGTCTTACGATTTGGAAGTGTATTCGGAATCGGGACAGTTTCCAGTATCTTCAAACCCAAGCGACGCGATTTCGCAGATCGGCATCAGTCTTCGCTGGAACGACAAGATGCTGGAAACGGAGGACAGACGCGTATTTGTGTTGGGATCTGTGACGCCATCAAAGGACTCAAGTGTTACGTTTGTAAGTTGTAAGACGGAGAAGGATTTGCTCACAAAGTTCAACGATTACATTCAGTCGGAGAATCCCGATATTCTGTGCGGATACAACACGTTCGGGTTTGACGATGCGTATATTGCTGAACGGGCAGCAAAGTGCGGAGTGGAACTACACTTTGGACGTATTGAATCTAAGCAATGGGGAACTCGGCAGGACAACGTCAAGACCGAGAAAAAGACGTTTGAGCTTGCGAGCGGGAAGTTCGCGGTCCGATACCTTGATACGCCGGGGCGCTTGAACTTGGACCTGTATTTGAGCATGCGGCGCGAGCAGAACCTGGATTCTTACAAGCTGGACAATATCGCATCCACGTTTCTCAGAGACAAGGTCGTGAAGTTTGAGCGTCTGAGTCATATGAGCGTACGCCTCCACACGAAGTCTACACGCGGACTGTTTGTAGGGAATTTGGTCCGACTGGATGTGGTGACGAACACACTCAATCCATACAAAGAGGGGTTCAAGTTTCCTGTGGTGGAAGTGGGCAAGAACTCGTTCGTGATTGAGTCAGAAGATACATTTGAGGGACTGGACACTACGAAACTAGAGTGGTCGTTCGCAAAGGACGACGTGGACCATCATGACATCTTTGCAGCACATACCGGAACCGCCGATGACCGCGCCAATATTGCAAAGTATTGTATTCAGGACTGCGATCTGGTTCTCACACTAATGGCAAAGCTGGACACTCTCGTGAATGCTCGCGGAATGGCGGACGTCTGCCGAGTACCTGTCCAATACATCTTCCTGCGTGGTCAAGGAATCAAGATCTTCTCAGCCGTCGTTTACAACGCGTCCAAGCGAAACCAAATCATCATGACGCAGGAAAGCGTGGAGGGTGATATGGGGTATGAAGGCGCAATCGTTCTGCCTCCAAAGATCGGGATGTATCTGGACCAGCCGATTCCCGTTTTGGATTTCAACTCTCTGTATCCGTCCAACATGATTGCCTACAATCTGTCACCCGACACGCTGGTATACGTAAAGGAAGTGAGCGGAACTGGAAAGACAACGCGACACGACATTTATGGAAAGTCGGACGGATACCAGGTTGACGAGATTGTGTATGATATCAAGGACTCTGAGGGCAACGAGGCAGGACGAGTGTATTGCGGCTTCGTTCAGCCAACATCAAATCCACTAACAATGGGGCTGCTTCCAGTCACACTTGAAACCCTTCTCAAGAAGCGAAAGGAGACCAGGAAGTTGATGGAGGCAACGGAAGACGACGCACAGAAGTCGGTGCTCAACGGACTTCAGCTTGCCTACAAGGTTGTTGCGAACTCTATTTATGGTCAGTGTGGTTCCAAGACATCGCCGATTCGGAAACTGGAGGTTGCAGCGTGTACGACTGCAATTGGACGTCAAAAGATCTTTGATGCGAAAAAAATTGTGGAGGAGCAGTTTGGAGGAGAGGTAGTGTACGGCGATACGGATTCGATATTCATCAAATTTATGACCAAATCCTTACCTGAATCTATTGAACTTGCAAAACAAGCTGCAGCGGCAATCACTGCGTCTGGACGTAAGGCGCACAAGATTGAGTATGAGAAGACGTTCCTGCCATTCATTCTCTTCTGCCGGAAGCGGTATATGGGTATGATGTACGAAGATGATGTAAAGAAATGTAAGCGCAAGTCCATGGGCATCGCAATCAAACGACGGGACAATGCGCCAATCGTAAAAGATATCTTTGGAGGCGCTCTGGATATTCTGATGGAGGACAGAGATATCCGGAAAGCCCAGCGGTTTGTCCAGGACATGCTGGTTCAAGTCATGCAGAACAAGATGCCTCTGGATAAGTATATTATCACGAAGCAACTACGCGACGACTACAAAGTTCCAGGTCAGATTGCGCATCGCGTCCTCGCAGACAGAATGGAGGAACGGGATCCTGGAAACAAGCCCCAGGTCGGCGATAGGTTGGCATATTTGTACGTCGCGGAGCGGAAAGGCGAGAAGAAGCAGGGAGACAAGATTGAGCATGTTGATTATGCAAGGGAAAAAGGGTTAAAGCCGGATGTGGAGTTCTATATCACGAATCAAATTCAGAATCCGGTGGCACAGCTGTTTGCGCTTGCTCTGGAACAGCTGGAGGGATACCGCCCAAGCATTCAGAACAACTACAAGGCAATGTATCATGCGTTTCTGGACGACGGAATGGAGGAAGAGGAAGCCACATTAAAAATCCTGGCGAAGAAGGAGCGTGAGTTGGATTCCTTGATGTTTCTTGGGTCTCAGTATTTGAAGAAGCACAAGGTCGGTCCTATGGACAGGTTTATGAAGCGGTGAGGTGAAAACGGATTTCGGTGAGACGAGTTATAATATAGTAAAATGGAGTCGCAACTTCCAGAAAATCACAATAAGCCGTGGGATTACGGATCTGAAAAGGTTCTTGAAGATATGATAGTGAGAGGAGTTTCTCGCGATGAGTGTGCTGAACATTTTAAGAGAACGCCTGGCGGTATTAGGTCTCGTGTAATGGTAATCGCTAAAAGGGTATTCTCAGAAGGAACCTTAACGACTCAACAAGTCGCTATGCGGTTTCACATTGACACTGAGGATCTGGAACGCTCACTTCAAGCTACAAAGAATGCCACAGACAGAAAGAAGTTGCTTAGGAAGGTTGAGGAGAAGGAAGAGACCTTGCTGGAAGTCTGTAAGGAAATTCGTGATTTATTGAAGATGCTTGTGATAAATAAGTAGTTTTCAACTTATCAACCCAAATATAGTAAATGAACGACTGGGCTGGAATCTTCGTGTTCTTCATGATTCTAATCATCTTTGTCGCCATGTAGTTTTCAATATGGCTTCATATAACACACAAATGGGCGCCACACAATCCACGACAACGAGTCAACTCAAAAACGACAAGGGAGTGCCGTGCGTCCAGACCATTTTTAACTCTCCCCGCTTCCGATTCGCGTTCAAGATGAAGGCAACGAAAGAAGAGGCAGAGAAACTGAACGAGAAGTGGACGGACTTTACGAGTGGCGTCAACGATGATTTCGCTTATTTCACGGAGACCAACTCGACTCCACAGTTCATCAAGGTTTCAAGGAATGGAGACAAGCTGACATTCAATGTCTCCACTACTGTTACAATTGAAGAGGAAGATATCAAGAAACTCACCGATATGTTCTCGGAAGCCACAAGTGCAGTTCACAAATACTACGCAGTTCCGTCCAAGGCCGGATTGAGTATGAAAGAGAAATCATCGTCGCTGAACCTACTTGCCTAGTTAATCTTACGGTTTTCAAGACAGAGTATAACTCTATACAATATGGAGGACGACACGTTCGCAGACATTGTTTATGGACTCGTGGAAGGACGCAACCATTTCTTCTCTAGAACCATCAACCAGTTCAGGCCGCCAGCCAGAGACTCTATTATGATGCGATACATGATGAACGAGCTGTCGTTTTTAGAGCTGACCAACCGAGTTCTCCAGAACTCTATTCGTGCGACTCAAAACACTGCGTCCGTCGTTTTCAATCTCCCTTCCAACTTTCTGGATCCAGTCCCCGTCGCACCTACTCAGGCTCAGATTGCAGCCGCCACGGAAACGTTGACGCAACCGACAGGGGAGACTCAGTGCGCGATTTGTCAAGACAATATCACAGTGGACGCAACTCGGATTCGGGCGTGCGCACACGTATACCATCGTTCCTGTATTATGAACTGGTTGACGATGAGTTCCCGTTGCCCTGTTTGTCGCCACGATATTCGCTCAGAACATCCTCCAGCCCAAACATCTTCTGCTTCCTCAGAAACGTCTCCTCCGCCGGCAGCCCAGTAGGAGGAAGAACGTATTTTGGAAACACATCGGATTTGCCATACTGAATACGATGAAACAGCCGACGAACGTCGTGCTGACATTCTTTCACAAACGGAAGAATGTCTGTATCTGGAAACAGGGCAGTCAATTCAGTTGCGCGGGGAGGAAAACACTTTACAATTTGAACAAATTCAGGGCTCCGTTTGAACGTCATCGGAATGTCGTTTCCTGTGAACAGTATTGGAACTCTGCGTTCAGGATCTTTTAGCCATTCCACTATCTTGCGTTGGGCATGCGGATCGCTTCCGTCCACCTCGTCCAAAATGACGCATGTCACTTTTGACTTTTCATTTCGAAGGAACGAGTGGATGTTTATGGAGGATCTACACGCGTCCTTCAATTTCTCCACATCCACAAAACTTCTAATGTTCCGGCTTGCGTTGATTTCCAGCGGCTCAAACCCGAACGTTCTTGCAGCACACAGAGCCAACGTCGTTTTTCCAATTCCAGGAGTTCCAGTAAGAAAGACGCTAGACTTATACGGTGAGCGAACCAGGTAATCCTTCAGAACTCGCTTTGGTTCTTCGTGCCCAACCACATCGCTCAAACTCATAGGTCGTAACGTTTCAGATAACATTATCGTTCTATGGTTGCGATGCCGTAAATTGATTTACACAATCAATGAATAGTTCAAATGCTGACGTAGCTCAGTGGTTAGAGCGCGGATCTTATAAGTCCGTTGTCGTGGGTTCAATCCCCACCTTCAGCATTCTTTTATACAATTAAGTAAAGAGTATGGATATCGCACGACATGTATTTGACACATATTTTAAAGACACGACGAATCCACTTGTGAGACACCACTTGGATTCGTATGCGGATTTGTTAAATACGAAACTCCCCGATTACATTCGGGGATCCAACCCATCTAGATTAACTTTGGTGGACAATCGGGCGGTGGACGTTTACATTGGAGGCAGGGACGGAACTAAGATTTCCTACCTTCCTCCTGTAGACGAACTCGGAAACGCCATTTTACCACACACTTGCAGACTTGAAAACAAGACGTACGCTCTTGACGTTCGTGCCACTTTTGAAGTCGTATACACTTTTGCAGACAAGAAAGAAGAGGTCAGGTCCTTTGAGAACGTCCTTATTGGGAAGATGCCTCTTATGGTTCGCAGTCACCTCTGCTATTTATCCACGATGACTTCCGAAGAGATGTATGGCGTTGGCGAATGTAAATTTGAACTGGGAGGTTATTTCATTATTGGCGGAGCCGAGAAGGTCTTGCTTTCCCAAGAACATCTCGGAACCAACATGTTTTATGCAGGGAAACGACCACACAAGCCTGCTGGATCTGACGGGAAGCGAACGCTCGTCGAGAAGGAGAAGAGTAGTAAATTACAGGGCGCAATCAAAGGAGAACCCGACGAGTATTTTTCTGCAGTCCGGTCGGCGTCTGAGGACGGAACGAAAGGACCCTATTCTCATTTCCTGGTGATTCCGCCACAGAACAACACCGACCTGGAAGATAACAAGGTTCTGCTGAAACTCAAGACTATGGAAAAGGAAACGGGAATAAAGGACTACGGACAACTCCAGACGGACAGATTGGCGATCATTACGTTGCCGGGGTTCACGCAGCCTGTTCCACTTCTCAGCGTGTTTTACGCATTAGGAGTAACGAGCGACCGAGATTTATACGACACCATCTTTGCAGGATTGCCGGATAGTGAAAAGGAGAGTTACGACCGGCTGTTTGCAGAGCTGGTTCTTTCTCACCAAAAGTTCACGGAGCAGGAAATGATGAAGGAAAAAGATAGCGATCAGGATCCCGACTTATTGTTTCTGGCTCGGCAGACACGAACGAGGAGTGAAGCCGGAGTCTTCATGAACTTGACAGACGATATGTTTCCGCACTGCGAGCACGGAGAGTCAAAGATGCGACGCAAGGCGTATCTCCTCGGACACATGACGAAGATGGCAATGGATATTGCAGTTGGAATTGCAAAGCCGTCGGACCGGGATCATTACCGATACAAACGTATAGACTCGTCTGGAGAGCTATGTTTCCAGGAGTTTCGCAGAGTGTTCAAGGAGGTTTCCAAGTCTATGTTGACGAAACTGGACAGCACACTGCACTATCAGACGAAAGCCTTTGAGGGCGCCAAGTTCCCGGAGCTCGTTCAAGAGGAACGCATAGGCTCCATTTGGCGATCCTACACATTCTTGTCAGAGTTTGAAAAGTCATTCAAGAAGCAGTGGGGTGGAAAGGACGGGATTTCGCAGGAACTGAGCAGACTCGCTTACCTCGGAAGCGTATCTCACCTGCGTCGTGTCAATCTCCAAATAAACAAGGACACGAAGATCGGCTTTGAACCGCGCAGAGTCCACGGGAGTTCGTGGGGACTCATGTGTCCAACTGACGGACCCGACGATGGACTGTTCAAGACCATGACTATGTTTTGTACTCTCTCTAAAGCCACATCTTCTCAATTGATAATTCAGTATTTGAAGCAGATGAAACTTATTCCTCTTCATCTCATCCATCCTTCCACTTGGAACCCAATATGGACGAAGGTCTTTGTGAATTCTGACCTCGCAGGTGTGATTCCCGATAAGAACACAGAAGTAATTCACGGAATGCTTTTAGAACTGCGTAGATCCGGGGATATTCCGTCGGATGTATCTCTTGCATGGAATCGGATTAAGAACGAATACAATATTTTCACGGACGCAGGTCGTCCTATCCGTCCCGTATATCGCGAAGGAGTGGGACCGAATCAGGTCAAGCAGATACGGACATGGAGCGATATGGCGAAGAATGTATTTGATTACATTGACGCCCAAGAAAGCGACACGATCCGCATTTCTATGGAACCGTTCTCTCAAACTCTTCCTTCGGAAATACACGGACTTGCGATCTTCTCGCCGTCGACAAGTATCATTCCGCACTCGGACTTCAATCAGGCGCCAAGAAACGTTTTTAGTTGTCAGCAAACGCGACAGGCGTGTTCGTGGTACAATACTGCATTCAACAAGCGGTTCGATACCCTTTCAACATGGCTCAACTATGCGCAGCGACCCTTGTCAACCACTTGGACTTACAACCAGATGCTAGGGTGTCTTCCTTACGGCGAGAACGCCATTGTCGCACTGGCTATTTATTCTGGATATAATCAGGAAGACTCTATTCTTCTCAACGACACAGCCTTGAAACGTGGACTCTTTAACACGACCTACTATCATTCCTACGACATCACCGAAAAAATGATTGATATGGAGGCGCAGACACACACAGAGTTTGGAAACGTGGCTGCAAATTCAAAGTTTCGCGATACGGTTGCGAGAAAGGAAGGATACAACTACGATTTGCTGGATGGCGATGGCTTAATTCGCGAGGGAGTTGAAATTGACGACAAGACAATCCTTGCAGGAATCGTCAGTCCCAAAATGAACAACAACGGAGAAGTGATAGCATACGTGGATTCATCCTACAGTCCAAAGCGTGGTCAACATGGAATCGTAGACTCCGTGTATCGCTACACGACGAAAGAAGGACTGCTGGGAATAAAGGTCAGGATCGCCGAGTCCCGCGTTCCAGTATTAGGAGACAAGTATTCTGCTCGCCACGGACAGAAAGGAACTGTGGGAATGCGTATTCCCGAAGAGGACATGCCGTATACATCTGCTGGACTGCGACCGGATATGATTGTGAACCCGCACGCGTTCCCTTCTCGAATGACAATAGGTCAGTTCACAGAGTCAATGTCTACAAAGCTAGGACTATACATGGGATGCTCGGTGGACGCAACGCCGTTCTCGTCGCAGAACCGAGTTCCAGAAACAAAAATGCTTTTGGAGAAGGCGGGGTTTCATCCGTATGGACACGAGATACTTTACAACGGACAGACTGGCGAAATGATAGAATCGGAAATTTTTATGGGTCCGACCTATTATTTGAGACTCAAGCATATGGTGGAAGACAAGCTCAACTATCGCGCCACAGGTCCAAAGAAGCTCTTGACTCATCAACCTACGGATGGACGTGCAAACGACGGCGGATTGCGTATTGGGGAAATGGAGCGCGACGTTCTGATTGCCCACGGAATTTCAAAGTTCCTCAACGAAAGCATGATGGATCGCAGCGACGGATCTACGATGCTCATGGATCCAGAAACAGGGCGACTTGACGCAAAGGCGGACACTGAAACTGTGAAAGTGTCCTTCCCGTATTCTTTGGGCGTTCTGGTAAAGGAGCTGGAAGCCAACCATCTGTCTGTAAAACTCATTTCTTCGTAAAAAACGAATTTTCGTATAGCGATGGTATACAATACAACATCACAATGTCCGAGCATATCTACGTAGTCAAGCGCAATGGCGAGCGTGTTCCTGTATCCTTTGACCAGATCCTTCAGCGTATTCGTTCGTTGTCTGAGGGTCTTGAGCATGTGAACCCAGACCTCGTTGCCCAGAAAGTTTGTAATCAGCTACAGGACGGAATGAACACGAGTCAGTTGGACGAGTTTGCAGCAGAGACGTGTGCCATGATGCAGGCGCGCTACCACCCGAACTACGGGAAGCTCGCTGCTCGCATCGTCATCAGCAATCACCAGAAGAACACACCTTCTACTCTGCTGGATTGTATCGAGACACTGTATCACGCTCCCACGCAAGGTATTACTGACGAGTATCATGACCTTGTGACAAATCACCGGAACATATACCAGCCTATGATTGACTACTCTCGCGACTTCATGTTCGACTACTTCGGTTTCAAGACTCTGGAAAAGGGATATTTGCTGCGTAAGAACGGAGTGATTGTGGAGCGCCCCCAGCACATGTGGATGCGCGTGGCAATTCAGCTTCACGGACAGGATTTCGCACACGTGAAGGAGACATACGATGCTCTGTCGCTGGGCTACTTCATCCACGCAACTCCGACGCTCTTCAACGCTGGAACACTGAAACCTCAGCTTTCATCCTGCTTCCTTCTCCAAATGTCTCACGATTCTATTACGGGGATTTACAAGACACTCGGCGACTGCGCCCAGATTTCAAAATGGTCGGGCGGTATCGGTCTGTCTATCCACAACATCCGTGCGCGCGGCTCAAAAATCAACGGAACCAACGGAGAGTCTACCGGCATCGTGCCGATGCTCAAGGTGTTCAACGATACCGCCAAATACGTGAATCAGGGCGGAAAGCGTAATGGATCGTTTGCAATCTATTTGGAGCCATGGCATGCGGACATTGAGGAGTTTCTCAAGCTGAAGCTCAATCAGGGGGCGGAGGAGGACAGGGCGCGCGACCTGTTTTATGGACTCTGGATCCCGGATCTGTTCATGAAGCGTCTAGAGAAGAACGAGAACTGGACGCTCATGTGTCCTTCGGAATGCCCTGGCTTGTCCGATTGTTTCGGCGAGGAGTTTGAGGCGCTGTACACCAAGTACGAGAGCGAGGGTAATGGTCGCAAGTCAATTCCTGCCCAGAAGTTGTGGCAGATGATTCTGGACGCCCAGATCCAGACGGGGACTCCGTATTTGTGCTACAAGGACGCAGCGAACTCAAAGTCCAATCAGCAGCATTTGGGCACAATCAAGTCAAGCAACCTTTGCGTCGAGATCATGGAGTACACGAGTCCAGACGAGACAGCCGTGTGTAATTTGGGATCGCTCGCCCTTCCAAAGTTCGTGGGGGACGGCAAGTTCAACTTTGAGAAGCTGCGCCAGTACACGTCTATCCTTACACGAAACCTTGATATCGTCATAGACAAGAACTTCTATCCGACTCCCGAGTGTGAGAAGTCCAACAAGCGTCATCGTCCGATCGGGATTGGGGTGCAGGGACTTGCGGATGTGTTTGCGATGATGCGGATTCCTTGGAACAGCGAGAAGGCAGCGAAACTCAATCGCGAAATCTTTGAGAACATCTACTACGCCGCAGTGTTTCAGAGCCGCAATCGTGTGATTGAGACATGCCTTTCAATCCCTCATTTCGGAGACGTTGAAGAGGGGTCGTATCCGACATTCGCAGGGTCGCCGATGTCAAAGGGACAGTTTCAGTTTGATTTGTGGAAGGACGAGCCCAAGGAGACGGAATACTTGGATTGGACAGAACTGAAGGAGCGAGCACGAAAGGGTCTCCGCAATTCCCTGCTCGTTGCCCCGATGCCCACTGCCTCCACATCTCAAATTCTAGGGAACAACGAGTGCTTTGAGCCGTTCACGAGCAACCTGTATACTCGCCGAGTGCTTGCAGGAGACTTCATGGTCGTGAACAAGTATTTGGTGGACGACCTTACGAACATTGGATTATGGACCAGCGACGTCCGTTCGCAAATTATTGAGCACAGCGGAAGCATTCAGACAATCACGGAAATTCCAGCAGAGATCCGGGAACTGTATAAGACCGCATGGGAGATTCCCCAGAAGACGCTGATCAATATGGCTGCCGACCGAGCCCCGTTCATTTGCCAGTCGCAGTCGCTGAATCTGTTCCTGGCCGAGCCCACATATGCAAAGATATCGTCTATGCACGTGTATGCTTGGAAGCAGGGGTTGAAGACTGGGTGCTATTATTTGAGGACAAAGGCTGCCACGGGGGCACAAAAGTTCACGGTCGAGCCATCATGTCTCACTTGCTCTGCGTAAAAAACTCTCTCTTGTAAATTATAAAACAAATGTACGACATGGAAAAGAAACTAGAAGGTGGTCGCCGTCTGAAGAAGGTTTCTGCGAAGACGATTCGCCGCACGCTCCGCAAGGCTGGAATTAAGCCCAAGGGTCGCATGGTGCTCAAGGGAGGCGCTGCTCTGTCTCCTGCTGCGGTTGGTGGAGAATCTTCTCCTGCGCCTGCAGGTGGTCGCCGTCACCGCGGGACTCGTCGCCACCACAAGTCGCGCTCTCGCCGCTCGCTGTTCGGTCGTCTCCTGCGCTAATATCCTCCAGTAACTTCACGCCAATCTCGGAGACCAGCGCAAACAGTTTTTCATTGAAGCCATAATGGCATCCATTCGGTTCCTTGAAGTCCGGGATTTTGCGAGACGACGTGTTCTTCGGATGAACTAAACTCACAATCACTTCCTGGGGAGAAACCTCCCTGCACATTTGCTCGCGTCCGCGAATGAATGCGTCACCTTCTGCAACCTTCACAGTTTCGTCAAACCGATTCTCTTCCCAAAACTTCCGTGTGAATATCAGCGTAGCCTCCGATACTCGCTGAGACATCGGAAGAGTGTTTGGCGGAACGTTCATGAACGAGCTGTATTTCGTGATATCGTAGCACGGAATCGTTGTGCAGAAAGCACATTCCTTTGCAGGATCCTTGAGCATCATTGCCACACGATGCAGAATGCTGTTCTCAGGGTATACGTCATCGTCGTCCATGTTCACAAGCACATCATACATAGCCTTCTCAACCGCCAAGTTTCGCTTTGCTGCGATCGTCATTCCTTGATCGCACTTTATATAGGTAACGTTCGGGATGCCGATGAGTGTGTCCTCAATCGGATCGTCGCCGTCGTCAAGAATCACCCACTCCAACTTATCTTCGGGGTAGGTCTGGAGAAGGTAGCAATACTTTGCAAGAGCCATGAACGGACGACGATCCTTGGTCACTGTGATAATTGAAATATCGGGCAAGTCCTCTTCCTTCGGGAACGAGTCCTTCAGAGTATAGGTAGGCTCGGAAGTAGAGAGGGCAAGAGGCAGAATCTCCTTCATCTTCTCTACCCACGCCTTGTGACGCGACTCGTACTGTGAACGCACATTTTCTGATCCTGCTCGCCGGTCCTTGAAGGACATGTCCACATACTCCTCCAAAGCACTGACGATAGATGCGATCTTCGTGTCCACAAGCGTCCCAAAACACTCGGGCTGTTCCAATGTGTTCAGCACCTCTCCGTATCGGATACCAGCCCCCTCTAATGCCAGTCCTTCTTTGAAAGGACGAATTGGGGACAGAATTAGATTACATCCCACGCTCATCGCTTCGTTCACTGCGTGTCCGTACCCTTCCGCTAGACTCAGACACACACACAGTCCGCATTCCTTGATAAGCTCGTCGTAGTCCTTCTCTTTGAGAACCTCGGATTTCAGAATGACCTTGTCCTGAATTTGAGGAGGGACGGTAACCGTGATGTGATCCGGGGAAAACACAACGTTGAGTGTAGGGAGCTTTGAGTAGAGCTGCGAGTTCTCCTGTTGGATCCGCATATAGGCTTGGAACAGGGGGCGAGGGTGTCTGTAAATGTTCTTTCCGACAGGGACGATTCCCTTAAAGTAGTTCTTTTTCATGTCTGTGTCCCACACCTTGTCAATAGACGTCCACCCGATATTGCGAATAAGAGTCTTCGTGATTCCAGAAAACGAGTCCTCCATCTCCTTCGTCTTCACCCAAATTTCGTCGACCATGTCAAGATACGGCTTCCATGTCTTGTAGGTCCACTCTATATTCGGAATCCAAATGTTCTTACGGGCGTAAGGAAGCAACGAAGGGTTCATGACTTCCAAGAAGATATTCGCATCAGCCTCTTCGCAGTGAGGATGTACATGAGGGACGCACGCCAGACTGATTTCCTTTCCAAACACTGCCGAAAGAACTCCCCGCAGAATTTGAGTGTCCTTGTGCAATCCCGTGTGCGCCTGAAAGTTGGACACGATATTGATTCTCATTTTATGTTGGAACGCTCTTTTACTAGTAAACGCTTTGTCGCACGCCGGACGATATTATTGCGAAGAGTCTTTGGCCTTGACTGAAGGTGACTCACGTATCGCTTCCAGCTCTGTATATCTCTAGAAACACATTCAGACGTGAACACGCAAGGGCGATCGCGCCACCAACTAGCAGACGTATGTCCGCACCACTTCCAGAAGGACCCCGGGTCTGCGAATACCTTGCGCCCTCCGAGTTCCGTGTTGTCAAGCAGCTGCTTGCACACTTGTTTCATTTCGGAAGAACCATACCCATAAGTCCGACTCAACAAATCGGACTTGTATTGTTTGTCAACTATCTCAAGCTCTCTTCCGTTCCACCCTACAAACGAAATAGGTCGTAGCGAATCCCATGCGGGTTCCAATACGAACAATTGTGTCTTGTATTTTCCATAAATCCTGTCTCTGAACTCGCAGACGTCCATCTTACTTCACTCAAAAAAAGGATTTCAGTTCACCCGTCCGCGTGCCTCGGACTCCGACATTCACAGGATTGGCAATGGCAGGTGCGAATTCCTCCAAATCCTTGCGATAGAACATGTGGAAATCCACCTCTGAAAAGATCTTACCAGAAGCGTATCCGACGACACGACTGTTGAGCTCCTCCAGCTCTCCTGCGACGTTGCTCGGATCATTTCGAGAAAACATGAGGTAATAGCTCCGCATAATCACTCGCAACTCGTCGTCGCTCTGACGACTGATGGAATACTTTCCTCCGCTCATGGCAGACACCTGATCGTGAATCTTGCGCTGCAACATATCCATATTGTCAGAACTGAAAAACACGGAATTCAGGGGAGTGATGCTGTGTATGTGTCCGACGAGATCTGACCTCGCGTCGTCTTCAAATATCGGCCTGTTGTCGGAATAGACCTTGTAGGGTCTGGCAGAGAAGACGGTATTATCGTTTATGTTCGGAACATGTCCACCGTGTGCCGGCGGCGGATACTGCTGCGACGTGGAAGTCAAATTGTATCGGTTGCTAACTTGCGGGACCCCAATCCGTTCCAGAGCGTTCATCTTACTTACAACTCACGTAATTTTTCGTAGAGAGACTGACTCAACACCTCTTCAATCTCCAAAGTGATGGAATAGTTCACGTTGTCGTTGAATGTAAGCTGATTGCCGAACCCGTCCAGCAATTCTATCTCAAGAGTTTGAATATTGGTTGGCTGCAAGAACCGAAAGGTTTTGGTTGTAGTATTTGTGGATTCATTATCATATAGCGTCTTCCCTTTGTCCACGCTTATAGGTATTTTTGCAAACACCGTAAAGAACGAGTCGTTCTTCGTTTGGTGCTCCACAGTATTCCAATCGTTGATAGCCAAATAAATGTAAGGGTCTACGTTTGTGCTCATCGGGTCTTCTGAAACAATAGTTTGCGTGTTCAAATAGGTCGTGAGAGCAAGACCCGACACACTTGATGACGTTTGTTTGTAAAACCCGAGCATACTCGGAAGCGTCGGGTATACTTGCGGAGTCGCAGGGTTTCCAAAGTGAAAGTCGTATGAGTATCCAGAAGCCGTGATCGTGGTTCGCATCATAGAGTCCATCGTGGTTGTGAATGTCTCTGCTCCCGAAATACCTGAAGATTTTAGGGCTTGTGTTACTCTCTCGTGAATATTTACGTCATTGTAATATCCTTCAGGAACAGTCACCGTAGTAAAAACATCCATCGTTGCAATATTTTGAGACACTCCAACCGAAAACAGAGATTGCACAGTAGACGATCCTTCAAACAGTGTGTTGCTGAGCGATACATAATTTCCCCCGACTGATCGTATGAAATACGTTGTGCCTTGAACGATGTTTCCAAACGTCGTGAAGTTGTAGAATGTCACAGACATTCCAGGTACAAGAGACGCAAGTGATCCTGAGGGAACGTATACAACGCCATTTATCAACTGTACTCCGCTGAATGATAAGCCTGATATTCCAGTCACTCGTATTCCGAAAGATCTGTTTCCTCTGGCTGTTGAAATGTTGTAAAACTTGTTCGGCAATTCAAGAGACGTCAGTTTCACGGACATTGCGTTTTTCACAACACGACTTAACCGAAAGATAAAATGACTAGCAAGGCTTGAAGCCGTAGAAAGAACTGGAGAAATATAGTTCGGATTCGCTGAAACTGTTTGTGTGATAGATGTGTCGCCAGTATAAAACGCACGATAACGCGTGTCTATGTTGAAGACACTTGTTCTCACGTCCTTGTTGTATCTCACGCTCAACTTACTCTTATCGTCAAAATCTTGCGGTTTCACGATGTCTTCATCTAGGTGTCTGTTTCCTGCAAACCTACGAAATGCTTCTTGGTTTTCAAGAACTACTCCGCGGTCGTGTGTCTGTGGATCCACGTCCGACTTTCTGCTTACGACATCGTGGAACGAATTCTCCTGATTCATCAATATCGTCTTTGCGTTCTCTTCGTATTGCTGAGCAAGTATTTGCTGATACGTCAACGGTTGCTCCATTTGTAGTCACTTGTTATTTCGTTGAAAGTGTTTTTAACCGACAACAATAATAGAGAATGTCGGACACCCAAGCTTACATAGACAGACTTTCGCTAGGACCAGTAGGCAATACGGGACAAACCGGATCTATTGGAGCCACAGGACCTACAGGTCCGACTGGTCTTAGCTCATTTGGAATACAAGGCCCTACAGGTTCAACGGGTCCAACGGGTCCGACAGGTCCAACGGGCCCGACTGGACCGACGTCTATTCCGGCAAACTCCGATTTAACCACAAACGTTTCTGGAACACAAACAGTTATTGTCGTGGGTGGAGTTTCGGGATACAATATAGTCTCTTACTCCACAGATGGCGGGAATATCTGGTCGTCCATTAATACTGGAGATAACCTTAATTTTAACAAACTCACATGTATTGCGACGAACGGCGAGGTTATTGTAGTTGGCGGACAAGGAACCGATAGAAACATAGCATACGCATCTACTAGCGATCCAAACAGTTGGAGAATCGGAAATATTTATGATAATGCCCTGCCTGCAAAAATAGTATGGAATCCGTATTCTCAAAAATTCATTGCCGCGTTTAATGCTACTACTAATCTAAGCACATACGTGGCCTTATACTCTTCATCGGACGGTAACACGTGGTCTACTATAACTGCCGGTGCCACAAAGAACGATAATACCAGATACGATATGTATAAAGTAACTGATATCGCGTGTATTGGTAAGTATGTAATTATAATCGGCGGACAAGCATTGGGGGTACCCTTAGGCGTGATTGAGTATAACAACACAGACACATTTATTCTTTCGGCTGACGGCGGATTAACCTGGGGTTCTCCTCAAAACATGCACAACTCTAACAACACTGCTACGATAATAAAGGCTAGATCGGTGAGTCCTTACTATAACGACCGGTGGATAGTTTCTGGAAAGTCAGATTACGGTGGAGTGTTGATAACGTCTCCTTTAATTGCGTCTGGAACCTCTTGGACAACGGAAACGCCCTCATCCTTCTCAGATTGCGTAGGGCTCGTAAACAACGGAGCTGGTTGGTGGCTCGCTACAGTCCCTAGAGGTCTTGTACCAACAGATAGCATCCTAACAACTGTCGGCACTGATTTAATGGGCGGATTCTCAACTGTGTATTCTAGTCTATCTGGCGGTCCTGTAAGGATAGTATGGTCTGGAAAGAAGTTTTATTATGTTGGGTCTGGCGACATTCTTCTTTATTCGTCCGACGGTAGAGCGCCGTGGACTAGGGCAAATATCTCAACCGTCCAAATTACAGACATAACCTTCACTCCGCCGCGTATAACACTTACACCTTCTGATGCGTTTGAGCGTTATTTCATGACCTCGTCTGTTGGAATATCGGGCTCTTTACAGGTAAATGAATGGGTTCACTTAAAAAACATTACTTCATTCCAACAAGAAGTGCGGACCACAAATTCAAGCGTATTACTGCCACCCGTAACTTCTTTTTCTCCACAGAACGTTGATACTCCAACAGCTATTGTATATTCCAACGGAAGTAGTCTAACAGCAGTATAAATAATGTCTATTTTGTCAGCTAGTCAATGGACGGCTCAAAATCGCGCAGTATTATGTGTCGGAAAAACTGGACCCGACGGAAGTAGCGGTTCTGATGGCACGCGAGGACCTACTGGACCTACTGGACCTACTGGACCGACAGGACCGTCTGGACCTACTGGACCAACCGGGCTTCAAGGGGTAGTCGGGTCAACTGGAGCTACAGGGCCTACTGGTCCTGTATCGTTTCCGCTGACGTTCATAGACGCTCAAACAGGCGGAGGGTATCAAGAATACATTCTGACTCCAGCCAACGTAAACGGTCTAATACTGATAAAAAACAATTCTCCTGAAAATTCACCGGAGATAGTGCTGGTTCTCTCTGCAGCGCCTGTTGGATCTTGGTGGATGATAAAGGCTTCTTTGAGGTATCAAGTTACTGTAAAATGGTCGGTTAGTGTTTCAGATACTGCTCGCATACTCGGCACTTTACCCACAGCAACAGATACGAACCCTACAAATCTCATCTATGTGTATTGGGACGGAACGACTTTGAATCTTTATTAGAACAGATATAATAACAGATGTTGAGTGCAAGTCAATGGACTAAACTGAACACAGCTTTGAGGTGTCAAGGACCCAAGGGCAACGATGGATCAACGGGACCTACTGGACCCACTGGACCTTCTTCAACCGGATCCTCTGGTCCCACGGGTCCAACCGGAAGTGACCAAGGACCTACTGGTCCAACTGGCCCCGACGGAGCAATGGGAGCAACTGGAGCAACAGGTCCAAAGGGTGCTCCCGTAAACACAATCGCAATCAACGCAAGCGGATCACTGAACATTTCTGGCGCATCTAGGTTTACAACAATCTTATTGAATCCATCTATTTCTGGAACTGTTGTGGACTTAACGCCTTCCACTCTCGCTTCTGGCGAATGGGTCTTCATGAAAAATATTGGAGAAAACACAACCACTATAAGTGGAGTATTAAGTAATACCGGATTCAGAAATCTACCTGCGCAAACCATTAACGGAACAGTTGTCTACTATCAATCGCCTATTGTAGCAATCGCTCGAAACGCCTCTGGGCTGTGGATGTATTAAAGCGTCAAAGTAGTCGGCTTTTCCTTGAGAGATTCCGGCATAGTTCCGTTCTTGCGGTGCTCCACGACTTCGGTCCACGTTTGCTCAAATGCTGAAAGGTTGTTGCTGAGCCATTCCGGGTCTTTTTCTACCGAATGAAATCGCGTCTTTAAGAGAACCCACCACACAAGCTGATACGACTCCGGGTCTTCGCACCCCAGTTTCTTGAGCGTTTCCTTCTTCCATTCCACTACGACTTTGGGGTCTGCACTATCGCAATATACAAACGATCCGTCATTCATAGAAAGGAACGCAGACTTATGTTCTGTTACAGTGTCAACCCACTCTGAATAATTCACGACCTTGAACTTGAACTCTGCGTAGTCGCACGCATCCAATCCTGCGCAGGCCATTTGAAGCTGCATTTGATGGATGTACATGCTCGGAACAGGCGTGGTCTCGTCAAAGTCCCGCGAAATAGGGCACTTGATCTCAAGCAAACGGCCGAATCTCTCTTCATTGTCCGTCTGAATACCGTCGGGCGACGCACCCAGAAACGAATGCTCTGCGTGCGGAATACACGTGGTGTCCACGATCTTTACTCCAAACATCTTTTCGTAAATCTGCTTTGCAATCGGCTCAAATTGAGTTCCCCACATCAGCGATCGTGCCCCTCCGCCATTCCCAGAGTCTCTTGGCAGCAACTTTGACAACATCAGTTCGCGTCGTGTTGCTTGACTTGCGCCCGCCACTGTCTTGTAAATTTCGGAAGCAGTAAGCATCTCGCCACGTTTCAGATGCCATGCGTCCGTCCGCTGATCGTTCTGTCCATACGTAGCAATAAGCGCACTGACTTTCTCCTTGATATCCATCTTACTCTTTATACCCCCCCACGTTGTAATTCGTTTTAAGGCAAGAATCTTTGGAACTTCAAATGGAAATACGGTCTCAGGAGGAATGGGTTCTGTACCGGTTGGAAAAGTTCTATGCTTCTTCCGACAATTTGGAACGCATCGGAAAAATCATTCGCGGAGAGTCTGGTCTTTCTCTTCGTCTCATAGACTGGTTCGTGACGAACTACTCAAAGAAATACAACGTGTCGTATCTCACGGAATCCGGGAAGCATGTCGTTGTCTATCTCTCTTACAAGTCGCATCTCAAGGCGTACAGTAAGAAGCGGTTTGACCCTTTCTGCAGATGGAAGCGCATCAAGTTCCACGACATTGACACTACGGTTGGTCAACTGAACTTCTTTGAATGGGCGCTCACCGATGAGGTCCTTAAGTATCTTGAAGCTCATCACGACGAGATCCACGCAGACATGGAAACTCGTATTCACGAAGAGAGGGAAGCGGATTCGCCTAGAAAGCGCCACGAACTCTCTCGCTCTGCGACAAACACGCTGAAGCGACACGACGTGAATATCGTTTATAAGTTTAATTGAGCGTGCGTATCCTCTACTCTCAGAACGTCTTCACAATACATAAAATGCTTTCGCAACTTCGAAAGGATCTTTTGTATTCAGACACAAGCCGCGACATTGTGGAGCACGACGAGGATATTGACGCAGACCTCATTACTATTGAAGGCCGAGACGTGTATCAGGGCTCCATAGACCCGAGGTTCACTTCATACAATTTGGACGTTCATTGGTTATACGACGATTCTTTGAAGCGTGTTGGCCTCATTGAGCATGAAACGCACGACCGAAGAATACAAGAGTGTTTATGGTTCTACGAGAACCCTTACGCCACTTACTTGCAGGAACCAGGCTGGACTACTACGAGTAGCACGATATGGTCCCGCCTTTCCAACGAGGCTTACCAGGATTGCTTGGAAAACGACTTCAACAATATTGTGGAGATGTCTCTGAACGGAGACACCCGAATCATTCTGCCTCAGATGCTCGCAAACCCGATTACCGAATTCTACGAGTGTTCGTCGTGTCAAAAACGAACTCTTTCAGCGCCGAGCAGTTGCTCTGCAGTGAAAAAGATCTCTTTTAATGGAAAGTTTTACGTATTTTTAGACGATTCGTTTGTTATGTATCACCCCCCTCCCGATTCATCTATTTGGTCTACACTGCGCCTGCAGCACGACGGCGGCGAGCAGGTGCCGCAGAAGCTGGAGCAGAAGCTGGAGCAGGTGCGGGAGCCTCCTCGGGGATCTCCTCAGTCGCCGAGTTCTGAGGAGCATCTGGAATCACCGGAGAAGCAATAGTCTCCTCCTCCACATCCTCTCCCTCCTCGTCTGGCATGAAGACACTACGCGCATTCATGCGGGACTGGGGGAACACCTGCGCATACGTCATACGCCAAGTAACTCCAAACCCGCCTCCTGCAATAATGTAGATGGACCCGCTGACTACGAGGTTTGAATCCACTCCCTTAGGGAATACGGAATTCAGAGAGGTAGGAGACACGTAGACTGGGTTTCCCTTTGAATCAATGATATCCACATTGACCCGGTTGTCGTAAACAGGGACCTTGATGGTAAGGCTAGGAGGATACTTTCCGTTGGGAATGTACTCGCCATCCACCTTGTCAACGGAGAGACGCATCAGCTTCTTGAAACCGTCGCGAATCGCCTCCTCAGAGCGCTTCTTGCCGAACCACTTTACGCTGTTCTCAACTGCGGATGAAATGATCTTCTCCTCCATATCTAGCAGGAAGTTGTAGAGCTTCGTGGTATCATCTGTATCCGGCGCACGGTCCTTGCCGTAAGGATCGCAACCCTTCATGGACCCAATGAGAGTGTAAGAAGTGTTTCCACCCTCTGCCTCGCGCTGAAGAACTCCGCCGGGGAATGCCATGCGAGGAAGACGCAGCTGTAGGTTCTGACCATCGTACTTGATGCTTACTGGCGGATTACGACCATTCTTTGCCTGTCCGATAACGAAAGTAACGCGGCTAGTATCAATGTTGCGAACGTTCACGATTGCGTTGGTGCTCATCTTGTTGTATGTGTCTTGTACTATCCCGAACGATGTAAATCCGTTTTCAACGAAGAATTCCACTTTTTATAAATGAACACGTGTTTATCATGTAAAAATAAGACGAGCAACGAAAGGTGTAAGAGCAAAAGCATCAAGGGGCTCACTATGTGCGGACACCATATTAAATCCAAAACGCCGAGGCTGTGGCATATTGTGAACAACTTGGACGCGAAAGTCACTCTTTTATCTAGAATGTGGAGAGGTCATGCTGTTCGGATACGTCTCAAACACGCAGGACCGGGTGTATTGAAACGATCCATATGCCACAACGAAGAAGAGTTAGTATCTGCAGAACCAAAAAGTTCTCAGAATCCTCTTGAATACTTCGCGTTCGAGGAAGGCGGAAAGGTGTGGTGGTTTGACGTGAAGAGCATACTCGCATGTCTCAATTCGTCGTTGACTCCTACAAACCCATATACTCGTCAACCTCTATCCATTGAAACTCGGCGGAGACTGAGGACGGTATACGTCTACAGAATGCGGCACAACTTGCCAGTCCTCTTCTCTGTTCCGAAGCGGACTTTCTACGAACTCGTAGACCTTTATTGGCTCAGAACGTGCCAGGTTCTTCATGAGAACGGGTTTGAAGATGTGAATCCGTCTTTGTTTTCTAGATTCACAAAGCCAGAATATCAGATTTTCTTGAGTTACCTTGTTCGCGATATGATTGTTATTGCAACCGATCATCCTCCATTTTTACTTAGATATGTTGCATTACTCAAGCGAATGCGAGATAGAGTCGCGACTGTAGATTACGAACATGTACAAATGTGTGTTGCCTCCAATATCACTGCTATTTTACACGACATGGCGAATCCGTACCATTTTTGTTTCATAATTATGAGTGCCCTCCACCGCTTGTGATTTAAACAGGTCAGGAGGATAGAGAGTATAACCTGCGTTAGAAATGCCCCGCACCAACTCCTCCAATACTACAAACATGCCCGCTGCTCCCAAGAAGTCCGCCGCCAAGACCCCCGCCTCCGCCTCCGCTGTCGTGGTCCCCGTTGTGCCTGCCCCTGCCCCTGCCCCTGCGCCCGTCGTTGCCTCTACGCCTGCTTCCACTGCCACCACCGCCGCCGCGACTCCTCTGCCCGCCGAGACCCGCTCTGCCGATGCCCTCCTCACCTCCGTGCAGGACCGCCTTCGTTCCCTGAGCACTGAGGTCAGCACCCGCATTCGTGAGCTGATTCGCGAGGCGACCGACGCTGCCAAGGCCATCAAGCGTGAGTCCCGCGAGTCCAAGCGCCGTGTTCGTCGCGACCCTTCCACGATGAGCACGGAGGAGCGTGCGGCCTACGATGCCCGCCGCGCGAACAACGCGTTCCTGAAGCTCCGCCCCATCTCCGACGAGCTGGCCAGCTTCATGGGTCTGCCCGCCAAGTCTGAGCGCAGCCAGACGGATGTCACCAAGTTCGTTGCCTCTTACGTGAAGGCCAACAGCTGCTTTGACCCCTCTTTCAAGCGCCGCATTGTGCCTGACGCCAAGCTCTCCAAGCTGCTGCGCGTGACCGACAAGCAGGAGGTGACTTACCTGAACCTGCAGACGTTCCTGAAGGTTCACTTTCTCAAGCCCGCCGCGCCCGCGACGGCGTAAGTTTCCTGTTTTTCTAAAACAGGTGGTGGACAAGAATGCGCCTTGACGATCAAATACTATTTGCATTTGAATGGGCTCTAGCAATATCAATAGGAACAACGGCGGTTCTGTTCTTTTATGTTTTAACAAAGCGTCTATAGTTCAGTGGTAGAATGCAACTCTTCCAAGGTTGTAACACGGGTTCGATTCCCGTTGGACGCACCATCCTATATTGTCTAACGGCTAGGATACTTGGCTTTCACCCAAGAAGTCGGGGTTCGATTCCCCGTATAGGAACCATATTGGTCTCAAATGACGCCCAATACGGTTTAAAACTTTATGAATCCCTCCTTATTCATGAAATAGTAGGCAATGAGCGAGGCTCCCAGCAGATTGATTCCTGTGTGAGCCGTCACGCCGCCCTTCATAATGAGGTAGATGTGACTTCCGAAGACAATCGCAATGCCGATGTAGTATGCGAGCAGGTGGAAGTCCATATTTGGGTTGTATCTATTAAGCAAAACATTATTCGTCGAAAACGGATTTTGGAATTTTTATGAGGAAACAGCATATCTAGAAGTTATCAGAATGTTCCTCCGTTCCGGTCTTGACACCACCCCCGAGATCACTCGCGAGATGCGCGAGCGTGAGAATGCTGCCCGTGCCCTTTCGTATGAGAGGTATCTTGCCCAGAAGGCTGCTAAGAAGGCAGAGTCTCCTGGCGCAAAGGCGCATGCTACCATGGCTGCTAAGAAGGAGAAGCAACTCGCTGCGATTGAGAAGCGCAAGGCGACGATTGCGGCAAAGAAGGAGGAGAAAATGAAGAAGTATATTGCCGCTGCTCCGTTCAACGAGTTCGGTCGCAAGTACTACGACGGACTGCGGGAGGCCTACAATGTCGCAGGTGCGGAGATGGAGGAGTGGTTCTGTGTCTTCAAGAGTCTGGGCTGCGACCACGACAAGTTCATGGCATATCTCCGCCGCGACAAGCTTACCGACTGGGACCGCCTGATCAAGTCGTATTGGTCGTAAACAATAAACAAAACAACATCTAGTACTTTTTCACTTCGAAAACGGATTTGAAAAGTCCAAGCGAGATTTGCAGAATCAAAATGGAGAAGCTTCTTCACACAATCTTCCTGAAATCGCCCCCGAATTTGTGGGATGCGTTTGAAGCGGAATGCCAGAAGTTCTACAACGAACCTGCGCATTCGCTCACAGACATGAGGACTCGTGACAACAAGAAAGTGCGCGGCGACATCTTTGAAGACTTCTGCGTTCTCTATTTGCGCAACGTTGGCGGGTACGACAACGCATGGAGACTAGAAGATGTCCCGCCTGAAATCCTTGAGAAGATGGGAATGAAGCGTCAGGATTTCGGGATTGATATCATCGTGGAAAAGGCAGGTAAGTATTCTGCAGTTCAGTGCAAATACAAAAAACACGTAAGCTCAAAAATCAATATGGTTACATGGAAGGCACTCTCCACTTTCTACGCGCTCTGTCTCCGCACTGGTCCGTGGGAGAAATACATTGTGATGACCAATTGTTCGTATGTGCGTCACCAAGGCAAAAAAACTCAAAAAGATGTTTCTATCGGTCTAAAGAAGCTTCAGACAATGACCAGCGACCAGTGGGTATCCATGTGCAACCTCGTCGGGCAAACTATGTCCGTCGTCAGCACGGAAAAGCCGAAGACTGTAGAGGAACTGCGGACGGCGAGGCTCAAGTTCTTGGGTGTCTGAGTAGAAGAAAGTGTGGTAAAACTAAAGCAATATTTTTGATTTAAAAAATAAGCATCACACACAAATGTCGAATGCGAATGCGAATATTCGCCTTCGCCAAGACACCACTGGAAATTGGGCGAGCGTTTCCGGAAGCGCCTTTTTAAGACAAGGCGAACCTGGAGTAGAATTCGTTGAGGCAAATAGAGTCAGATTAAAGATAGGAAACAGTGCCGGTAATCTAAGTAGTTCATTGTTCAGAGACCTTCCATACGTAGGTTCGGATCTACCCTTGTTTTCTGCTACGGACACACAAGTCCAACTAAAGAATCTATCTGGACCAGTATTGACAGTAGACGGAAATGGAGTAACAATCGGAAACCCTGTCAGTATAACTACGGGAGGTAGTTTGAACGTCTCGGGAGTTTCGTCTTTGAATGTTCTCAATGTCCAAAACACATCAACCTTTTCTGGACTAGCGCGTGCCGAGGGCGGACTGACCGTTCCGATAGGACGAACCTTAACTTCTAGCGGAACGCTGAACGCGTCTGGTGCAAATTTCACCGCGTTAGTCAACGCATACAGCGGAATCGATGTAACCGGAAACATATCGGGAGGAACTCTCACCACTAGCGGAACTGCAAATATCGGCGGAGTTCTTACCGCGAATGCAGGAATCAGCACTACCGGAACTATTTCGGGAGGCGGACTTACCATTTCAGGAGCAAACGCAGACTTGCGCAATGGCTTGACGGTCAGTGGCGGAGCTACGATTTCTGGGCTCCTAACTGCAAACACAGGAATCAGCAGTACCGGAACCATTTCGGGAGGCGGACTCACCATTTCAGGAGCAAACGCAGACTTGCGCAATGGCTTGACGGTCAGTGGCGGAGCTACGATTTATGGAATCCTAACTGCAAACACAGGAATCAGCAGTACCGGAACCATTTCGGGAGGCGGACTCACCATTTCAGGAGCAAACGCAGACTTGCGCAATGGCTTGACGGTCAGTGGCGGAGCTACGATTGCTGGAATCCTAACTGCGAACACAGGAATTAGCAGTACCGGAACCATTTCGGGAGGCGGACTCACCATTTTAGGAGCAAACGCAGACTTGCGCAATGGCTTGACGGTCAGTGGCGGAGCTACGATTTCTGGAGTCCTAACTGCAACCGGCGGAATCAGAAGTACCGGAAACATTTCGGGAGAGTCCATTTCCGGAGGAACGTTGTCAACTACCGGAACCGCGAGTATCGGAGGACTTCTTACTGCGAACGCAGGAATCACGGTAAGTGGAAACATGTTGGGAGAAACGCTGACGATTTCCGGAACTGGCGTTTCTGGCGGAAGACTTACTATCGGCGATCCGTCGCCAAAAGACGGAAGCGTTCAAATTCAGGCCACTACGACCCTTTCCGGCGGAGCAAATAACTTGGTTCTCAGTTCCGTGAGCGGAGCGATTCGTCTGAATAACGCGACTACAGTGTCCGGGCTTTTAACTGCGAACACAGGAATCAGCAGCACCGGTAATATTTCCGGAGCTTCCATTTCCGGAGGAACGCTGTCCACTAGCGGAACTGCGATTATCGGAGGGTCTCTTACTGCCAACAACGGAATCACAGTAAATTCAGGCGATCTTACGCTTACTCCTACTACGGGTATAAGTACACTATTATCACAAAGTGGAGATGTGAGAGTTGGTAACCGCTTATTCGTCGGGACAACCAGCACCTATAGTAAGTCTTATATTGAGGGAGACCTTCAAATTAATGGAAACATACAATACGTATCAGCAAGCGGTGCAGCGCCAATTACGGTTAGCGGCAATTTAACTATTCCTGATGGGCAAATTTTGATAGTAAACGGGAGTATGACGCTAAGTGGAAGTACTACAGCAGCCTTTAACAGTCTTGCTGACATTAATTTAGAGGATGCAACCGGAACGTTTAAAACTCAAAAGGGTCTTTTTACAGCGACTGGAGGAGCATTAATACCTACTGGAAAAGTATTGACAGTCAGCGGTAGTACAGTGCTCATCGGTAATATTTCAGGGGGTTCTTCCGGTAATTTTGACTTCTCAGGGAGTAATCAGCCTTTTAAGACATCAACCGGAACCAACACTATCGGCGGCCCGCTTATTGCCAACGCAGGAATCAGCAGCACCGGGAATATTTCAGGAGCAACGTTGTCCACTACCGGAACCGCGATTATCGGAGGGTCTCTTACTGCCAACAACGGAATCAGTGTGTCTGGCGCCTTTAATGCGTCAGGACTATCCACCTTATCTGGCCTCACGGTTCAGAACAGTCTCAACGTTTTAGGAGCTACGAACCTATCTAGCTCACTGACTCAGACTGGAAATGTTGATATATCAACCGGAACTGGAAACGTTACGTTGAACGGAGACACTACTGTTGTTTTAGGTAAGAATTTTACGGCAGGAACTAGTATTGATGTTGATCGCTCAAGATATGCTCTCACTTCGTATTTCCCGACGAATACGCCCGTCCAACATGGCAAATACGGGTTAGGCGGTGCATCTGCTATCATATCCAATAGCCGTATCAGACCTGCTGCAATTGTAATGCCGGAAGTAGGACCTATACGCTTCGTAGATTCATATTATAGACAAACTGTTCCAGACACTGGCGCAGACATTGCAATGCCAGTTGAGCTTGTTTTTCCTATAACTGCAACAATCTCTGGTGGCTATTTTACAATATCTGGAAGTTCCAGTCTACTGATGCCAGGTATGATAGTATCAATATCCGGTACTGCGGGTGGACTTGCGAATGGAACCATCAAACATATTCAGGCTGTGGATGGTGCAAACATTATTCTAGGCGGTACAACCCATACTTCACTTTGGGGCTCGACTTTTAAGTTTGCAGAGGGTTACTACAACACAGCTGATACAACCCCATCAAACGCATTCATGGTTCTGAATACGACTGCAAACACTGGGCTATTCGTTGGAGGAAAATATGGCGCGCAGGGAGCGGACACAAGCCTTACAGCCTCTGGCGGTCTTATTTTAGGAAACTACGTCACTGGTCAACCTGGAAAGATTTCAACTGCAACAAACGCAACGGGTCTCAACATAACATCCGCGAACGGCGACATGAAGTTTTTTGGAAATACTGGAGGCGCCAGGCTCACGGTTCCTCAAGCGGCAGGCACGGCGGTCTCTGTGTCGGGGGGGCTTAATGTTAGTGGCTCCCTACTTATGGAGACCACAGAAAATGGACAGTTCAGAACCGGACAAGGAGACGTTTATTTGAACGGATCCACTGCCATTGCGGAAGGTCGGAATTTTACGATGGGATTTAGCACAGGGTCTGGAAACGGAACATTCTCAACCGGAACTGGAACCGTTACCTTGAACGGTCCAGTCAAGATCACCAACAATACTGCAAGTGCCCTGAACGTGTCTGGACTGACAACCGTCTCGGGACTTACGGTGAATAATACTCTCACCGCCAACGGAACGCTCACAGCGGCTGGTGCCACTTTCTCATCAGGAGTCACCGCCAACGGAGGAATCACAGTTGGCGCTAATCAAAGTTTGACGATGACTGCTGGAAGCGGAAACTTCTCAACAGCAACTGGAGGAACCGTGTCGTTGAACGGAGATGTCACTATTGCTGCAAATAAGAGTTTGACGATGACTGCTGGAAATGGAACATTCTCAACCGGATCTGGAGACGTTACCTTGAACGGTCCAGTCAATATCACCAACAATACTGCAAGTGCCCTGAACGTGTCTGGACTGACAACCGTCTCGGGACTTACGGTGAATAATACGCTCACCGCCAACGGAGGAATAACGCTTGGCACAAGTAAGAGTTTAACTATGGACAACGGAACAAATGGAACGTTCACAACCGGAACAGGAGCCGTTGCGTTGAACGGAGATGTTACGATTGCTGCAAATAAGAGTTTGACGATGACTGCTGGAAATGGAACATTCTCAACCGGAACAGGAGTTGCTTCATTTAATGGCCCTACTAAGTTCAATTCTAGTATACGATCGCAATCGGCGTATCTAATGGGTGATCAAGCCCAAGGGGAAAGCGTCGCAACGCACTTGCGAATTGACACACATTACACAAACAGTGGGGTTCCATTCCCATACGACGTATACCCGATCACAAAAGTCAGATGGGATCGCGCCGACACTAGCACCGGTTATAACCTTTTTACTATATCGGGAGCAGGTGGAAAGCTGTGTCTTGGAACAACCGTGACAATCAGCGGGACCTTGAATATCAGCGGAGGCGAGACGATTGCTGGAAACAAATATTTCGTCATTCAAGATTACGAATCTGGCAGAAATAATGAATACGCTTTCTCAGGGAATACTGCAGGGTTAGGAAAGACGTTTAATAATTCGGCTGGATTTATCAATTCAATAAGCGGAGCTGGAAGAACTTTTGCTGGTGTCTCAGGATTGACCGGGGTTTCGGCAGTTGTTTATTCATACGAGAACACGGGCATATTTATTGGTGGACCCAGGCCTGCTAAGGACACAAGTATCACCGCCTCTGGAGGTCTTATTCTAGGAAGCGCTGGAGATACCGTTTCTGCCAAGATTTCAACTGCCGACGATGTGCCAGGTCTCAACATAACCTCAGCCGGCGGCGACATGAAGTTTTTTGGAGCGAGTGCTGGAGGCGCCAGGCTTACCGTTCCCCGACTGGCAGGCTCGGCGGTCTCTGTGTCGGGAGGGCTGAGTGTGTCGGGAGCACTGAGTGTTGCCGGAGTAACCACCTCGTACAACGGACTAAATCTACCAGGAGCAGGATATTTAGATGGCTCAACCGTGAGCGGGGTCGAGAATCTACGTATTCGGCCATCAACTAATTCTGGTGCCATATTTTTAGCAGATGCTGACGGAAATAACAGATTTGCTGTTTCAAATAGTAGTATTGTAGCGTTCCAGAATGTTACAATTTCTGGTGCCTCGTTGAGCACAACTGGCAACGGTGCCATAACTATGAACAGCACAGGAAGTGGGGCGTTTACGACAGGACAAGGAGACGTGTCGTTGAACGGAAATGTTACGATTGCTGCAAATAAGAATTTGACAATGACTGCTGGAGGCGGAAACTTCTCAACAGCAACTGGAGGAACCGTTACCTTGAACGGTGAAGTTAAGATCACGAACAATACTGCAACTGCCCTGAACGTGTCTGGACTGACAACCGTCTCGGGACTTAAGGTGAACAATAAGTTGGAGTTCGCTACTAACGGAGTGTTTGATTTGAGCGGTATCGGATCTGGTGGCACCATTAAGCTTTCTGGGACCGGAGCAGGTGTTCCTACGATTCAATACGGAACTCTTAGTGGCGGCGATATAACTTGCCAAAAGATAGATGTTTATAATTCGTTCACTCAGACGGGCAATCACACCTTCACAACCGGAACTGGAACCGTCCTGTTGAAAGGAAACACTACGGTTGATGCTGACAAGACCTTCACAACCGGAACTGGAACCGTCCTGTTGAAAGGAAACACTACGGTTGATTCTAACAAGACCTTCTCAACCGGAACTGGAACCGTTGCCTTGAATGGCCCTACGACGGTTTACAACACTCTTACGATGGACACCGATAGAGTATTTACGGCAAGTAAGATACTTAGCGCCGATCGCTCAAACTATAGTATAGCTTCGTATTTCCCGGCGGGTGTAACTCAGACAACTGCTTCAGGTGGACAAATTGAGATGCCAAACCAACTTGGCAAATATATTGCGGGCGCAGCTTCGGAATCTAATATCATAGAAAAAAGCCGTATGATACCTTCTGCAATAATCATGCCAGAAATAGGACCTATACGATTCGCCGATCAATATTATAGGAAGCCAAGCGGAGGGAACACCGTTTATACGTTTGATGAAATTTCATTCCCTATAACTGGAATATCAGGATCAACTTCAGACCCATTAAATGGGGACCACATGTATTTTACAATTAGTGGAGGAGACAACAGTATCCTATGTCCAGGTATGATCGTAACGATTTCCGGTAGTGCAGGTGGACTTTCAAATGGAGTCTCAAAATACATTCAGGCTGTGCTGACTAATAGCAGGATTATTTTGGGTGCCAGGAGTGAACCTCTTTGGGGAGGGAGTTACCTTCTGGGAGATGGTTACTACAACCCGAGCACGGACACCAGCTTCAGTACCGGTGCATCTATCGTTCTCAGCAAACCTGCAAACACCGGGTTATTCGTTGGAGGAAAATGGGGTGCGCAGGGAGCAGACACAAGCCTCACAGCCTCTGGCGGTCTTATTCTAGGAAACTACGTCACTGGACGACCTGGAAAGATTTCAACTGCCAGTGGCGCAAATGGATTATACATAACATCGGAGCAAGGTTCCATACAGTTATTCGGAAATACTGGAGGCGCCAGGCTCACCGTTCCTCAAGCGGCAGGCACGGCGGTCTCTGTGTCGGGAGGACTTAATGTTACTGGAACGCTCACCGCCAACGGAGATGTGACGATTGCGAGTGGAAAATCTTTGACTGTTACAGGTGCTACGTTGACTGGATTTTTTCTGCCTGGTATGATGATGATGTGGGGCGGTTCAAGTGCCCCTACCGGTTGGTTGCTATGCGACGGAACATCATACAATCGAAGCGGCACCTACGCCGACCTGTTTAATGCAATTTCAACGGTTTACGGAAGTGGCAGCGGGTCTACTTTCAATGTCCCGGACACGAGAGCACGTACTGTGCGTGGCGTGGGATCAGCCGGCTCCACAACAGTAAACCTTGCGGCCAAAGCAGGAGCAGACACCACATCTTTTACAATCTCGGCCGCCAACTTGCCGCAACACAGACACACAATTTATGCAGGAGGTGTGGGCGTTCTTGCCTCCTCGTCGGGTGGATATGGTTATGGTACTAGTAGTAACATTATTGGTGGGAATATTACGATTACGGATGCTTCTGCAACTGATAGAGGCACTTATGCGGACGACGGCACAACGAAGACGACGAACTCAGGAATCTCTGTCACCACCACAAACCAGTATATCGGCATCAACTACATCATCAAGTTTTAATGATTCCCTTTCCCGCCATAAAACAAGCGAGCATGTTCTCAATTTTCTGGTTATTTACAGGAGCCATCGTGGGCCTTTTGCTCGTGTCCGTGTTCATTCCGCCCGCACGCAAGGACATGCAAGTCCCCACTCCGTTCTCAAAGTCCGTGTATCGCACTCCCACAGGGTGCGTCAAGTTCAAGACCGAGCGCGTAGAGTGCTCCGAAGACGCCACGTCCCTGAATTTCGTCGCATCCTCACATAAATAGATGTTCCAGATCCAACTTTCAAAGCTCCTCGCCAATCCCCGAAGCATAAAGGTCCTCTCCTTCCTCGTAGGGTTCGGCATCGTCATTCTCATGTGCCACAAACCCATACGCACCCAGCTCACGCTCGGAGTCCCTGTTGCCGAACTTGAGGAAAAAACCGTGAGGTCCGACGGTCAGTGTTTCCGTTATCGCGCGGAAGACTCCAAGTGCGAATTCTCCGACTCTAAATAAACATGGCAGACGGCGCAACGGATTTGAGTTCTCTTCTCGGCGGCGGACCTGTTCAGTCCCCTGCATTTGCCCCCATGGTAACGGGCGGGGACCCCTTCATCGCTCCTCTTCCCTCCAACTCCCCCGCCTCAACCCTCAAGAGCAACGAGGCCACTTTCTTCACGGTTTATCGCGCATTCAAGCGTCTGCTGACCTACGTCTCCTTTTTCTTGGCCGCCGTCATCATTTCTCTCCCTGCTCCCCGCCATCTCTTCCTCCAATACATTCCCAACACCTACACCTCTGGCGGCGTCGTGTCCTACATGGGCGCGGGCATTCTAGGGCTCATCGCCGTCGCGATAACCTACGTCCTCACGACCTTCCTCAATGTCCTCGTCTAACACGAATAGACATACTTCCGCAATCCGTATTCCCGCATGCACTTTTGCAGAAACATCTCGCAGTCTGCGCACGGCTTTGAGTTTCTCACTTCCCCGCTTTTGTTCAGTCGCACAACTTCAAGCGTACATCCGCTCAGTTGTGAAATGTCTCCTAGACGCTTCACAACTGCCCGTTCCGCATGCAAACTCTGGTCGGACCATCCCGATCCACGACACCTAGTTCCCAGCATGTTCCTTGCGACCGCAATCACCTTGCGCCTCCTCAGAATAGTCGCAACATGAAACTCGGTGTTATGAACCCGCATGTAGTCCATCTTTGGAACTCAAATCTCGGTAAACCGAATCCGTTTTCAATCAAGCGAAGTATAAAGGTAATGGATCAATGGTTTTACCTTCGGCGTAGGTCAAAAGGTTGGACGCAAGATCCGCCTGCGTCAATACACCCCCGAATCCTTTTCGGTCCAGGATGTTATTTGGACAAACCTGGATTCATTGAAAAATACAACATAAGTCACGTCATCAACTGTGCGTTCGACACAGACTGCCCCGAATCCTTCCGCAGAAAGAACCCAGACAAGTATGCGTGTCTCAACGCCGTCGACAATCTTGAAGCCGACATTTTGAATTGGTATCCGATCTTTGAATCCACTCTCAACATGTTCCTACAAGACCCGCAGTGCAGGAACGTATACGTTCACTGCCAGTGCGGAATCAACAGGAGCGGCTTTCTTTCGGTGGCGTATGCTTGTAAGAAACTCAAGTTCCCCTATCATGACGTAGTGAAGAGCATAATGTTCCAACGACCGTGTGCGTTGACGAACCCCCACTATCGCTCCCAAGTCCAACATTTCTGCAAATAATACTTTCACGACACATGCTCGCAAACACATATGGACAACGTATTCCGAACGAAGAAATTCAGGGATGTTCCGGCGCGATCAAGAATGCATCCCGTCATTACGGGAACATTGGATTCTATCCATCAATCTATCGTCAATTCCCTGAAAGACGCGAATCACGAAGAACTCCAAGTCCGGCAGAGCGAAATAGAGGAGCAAATATGTGGATTGGAGTCGTCTCAGGCCATAGAAGATATTTTGGAGGTTTCAAAGCTTCAAGCCGAGTTGGACGCGATACTTTGTGCGACGAACGACGCGGTTCCTCTGGAGTCCTACTACCTGAAGAACGCGGACATCATGATGAAATACTACGGGACGCAGGAAAAGTCGCACATCGTTTCTACTCCGGGAAACCACAACACGTTCTTGAAATACTTACACGCCAGTCTTCCGTCTGAATCCGCCACTTCCAAGAAAGAACTGTTTGAATCTTACGCTTCTCGCATGAAGCTCAATACAGTTCAACCCGCCGAATCCGACAAGCCTGACTCTGCGGAGCACTGTCACGCCTGCAACGTTGCCCGCGAAGAACTAACGTCCGAGGGAATTCTCGTGTGTCCGACGTGCGGGTCCGAAGAACACATGCTCGTCGTTTCCGATTTCCCGAGTTTCAGAGATCCGCCAAAGGACCGGAACAATTACGCATACAAGAAGATCAACCATCTCAACGAAATCCTGAATCAGTTTCAGGCAAAGGAGTCTACGATCATACCTAGCGAAGTCATGGACGAAGTGGTGTGCGAAATCAAGAAGCGTCGAATTCAAAATATTGCAGAATTGACCGAGAAGGACATGCGCGAAATCCTAAAGAAACTCAACAGGTCAAAGTTTTACGAGCACGCCACGCATATCCTGTCCCGACTCAACGGCAATCCGCCCCCGACCATCACCCCTGAAATAGAGGAAAAGATCCGAGCGATGTTTCAGGAAATCCAGGCGCCTTTTTTGGTGTATTGTCCCGACGACAGAACAAATTTCCTGTCATACTCCTACATCTTGTACAAATTCTTTGAACTGCTTGAACTGGATGAATACAAGGTCTACTTCCCCCTTCTAAAATCCAGAGACCGATTGATTGCCCACGACGAAATATGGAAGAAGATTTGCGACTATTTGAAGTGGGAGTTCATTCAGTCGGTTTAGCGGCGGCTCTTGAGGAGTCCCTTGACCACGAGGGTGTAGACGAGTGCAAACACGACCGCATGGGTGGCCGCGACCGTCATGGTAGAGCCGCCGGGGGGCAGAGAGACAAGAACGCCAGGCGTCAGCACGAAGAAGAGGGCTGCGAGCACAAGGAGTTTGGTGTACATTTTTGTTTTACCGCAAGGAAAATTTATGGAAAGGTGTATTTCCCAAAAAAGCGAATCAAAGCAGGAATCTTTCCTACGCCACGACCGTAACTTAAATCCCCGCCAGCGTAGCATAAATACGGCATCCCTGGTATGTGGTTCGGCAACTTTTCGGGACACTTCTTGTAGCACAATCCGTCCACTTTGTCAACGTATTCGTCTCCGCCGGGACCTGGGCATTTTCCGCCGCCGTCAAGACGTCCACGCACTGCCCCTCCTTCAGCGCCGCCATAACATTCTCCGAATAACCCTTTGTGCTTACATCCATTCCAACGCAATGGTTCTCTACACGTCAAACCGTCGTTGTTCCATCCTTCCGGACATTCTTCCAGTCCAATCGGAGTTCCGATTCCAATATTCTCAGAGTTGGCCCAGCACACTGGTCCTACCCCGCGGTATCCCTCTCTACATTTCTGGTAGCACAGTCCATCCTGTAAGTCCGGGTGATCGTCTGGACACGTGAACGGACTCAGAGCTGCAATCTCCTTCCCTCCAAGCCGGAATTGCTGGAACGTCAAAAAGATCATTTCAAAGTTCCCAATTAACCATCCAAGCCCAACGTCTGGCGTTGATAGTTGGAAGTTTTCATAGATAGGTTTGACTGCGTAATAGAAGAGCAGTCCAATCATACCCCATATTGCTACAACGAAGAGGTCCATTATGATTTGCGGTGATATTTTCACAGGACAAACATATAACAATAAAATTATGTGGGGTCAGCATCTAGTTATGGATATCGCGAGATGCAACCCTTCACGAATTCGCTGTTCTAAAAACATTTATATGTTCACAAAACAGCTTGTCAAGCGAATAGACATGGTTGCCTATGGCGAGCCGCAAATTGTGATGTTCGGCACAGGAAACAAGAAGGGATACACTTTAGTTCAACTCATTGAGACATCCAACATTTGCGCCCATTTTGTAGAAGAGACAAACGATATGTATTTGGACGTTTTTAGTTGCAAGCCGTTTAATCCGCTAGTAGTAAGGGCAAGTGTTGCAGAGTATTTTCGGCCTGAAGATATTATTCTTCGCAACATGGACCGCCAGGCTCCTGAACTACGGTGAAAAAGATCTAGGAAGTGGTTGTTTTGTTTTTTTAATTTACCAATCGTAGTCCTCCTCCAGGATACGCTCTTCCTCCTCCTCCAGTTCCTCGCCATCATCGGAAATGTAGAAGGCGGTGTTCAGAAGTTCGGGTCTAGGGTCGTAGTCCTCCAGCACGGCGAAGATCTTTTCGCTCAGCTCGAGACTTGACGAGTCAATCACCATTCCTGCCGGAGGCGCGTTTCCGACGGACACATCCGCCGGCACTCCGATCGTTTCACAAATCGTGGACCACAGCATTTTACTCTGATTTGTGCTTCTTCGTAGGGGGTGGGGTAATAACGATTATAAGTTCTGGGTCTCTCTGTCGTTTCATTTATACCTTTTGTTGCCTAAAAACTCAAAATCCGTTTTCGACGATCACGCGAAGGGGCCGTGGATGTCAGAGGCGATGCGACACTCGCCGTCTTTACCTTTCACGGTTCCGAGTGGACACGGAGTATCCGTCTTGGTATCCGGATTACTGAAGCGTTCTAGCAGGGGACGGATGTACATGTAAATGAAGTGGTTGGAAACTACGAAGAAGAGGCTGTGAATGATTGACTGTTCAAGCAAGGACGCACCTGGCGGAATACTTAGGTGGACGCGAGGAACCAGAATCATGAAGAGCAGTGCCTTTAGAAGCAGATTCACCCACATCTTTATATCTGACCGAGGTTTTTACGCAAGAGAATAGGTTGGTCCGCCGGTCGGAAGACAGTCACCGCTGTCCGTAGCCTTGTATCCGTTGGGACACTTTGCTCCGTAATTTCCAAAGCGCTCACGAGCGTTCCAGTAGAAATACATGACCACGGACGTCACAACCGAAAAGAGCACTGCGTGAACTACCAGAACGGTGGCTTTGGTTCCTCCGGGCGGAATACGAGTGAGAACGCCAGGCACGAAGGCTACGAAAAGCACTGCAGCTATAATGCTACTAACGAGTTCCATTTACTCTTTGATATCCGAAGATTTCTTTGAGCACGCAGAACAACTCGGCGTAGCCACTTGGATTTTTGAGTAGTTCACGGCTACAAACATTCCCACTGCGATAAACGTCAGCACGATCCACGTCCAGTTCATTTATTTCAATAAGAGTTTTCATTCAAAGCCCGAATAACATACAGATGGGTATTCCATTTTACTTTGCTAGCTTAATCAAGTCACACAGAGGCATTACACGGACCGTGAAACAACGACAGGATGTGGACGTTCTAGGCGTGGACTTCAATTGTCTTATTCATCGGTATTTGAAGGAGGATAATCCAGTCGGGTCCGTCGTGGATGCGTTTGCACACATCATGGACAAGGTTTGTCGTCCGAAACACGTTCTTATTGCCATGGATGGAATTGTTCCATACGCCAAGATCGTTCAGCAGCGATACCGACGAATGCGTATTAAGACGGAAGACGATAAGGGGTTTGACCGCAACCAAATTTCACCAGGGACTCCTTACATGAAGGAGCTGGAGGAGGCACTGCGCCAAAGGTTCCCGTTGGCTCAAATCAGCTCTACGCTGGAAGAGGGCGAGGGAGAGCACAAGCTTTTTCATATGATTCGGAAACTTCCAGAGTCTGAGCGCAAGAACGTATGTATTTACGGTCTTGACGCCGACTTGATTCTCATTTGTCTCCAACATGCTTCTGTGTCACAACAGATGGGTCTTTTGCGTGAGAGCGGAGAATTCAACGACCCGAAACTAGCGTCTGCAGAGTTTGCAGTTCTGAGCATTCAAGCCCTTCAAGACCAAATCCCCCTTCCGATTCCGCAATATTCAGCCCTGATGATTCTGTGTTTCGGTAACGATTTCATGCCAAATTTAGGGATGTTTTCATTGAGAGAGGGAGGATACGAACGGGCATTGGAAATTTATGAGAATGCCGGTAATCCAGATTTGCTTACGTTTGAAGGTAGGGATGCGTTTTTAGATACGGCTGAAAAGCTGGAGGGACGCGTTCTAAAAGAACGTATTTCCCTGCGCAAACGTCCAGAGGAAAAGGCGCTTATGGGAAGAGACGGATCTGCGTTTGAACGTCAATACCGTCTCCATATTCTTGACGGCGTTCAGTCAACGCAAAACGTCGTTGACGCATTCTGGAAGACATTTCACTGGACGCTCCACTATTTTCAAACAAACACGCCGCTGAATTGGGACTGGGTGTATCCTTACCCCGACGCCCCTCTTCTCAAACACATCATGGAACACAGCGAAACGATCTGTCAACCGGGAGAGCGAACGTTCGGAATCCAGCAACAACTTCAGTTCATTCTTCCAGCTGTGTCGTTGCGCAAGGCAAAGAAGCTCGTAAAGTTTCCAGACGAGCTGTATGCTGAAACACGCAATCCGTGGATGAAACGCCACGAGTGGGAAATGAAGCCGCGCATTTCTCTTCCGTGGAATCCGACTAGCGCCTTAACTGAAATCGTCCGCCTTTGAGACCGATTGAAATTTGTTTGGAACTAATCTCGCCAAGTGTTCCATTTGGACGCATGATGTGTCGCAATGCTGGAGTTTCATCAATAGAGTCCACAACGTTTGCTCCCATTTGAAATGAATTCGTTGAATCTTCCACCTTGTGATTCCAGTATTCACTGTTTATCCTTTGCATTTCTCTGACCTGTCCGACTTTCATCATTCCCTCGCCGGACATTTCCCGCGACCAATTACGTATCAAATATTCTATGTATTTGGCTCGGTAGACAAATGCACTGGTAACGACGGTATTTGAACGAAACGCGTCTATGCACGCTTGAACGGTTGCTGGCTTGGGTTTATTGAGGCGATTGTTCACGGTGTTATGAGCCCTCGCTATGAATAAAAATAGATTGAACCTGCTATCCGCCCAATCTGGATGTGAGGACGTATAGTTCTGGAAAAGTGTCTTGAAATGGTTGTAGCAGTGAATGCACGTAAGTGTCTCTCTAAACGCGTTCATGAACCGTTTGAGTATTTCCTTATCTGCGTGAGAAGGGTTATCTGGATACAGCATGGATATTGAATGAAGAGTCATCCAACCGAGCGGACCCCATAAACTCGTCATTCTTGTTAATTATCAAAGTGAAATGAATCCGGCCGTAATTCCGCCCTCCAATATTTTCCGAGCAATTGCCGGAGGAGTCGTTTTGCTTTTCAAGAGACCGTGTTTCTGAGCGACTTCTTTGACTTGAGAGTCGCTCATTTTCTTCAATTTCCTGCGGATGGTTTTACCCCGTCGTTTTGTTCCTGAATCCGTGAGGATTTGAATGCGACTACGCTTTGCAGTCTTCTTTAGAGGCGGAGACTTTGCGGGATCTACAACTCCCTTTACTTTCAAAATACTTTTCAACGGTTTTCGGAGAGTTCCTGCGGATTTAGGTTTGGGTTCGCTCTTTTCAAGAACCGGTGGAGCAGAAGAATCCTGTCCAATTTTTGTGACCGTAACGATTTTTTCACTCATTCTCTTTGAAAACGAATAAGATAACATTTACGCCAGAAGTGTATCAATAACCTACGATGGAGTGGAACGCTGTTCGGTCGTATTTTAACACGAAGGGAGTTTCTAGATTGGTAGAGCATCAAATCGATTCGTTTGAAGATTTCGTCCGCAATAAGATTCCCTTGATTGTGGCATCTACTGCTCCGATCGTCGTGTGGCACGAGCAGGACGAGACCACAAAGAAATACAAATACGAGTTTCGGCTTTCGTTTGAGAATATCACGTATTTGAAGCCTCGGATTCAGGAGGCGACTGGACGCGTGAAGCCCATGTTTCCGCAGGAAGCCCGAGTTCGCAACTTCACGTATGCGGCTCAAATGTTCTGCGACGTTCGCTTTGTTGCGCGGGCGTATAAGGGACAGACGCTCGCAGAGCACGACGAGTTCGTTCGCGTGTTCTCTGGCGTATCGCTTGGAAAGATTCCTGTGATGCTCGGTTCGTCTCTCTGCATTCTCAATGACTATCCGATGTCGCGGGAGGAGATGGGAGAGTGCCCCAACGACCCCCTCGGATACTTCATCATTCACGGAAGCGAGCGCACGATTCTGTGTCAGGAAAAGGTGGCAGACAATCGCACAATGGTCTTCTTTAACAAGAAGACGGTATCCAAATACACTTACTCTGTGGAGACCAAATCGCTCCACGAATCATTCACCACGCCTCCCAAGAAACTGGAGATTCGTATTTCTGCAAAGTTTAATGGACTGGGGTATCCCCTCACGATTTGCGCGCCCCGATTCCGCGAGGAACTGCCGTTGCTCATCTTCTTCCGCGCACTCGGAGTGGAATCCGACGAGGAAATCGCCAAGTTGATTTGGAAGGACGATTTGGATAACGCAGAGACGTTGGCTGCGTCATTCAAGGAGTGTGCTGACGCAGGAGTGTATACTCGGACAGACGCAATCCAGTATCTTGCAAGCCATCTCCAATATACGACCACGCACGAAGACAAGTGCGCGTACGTCCGCACTCTTCTGGAAACCGAGTATCTCCCTCATGTCAAGTTCGGAGGCGAGTCGGCGGGCGCTCAAACTCTAGAAGCCCGCAAGTGTCTTATCACTGCATCCATGGTTCGCAGAGTTATTATGGCAGAGCAGGGCAAGATTTCGGTGGACGATCGCGATGCGTATCCCAACAAGCGCATCGTAACAACAGGATCTTTGTTGACCCATCTGTTCCGCCAGCTGTTCCAGAAGGTTTGTAAAGACATTCGCGGAAAGTTCGTGAACGAGGTCAACAACGACACGTGGAAGAAGCACGAGACGCCTCAGCCTCTGGATGTTCTCAACGTCAACAACCTTTACAAGATTCTGAAGGTGTCCACGATTGAAGGCAAGCTGAAACAAGCCCTTGCTACAGGCAATTTCACAGTTCAGGGGCTTGGAACGTCCAGTTCTGCCTCCATGTCCAACGCAACCAAGGTTGGTGTTTCGCAAGTCCTGAATCGTCTTTCCTATCTTGCCACAATCAGCCATTTGAGGCGAATTCAGACGCCTGTGGAGAAATCGGGGAAGCTTCTGGCCCCACGCAAGCTCCACGGAACCAGCTGGGGATATGTGTGCCCCGTGGAGACTCCTGAAGGTCATTCTGTAGGTATCGTGAAGGCCATGTCCATGCTCACCTCCATCACGCAGCACACGCCTTCCTCGGTAACCCTCCAACTCCTTGAGAAGATGTCTGGAATTGATTGGATCAATGGGATTCGCAGGTATGAGGGAACCTCTATCCTTGTGAATGGCGTGATTGTCGGGTATACGAAGGACCCGGCTCGTATTCACGCAGAGCTCAAGGACGCCAAGCGCCGATTCCAGCTCCATCCTCATACCGGCGTATCGTGGCACATCCTTCTCAACACAATCTCCGTGGAGTCGGATGGCGGTCGCGTCGTTCGTCCTCTCTTCCGTGTAGAGAACCAAGTGTGTATTCCCCATCCTGCCTCTGAAACCTGGAACGATTGGGCCAAGTCGTGCGTGGAGTACATTGACTCCGCTGAGTCGGATACTGTGCTTGTCGCAATGACTCCAAAGGAGATCACGAAGAACCATACGCACTGCGAGATTCATCCCACGATGATTCTGGGACATATGGCGTCCAGCATTCCCATGTCGGATCACAACCAGTCTCCCCGCAACACGTATCAGTCTGCTATGGGCAAGCAGGCTATTGGAATCTTTGCTAGGAACTACGCCAAGCGCCTTGATAAGAACGGATACATCTTCTGCCAGCCTGCTCGTCCGTTTGTGGAGACTAGGACGATGCGAATCCTCAAGACAGAGGAAATGCCCTTTGGAATGAACGCCATTGTGGCCATCGGGATTTACGGGGGATACAATCAGGAGGATTCCGTGATTCTCAACAAGTCTGCTGTCAACCGCGGTCTGTTCCGGACGCTGTACTACACGCTCTACAAGGACGAGGAGCACCGTAATGTGACGTCGGGGAAGGAAGAAAAGTTCCTGCGTCCCATGCGTGAGAACACTCGGGGCTTCAAGACGTCCTCATATCATGCGATTCAGGACAATGGGCTTCCGGCTGTAGGATCCATGATCCACGAGAACGATGTCGTTATCGGAAAGGTCACGAACTTGAAGAACGACACGAACGGATATGCGTATCGGGACTCTTCGACGACGCACAAGAACTCAGAGACGTGTCGCGTGGATGGCGTGTGGCAGGACAAGAACTCGGACGGATATCCCTTCGTAAAGGTGCGTGTCGTGTCGGAGCGTGTGCCTGAGATTGGAGACAAGTTCTCCAGTCGCCACGGACAAAAGGGAACGTGTGGAATCCTGCTGAACGAGGACGATATGCCTTACACTGCGTCTGGAATGCGCCCGGACATCATCATGAATCCTCACGCCGTTCCGTCCCGAATGACGATTGCACAGCTCATGGAAACGATGTTTGGAAAGGTGTGTTCCATGAAGGGAACGCTTGGAGACGGAACGCCGTATTCGCACCTCACTCAAAAAGAACTCCGAGAGCAGATGATTGCTCTGGGAATGCACCCGTATGGGAATGAGATTCTGTACAACGGCCAGACTGGCGAAATGATGGAGGCCGAAATCTTTATGGGCCCTACATTCTACCAGCGTCTCAAGCACATGGTGACCGACAAGAAGCATTCGCGTGCGCGTGGTCCGATTGTGTCGCTGACTCGGCAGCCGTGTGAGGGCAGGTCTCGTGATGGTGGTCTGCGTGTAGGTGAGATGGAGCGCGATTGTATGTTGTCGCACGGCGCCGCAATGTTCACCAAGGAGAGGTTGATGGATGTGTCTGACCCGTTCACCACTGGTTTCTGTAAGTCGTGTGGCACGCTTGCCGTAGTGAACCCTAAGGAAAACATCTACCACTGCGGGTCCTGCGGGGCACAAACTCACTTTGAGCTGAAGACAATTCCGTATGCAGTCAAGCTATGGGCTCAAGAGCTTGAGGCGATGCATATTGTACCGCGTATGGTGTTTGAGTAAGTTAAGTTCAGGAAATGTTAGAGTTTCTGGACAATAGCAATGATGCTATATTTAACTTAAAATAGATGTGTTACTTTTTGATTACATCCATTTAGCCAAAAAACAATTTCTGCATATGTGCTTATCCGATTACATACAAATACTTCGCATTTTGATAATATTAACATATTAATAACTGCGTTTTCCAAAACATTTTGTCCAGGTCTTTGTTTGTAGGTTATTACATTGAAATCTGATAAAAACGACATAAATTCAGGTTCTATACTTTCGTTGTCATACGACATAAATATTGTGTTTATATGATTATCTTTCGCCTGCTTTAAGATAGCTTCCTTGTATGTATTAATATTAAATTCTCTCTGAGTATTATGATCTACCACTGCCTTCCACGTTCTTACAGCGACACCCATTACGTTTTTAAAAGATGAAAATGTTGTTTGTGCTTCTTTAAGTATATTGCTTTTCCAATGTATTTTATGTAAAGCATTCATAAACCTATCATAAACCTTTGGAGCTATCAATAATTTATCAAAGTACCAGTCAATTGTTGTTGTGTTTGAAAATAAATCTTGGTAACTTTTAGATTTGATATCAGTCACTCCGTTATCCTTAATCTCGTTTGGGAGATGTTGTTGTATGTGTTCTTCAGATTTCAATATTCCGAATCTACAAGTTGAAAAAGACTCTCTACCTTCAGGAGAACCTATATGTTGTGATTCTAATACACATGAGAATAACCCAAGAGGCGCATACGGATTATCAACAATCACGGCATCAACTCCAATGCTCAAAGCAGTTATAAACCCTTTTAATGTATTTGCAGTACCGGAGCCGTTGTATACAGGTATATAAACCGTTGCAGTGCGTTCTTTATCCATACATGTATATAATATGTTTTCATCTAAATATATGAACACCATCAACAATTTAGATACATTAATTAATAACTACTAAAATGGCAACGCGTCTTGCTATAGTAATGACTGGGCAAATTCGTACCTTTTTTGAAAACAACTCATTCGAACAACTTATAATTACCTCAAAAAAGCATTATTCATATATATATGTGGTATGCGTTGTGAATGCCTCTGGTTCATCCGAGATAACCAAACTAGACGAATATATGAATAGGAGAGTAGACGGCCACATTATTATTGACTATTCCACTAAATTTTCAGAGCTTGAGTCGGAAATTCAAAAGAAAATATCGGATCCTGTATTCTTGGCATGTAAGGCTAACTATCTTGCAAAAACACCGAATTATGCTCATATAAGCATAGGAGAGCCGGGCGCATATGATACTCCCGAAAGTTATGGAAGAAAGTCTACATGGATCATACAATATGCGTTTAAGCTAGGGTTTGAATCCTTACGAAATCATATTTCGGAAACCGGTATAGTATTTGATATTGTTATGAGAACTAGATTTGATGGGTGTTATCCTGCCGGATTCTATCCTCATATGCCAACAGGTAAATATGTGTTATCGTTCAACGAGGAGAATCATTCACAAATTGAACGTTCAATGAATCAGCTAGGTATACATGATTTAATAAAATTTAATAAAGAAACTAGACTTGTATTACCAAACGTACACACGCCTATATATCATTATGCAGTAACTTTCGGAGGGAGAATATGTTACAATTATGAGTCCTTAGAGAATATCATACATAATGCCGAAATAGATAATATACTTTACTCATTTGGTAGTATTTACGAATTTTCAAACCAATCCACGATGTTAAAACTTGAAAAAATGTTTGAACAGAGTTGTCTTATTTTTCCCAAGAATCCAGATTTACTACTTCATACATTTTGTCAAGAAACTCAGCTCGTAACATTTTGTCTTGAAAATAAAATTAATATATTAATGTATTCGCACGAAATGACTAATATGATAAACAGATAGTATTTAAATAAATATTTGACTTTAATGGATTAATGTTAAATCCCATATAGCAAAATGTATGAATTTGTGGTCGGAGCCGTATTCAAGAATGAAGCTCATATTTTAGATGAATGGATTCAGCATTATCTTGCGAGGGGTGTTGAACACTTCTATTTAGTGAATGACAATAGTAATGATAACTTTCTAGAAATAGTAAGTCGTTTCGAAGATAAGATTACATTATTTCACAATGATATTATATCAGGTGAAGTTGGCAGACAAACTATAATTTATGAGAAATATTTTAGACCAATTTTATCTACTACAAAGTGGATGGCGATTCTTGACTTGGACGAGTTCTTGTATAGCCCTGTTACATTAAACTTACCTGAAATCCTAAAGCAATTTACCAACCAATCTCAGATTTTGATTGATTGGCTTCATTTTGGAAGCAGTGGACATGTGTATCAGCCGCAATCTGTAGTTGAAGGGTTTCAAATGCGCTCAGAATTTGATACTACAAAGACTTATTACTCTTATAAATCTATATTTAAGACATCTTCTCTTCTACATTTTGGAGTTCACTCTCAAAATGTATATGGGTCTACACTACATCTCCATTATGAGAAATCTTCACCAATTGTAATTAACCATTACGCGATTCAGTCACTTGATTTTTTCATGAAAGTTAAGGCAACAAGAGGAGATATTAACAATTGGTTTAATCATAATAATCTAAAAAGAGATGTTGAATATTTTAACAGGTATGATACCAACTCGGTATTAGATAGTCGTCTTTATCATCAAAACTTAAATATTATACGGAGCGTGAAAGAAGGAAAGATTAAGACTTCTGCCGACGAAGTTACTCTTGTTATCACATCGTGCAATCGCCCTCAACTATTAGAAAATACATTGGAATCGTTTGTAAAGCAAAATACATATCCAATTCTGGAAACATTTATTATTGATGACTCCGGAATGAATGGATGTAATGATTCTGTAATAGCGAAGTACGCAAGTATTCTTAACATAAAATCAATATACAACTCAAAAAACATAGGACAAGTAGAATCAATAGATAAAGTGTATTCCTATGTTAGAACAAAGTGGATTTTCCACTGCGAAGAAGATTGGGAATTCATTAACCCTGGGTTCATTGAGAAATCAAAGCGCGTATTTGATGAAAATCCAAATGAAAAAATTTATACAGTTTGGTTGAGGTCTCACAACGACACCAGCTGCCATCCAATTACTTACGACAATTTGAATAGAGGATATTACGAAATGAAGAGAGATTTCTCGTATGTTAGCCAAGGAGAAACATTCATATGGGGCGGGATTACATTTAATCCCGGACTTCGTAAAACAACAGTGTGCTTACTTTTTCATCCTTATTCTATAAAATGTCAAAAGATACACAAGAATGGGAAAGAATATGTCGGAGAATATCCAATTAATACAGATTACTTAAATGTCGGATATTACAGTATGATTTTAGGAAATCCGAATGGACACGTAAAGCACATTGGATGGGGTCACCATATTCCAAGAGAATGGGACTAATGTATTTAAACATAAAATGGCGATATACAAAAATGAAGGTTGCCTTATTAATTACAGGAGAATTGCGTACACTTGATCTGTGTAAACATTCCTTCAAAAATGCTATTATTGATAAATATGATACAGACGTTTTTATATCAGTATCATCTTCGGACGAGACCCCTCAAGAAATTAATAGTGTAACTGATTTTTTAAAACCGATAGAAACTCATGTAACTGATCATAGTTGTATTGAAAGCTATATGAAATTGGTGAATATTGAAGAATACTTGAAATGCACTCCATTTGGAACCGACTATCAACACTCCGATCACTTTCACATAAACGTTATAAGAAGGTTTTTGTGTGAGTGGAACGGTATATGTAACGCGTATCGTATTTTAAAGAGTCATGTTGATAAAACTAATATTAAGTACGATCATATCGCGCGGCTGCGAACTGACTATACTATTTTTCCAGAGGTTACCGACAGCTTCAATGCGGATTTCATCTTTACTAAACAAGGTCATATAGTTAGTGGTATCAAAGGTAGTATGGAATACAATAAAACGCGCGCGATTATTGAGAACATTAGTAGACAAATCAAAGTTGACTTTGGTTCTCCAAATACAAATACAATCTATGTAAGAGCTATCGGAACAACCCCTTCAATATCATTTAAAAATTCATTGCAGTGGTGCGGGTATGAGAGTTGGACACATTCCCACGATTTAATACCGATACTCATGAATATGTTTATTAATGCCCCTGAAATACTAAACGAGTCATTTTCTCCTGATACTTTTCCAAAAGGTCCAACGTTTGAAACTTTTTTTTGTAGGTATCTACAGAAACACAATATAAGTATACAGCAGAGCCGAATTAAGACTAAATTGGTATTCGAATACGATAAATATAATACGTAATAACCATCAAAATAATACGTAAAAAAAGAACCATTCGTCGGGACAATTTACATTATTTCTAATTGTAAATAAATTCACCATCTTATTCTGGGATTTCATTGAGTGGATTATATGTTGATCGGATATTAAAGACACATTCTCACGTTCATATTCCCGAAGCATGTTATAGTAGCATTCAATAAAATTAGCAATGTACTCTTTATGAAACAAAATGTGACTTCCGGCAACTGCATAGAATGGGTATTTAAAATATTTGTCCTCTGGAATATCTCTTATTTGTTGAATATACACTCCTGGATGGGATGGAACATGTCTTTTCCCAAAATCATTCATGTATGGCTTCCAAGAATCGTTTCGTAAACTTCCACAATCGACCCACATATACCACTCGTTTTTTGGATATAGTTCAGCTGCTTGTTTTACGAACCCAGATTTATTTGACCATAATGCTCCGAGTTGCCAAGTATGATATTTCTCCGGATCTTTGGTAATTTGATATTTCCAAAAATCTACAGGAAACTCCTTAAAGATTGTCATACATTCAAACGGTTGAATATGGAATGTGATGTTATCGCCTGCACTATGTTTTAGGGCTCTATGGTTTTCTTCGTCTGTAAAAAATAGGACTGGTGCTTTTACAAACTTGAAAAAACGACGAATATGCTCATAATAGAAGGAAGATGGCTGTTTACTCGGAATGTTGTAATACGCCGTAACTATAAGCATTTAAAGTTTTTGGTGTATTAGTATCTAAATATGAATAGGGTCTAAATACAGTCTAACAAATACAATAATGAAATATATTGTTTTTGGAGGAGGGTTTATTGGCTCAAGTCTTACAAGAAAACTGAGGCACAATAATCATTATGTCATTACAATAGATAGAAATCCTCCTAGACATTCTGAACATATTGGACTATGCGAACACTATATCTGGAAAGATATTTCCAATCTTGATAACTTTCCAGATCAATACGGTATAGACGGTGTCTTTCAGACATGCGGAATGATGCCAAATGGATCTAATAACGACGAACTATTCGCACATAACTATAACGTAAACAAATCTGTCGTAAAATTCTGTAAGAAAAACGGTATTAAGAATATTTTCTTCGCGTCTTCTGCGTGGGCTTCTAATCCTATAAATTCTTATGGGTCGGAAAAGTTATCTTCAGAATCTATGTTCGCAGAGTTTGCGCGCGAGTCTGGTTGTAACGTAAAAATCGGAAGAATCGGAAATATTTACGGGACATTTAGTAATCGCGGATTAATATATGATATGTGTAAAAATGTATTTGGCGCAGAATCAGAAGTTTGTATTTATGGAAACAGTATGGTCGCAAGATCGTTTTTGCACATAGACGACTGCATAGATGGAATACTAAAAGTCATGAATGCAGGGGGCAGTGAACCAGTATTTATCGGGTCGGATGAGATGTACACGATAAAATCAATAACCCAAAAAATAATAGAGGTTTCTGGGAAAGACATTGTCATAAAGTCCAGCACTGAGTTTCAAGAGAATTCGTATGCTTGCGATAATTCAGGTTTGCGTTCGCTTGGCTGGAATCAACGAATAATGATTGAAGACGGACTTAGACAAGTGTATTATGAAATTGAACCATCAATTAAACACGCTACATAAGACGCTTATGTCGTCTGCGGTGATATCCGGGTGGTTCGGCATGTAAAATCCGACATCGTGAATTAAGTCGGCATTCGGAGTTTCTCCGTTCGCATATTTTTTGAAGAAAGGCTGACGGTTCATGCTTCCGGCAACAATCGGACGCGTTTCAATTCCCAACTCCTTACATCTTTGATTGTAGTGATTCAAAAGTGTAGGAGTTTCGCAAATTACCGGGATTGCAAACGCCGGCACATTCATTTGAGGAGTAGACAACCCAGGAATTGCGTTTATAATTGGTTGTATCAAAGAAAATGTCCTGCGTCTTGTCTCATTCGCATCTTCTAGGTGATTGAGCTGGATACATCCTATGAGGCCTTGAATATCGGTTGGTCGCACGTTATAGCCCAACGTGTAAAATGTATATGGTCCGTGAAACTCGTCAATGTTCCAATCGTTTCTGAATTTATACCGTTCTTCTGGAGAAATGTTTCTGTCCCACCCATGAGCTCTCACCATACGCACCATCATTCCTAACTCTGCATCATCTGTAGACACTAACCCCCCTTCAATCGTCGACATATGGTGCCCTACAAATGTAGAAAATGTGGAGGCAAGCCCGAAATTTCCAAGCTTTTTGTTATCGCAAACAGTTCCTAGCGATTCACATGTATCTTCAAGAAGAATTATGTTATTGGTATTACAGAAGTCTGCTATGGTTCCAATGTCCCCATGAAATCCAAGAAGATGAGTAATGAAAAACACGTCAAGATCCTTATGTTGCTTCAGAGTTTCAGACGATACGTTCAGGGTTTTTAGATCTACATCTATGAGTACAGGAACTAGCCCGAGTTGGATGACAGGCATGACATTTGTGGCCCAAGTAACTGCCGATACTCCTATACGTGCTCCACCTGATATCCGTCCCAGATTTAAGAGCGCTTGTAAAAGAACTAGATTTGCAGAGCTCCCACTGTTCACCATAATTGCGTGTTCTCTCCCCTGCCATTTCCCAAAAGAATGCTCAAACTTAAGAACTTCGTCGCCCATGCTGAGCTTATCGGAGCTCTGCACAAATTGACAAATCGCATCTTTTGTAGCCTGCTCATTCAAAAACGTAGATTTCATCAAAGGAATTCGTTGAGGCATTTGTTGATACTAACTCTCGGCGTTTAAGTTTTATAGAATAACCATTTAAAACACAACCTCTGAGCTTTAACAAGGATGTACACTATTGTTCTACAAGGAGGTCTCGGAAACTGGATGTTTCAAATCGCATTTTCGGAATACTTAAAGAAAATATTCGGTGTTGATGTAAGATTGTGTACGTACGGCAAGCCCGGGTTATGGTCAACAACCGATTTACTAAGTAACGTTTTCAAAAACTGGAAGCATTTGGAATCTGAGAGAACAATTTCTACCCAACTCACTGAGCAGAAATTAGAACCTATTGATTGGAATAAAATTATACCGATGTATAGAGACTTGCATATAGACGGGTATTTTCAAAATTACGAGTATATTACTCCTGAATTTTTAAGTAAATTAACTTTACCAACGGATTCTCTTGTGCGCCACCCAAATATAGCCGATACGGTGTTTCTTCATATCCGGGGAGGAGATTATATTAATATTCCCAGCGTTTACCACGGTACGGCGTTTCTTGACGATTACTATTCTCGAGCATTGAAGGAGTTTCCCCCAGATACGAAGTTCTCTGTGTTTTCAAACGATTTAAAATATACAAATACAAAGAAATTTTTGAAAGGGGTTTCTTATCAATTTATTAATGAATCCGAGGTTGATTCTTTGTATTTGATGAGTCAATGCAAGGGTGGTATTTGTGCAAACTCAACCTTTTCATGGTGGGGAGCTTACCTGAACAGAAACCGTAAACTAATCCTTCCGTCAAAGTGGTTTAACGATACGTCATTATTCGCAGAAGGTTATTATTTTAACGAAGCCACGATTTTAAGTGTATAATGTGGGAATTTGTAGACAAGGTTGTTTATATTAATTTGAATGAAAGAACCGACCGAAATACTCATATGGTAAAAATGACAAAAGCCTTCGGAGATAAGGTAATTCGGTTTCCTGCGATTCGGCATTCTCCGGGAAACATCGGATGCACGAAAAGCCATATCGCAATTTTGAAAATGGCGATTGAGAGTGACTGGAATAATGTTCTTATATTGGAGGACGATTCTGACTGGAACGAGTATTATTTAGGATACAGCAAGCTATCTAAAATTGTCCAATCACACTATGACGTTATTTTGTTAGGTGGAACTGCTGTATCTTATTACCCGGATACTTTTCGGTTAGCTAGCGCGCAAACAACATCCGCATATTTAGTCAACCGCCACTATATGCCAACCCTTTTGGAGAACTTTGAGGAAGGCCTCGCAAACCTTATTAAAAGCCAGAATGGACATGTGCACGCAATAGATATGTATTGGAAACAGCTCCAATCTCGCGATACTTGGTATATTGTCTTTCCGTCTCTTGTGTATCAAATTCCCGGATACAGCGACATTGAAAATACAAGAGTGGATTACACAGCTGCGTTTGGTGTTGACAAACAGGCACAAATGACTCTTCCATACCAAAAAATGTTCCGAAAGTGAATTTTAGGTTTTCACAGTCCCAGATAATAAATCGCAAGATGACACTATATATTTGTCCGACCGATCAGTTAATTCACACACTTGTTGACAACCATCTTAGATTCGTCCATCGGAATACAGACTCTGGATTTGATATTCCTATCGGCGCATATCACGTTCCGCTATCCGTTCATGTGCATTCTTTTTCACTTGGAATTCGTGTTGCGGCCGTAGACGATTCCGGCAATCCAATGCCATGTTTATTGCTTCCACGTTCGTCCATTTACAAGACTCGCTTTCGTATGGCCAACTCTATTGGTTTGATTGACGCAGGATATCGTGGCGAAGTTCAGGCAAAGGTGGATGTGCTAAGTTATGGACGGGCCGATACAGACGAACATCCGTTTGAAACCGGTCCCATCGGATCTCGTCTCTTCCAAATTTGTCAGCACAACTTCCTTCCGTGGAAGCGTATTGTGATTGTTCCTTCTCTCACGGAGCTTCCTACAGCATCCGACACCCGTGGAGAGGGTGGGTTTGGATCCACTGGAACGCATACTGCAAACTATACTGGCGTAGATTACATCCGTTAAACCATGGGATAAATGAGAACCAAAGAGATCGTGTCGTGAATGATGGCGCCCCAGTAAGCCGAATAAAACGTTGTGTTGAATCCGAATACCATTGCTACAATCAACACTATTGACCGCAAGAATGTGTTCAATACTGGGTTTGAAGTGGGGAGAAGAAGGACGTTCATTTGTGTAAAGGAGGGAATATTGGTTCGCGGTCGCTTGCGGGCATATTGCGTGAAAATATTTTCCAAGTCATAGTTATAAACACAATATGGGTGGCGGTCTTATGCAGCTCGTGAGCTATGGTGCGCAGGACATTTACATCTCGGGCAACCCCCAGATTACCTTCTGGAAGGTGCTGTACAAGCGCCATACCAACTTCGCCGTGGAGTCCATTGAAGTCACCTTCAACGGTCAGGCTGACTTTAACAAGCGCGTGACGGCCGTCATCAATCGTAACGCAGATCTCATGTACAAGACTTACGTCCAGGTCGTTCTCCCTCAGATTGATCTTACCGCGGGTGCCGGAACCTTCAGCGCTGGAGGGACTGCCGGATTCCGCTGGCTCAACTACATCGGTCACCGCCTCATCAAGCAGGTTGAGGTTGAAATTGGTGGCCAGCGCATTGACCGCCAGTATGGCGACTGGATGCAGATCTGGACCCAGCTCTCTACGGATGCGGGAACGATCACGGCTCTAGACTCCATCATCGGAAACACCCACGACCTTGTGCTCCTCAAGCGTGCGACCGGTCTTGGTCTGGATGCGACGTGCGCCGCGAACGAGACCACCATCTCTTGCGTGCCTCGTAAGGGAACTCCCCCCAAGACTCTCTACATTCCTCTGCAGTTCTGGTTCTGCCGCAACCCTGGTCTCGCGATCCCTCTGATTGCGCTGCAGTACCACGAGGTGCGCATCAACGTGGACTTTGAGACGTGGCAGAACTCTATGTACTTTGAGTCTGCCGTAGGAACTGCGGGCAACGCGGGTGCTGCACCGACGGCCCAGTCCCTGGCCGCCGCCTCTCTGTATGTTGACTACGTGTACCTCGACACCGAGGAGCGCCGCCGCTTCGCCCAGCAGAGCCACGAGTACCTGATTGAGCAGGTGCAGTACACTGGCGCCGAGTCCATCACGAGCTCTTCCAACAAGATCCAGCTGAACTTCAACCACCCCGTCAAGGAGCTCTTCTGGGTGATCCAGCGCGACTCGTTCGTGGACTGCTCGAACCAGAGCTGGATTGCGTCGGTCGGCGGCCCCCAGCCCTTCAACTACTCCGACGACTTCAGCACGGAGGGTCTGATTATGTCTCTGCTGTCCACGGCGCAGGTGGCCGGCTCACAGCCTGCTATCCCCGGAGCCACCAACCTGAGTGTTGCCACTGCCTTCCTCGGACAGGGCCCTCTGCAGACGTCTTCGCTCATTGGCGCTGACGCTCAGGATCTTGCCGGAGCCCAGGAGTTTGAGTCCGGCGTGAACTACCTGCTCGCCAAGGTGATTCTGGACTCTGGCATTCGTTGCGAGGGCAAGAACCCCGTGGAAGTCGCCAAGCTCCAGCTGAACGGCCAGGACCGTTTCACGGAGCGTGAGGGTGCCTACTTCGACAAGGTGCAGCCCTTCCAGCACCACAGCCGCACGCCTTCTACGGGTATCAACGTGTACTCGTTTGCGCTGCGCCCCGAGGAGCACCAGCCCAGCGGCACGTGCAACTTCAGCCGCATTGACAAGGCGACCCTCCAGCTGACGGTCTCCATCAACACGGTGGTCGGTTCTCGCACGGCGCAGGTCCGCGTGTATGCCCTGAACTACAACGTGCTCCGCGTGATGAGCGGCATGGGTGGTCTGGCGTACTCCAACTAAACGTTGTTTGATGTGTATAATACTTAAAAATCAACCGGGATCAAAATCCCAAAATTGAGTGTCGGTTTAGGCATTCAATTTTGCGAGGAAAGTATAATGTGGGAGTTCGTTGACAAAGTGGTTTTTATAAATTTAGATTCTCGGGAAGACAGGAGGATTCATATGGCTACCTTTTTCTCGGAAGGGAAAATCCCGGATGAAAAGATATTGCGGTTTCCGGCCATAAAAGACAGGTGTGGTCCAATCGGAGCATTACGGAGTCACCAGGGTGTTATCCAAATGGCAAAGGATAACTCTTGGAAACGCGTTCTTGTGTTGGAAGACGACGTTAAGTGGAACAATTTTGAAAAAAACTACTCAGACCTTTGCGATTTAATAAGTACTGCAAACTGCGACGTGTGTATGGTTGGAGGTTGTTTTGCGGAACCCGAATTACTTCCAAAAGTTAGAGGATGTATCGGTGGTTACGCCTACATTGTAAACTTGCATTACTACGACGCCCTTCTGAATAATATGGCAGAGTGTCTCGCGAAAAGGTACGATTATGCAAACACAAAATTGTCTTTCGTGCGCAATATCCTATATGATAAAAAACTCAAAGAAAACTGGTACGCCTTTGATGTATATTGGATCAAATTACAGTTAAAAGATACATGGATTGGAATGAACGACTCACTTATTGATCACGATTTCACGTTAGGAAGCGATATAAGTGTTTATGTTAGCCAAAGCGATCTTTTACGAGAAAACATGAAAAACACTGCAAAGTACGTAAAAAATATGGTTGAAAAAGATTTGATATAATAAATGGATGAGCTTGCGTGTAATTACGTCGGTTCTTTCGGTCTTTTGAAATCATGTCATCGCCGTTCTCCAACTCCAATTTCGGATTTTGACGGATTAGATCCGAATTGGTATTTGGGTCTATTTCCAAATTGCGTTGTTCATGTATGCCCGCAAGCTCTTCCGAATTTTGTAAAGAAAGTTCTTCCGTACATTTCTGTTCCATTCAAGCTTTTGACGAACAATTCGGATGTGACGTTGCCGAACGATTACGTTTCCGAATGTAACGTTATTTTATCCAACTCAAAGTTGGTAAAGTGGTTTTCTCAAAATTGGGTAGGGAATCATTCGAAAGTTGAAAGGATTCCAATCGGAATAGATTATCATAGTTTAAGACCTTCTTCCAAAGCAAAATACGCATGGTCGGTTCCGGAACAAACGAGTTGGGGACTCAAGAAAATGGCGATAGAACAAGAGCGTCAACTTATGTCTATCAAGAACTCTTCGTCGCATGAGGAATTAAAAGCTTACGCGAACTTTCAGTTCCTCATGTGGACTCGCTATGGAAAAATAGACAGAAAGGACGCGATAGAACAGGTTCCGAAAGAAGTGGTGTTTTACGAACCGGCGAAAACTACACGGGACGTTTGCTGGAAAAATATGGGTCAGTGCGCGTTCGTTCTCTCCCCGCACGGAAACGGTCTAGATTGTCATCGCACATGGGAAGCACTATGCTTAGGTTGCATTCCGATCGTAAAGACATCTGGGCTGGATCCTCTGTTTGCGGACTTGCCTGTATGGATCGTCCAATCGTGGTCGGATGTAACAGAAGAATCTATGCGTTTGAAATTGGCAGAGTTCATGTCACGACCGTTTGCGTTTGAGAAGTTGACGCTAGGATACTGGCAATCAAAAATCTTCGCATAGAACAAATGCCTCAAAAGACTCGCAAGATAGGCTCTCGCCGCCAAGTTATGAATGGGAATGCGGAGAAGACGAAGGGTGGTCTGACGAAGAAGAACCTCAAATACAACAAGTGGGGTCGCATTGTGTCCGTCAAGAAGAGCAAGATGGGCCACAAGCTGGCTTAAATTCTAATGTAAAATCAATGAAGGTGCATTATTCTGCGCACGTAGATTCCGATGTCAAATATTCCAACCAAGCATTTTTGGATCTGCTTCAAATATATTTGGCGGATCCGGACGGATGGGTTGGAAAAGGGTATGACTTTGAGTATCATCCAAATGCGAAGCTAAAGATTCGGCTATCGTCTCCTGCAACGATAACAAAGGAATGTGGACTTCCTGGAAACTTATCGTGTGCAGAACTTGGCGGAAAGAATATGTATTTGAACTTTGATCGATGGTTGAAGGGTTCAAAAGCAAGTAAGTTGGATCGCGATTCTTACAGACAATACATGGTGTCGCACGAGATGGGACATATACTTGGCTATGAGCACGAAAAGTGTCCCGGTAAAAACAAGCCAGCTCCCATCATGCTTCAACAGACGCTTGGATTGAAGGGGTGTCGCAAGAACACGAAAGTCTTTTAGCTAACCAAATGCTTTTCATACATATCCTTATATTTCATAGGATGATCCGTACAGATTCCTGCGCAATTAAAAGAGAATATATTTGCAAGCTCAGGCATCACCTGTATTCCCGAAGGCTGAATTGGGCTATTTATGTTTCCCCAAATTGTTCCGTTGCTCGTCAAAGTATACTGATCCTTGTCGTGAAAAAAACAGTTGTGCTTATCTTTCAAGCGTACGAGAGCATCAACGTTCTTACAATGGACCCATAAATGACTATGATACTCGGCGAGAAACTCTGCAGATATCTTTGTATCTGGAGAATCATGGCCTAGCCAAACGTCATCTCCAATAAGCCACACATCTATTTCACAATCAAACCCGCATGAAATTGCATGCTTGATTGCGTGAACTGTGTTTTCAGTAGCCCGATTGCTACCGTTCAAATTTCCACGATGAGCGATGAATCTCATTTGTAATAAATTATAAGTAGTATTACTCTAAACTTTAAATGCTATCAATATATCCCCACTTTTGAATTGCGGCATCATACTCTGGACCATGCTCACCATCAATCGCCTGACGCATAGCCTTTGCTCCGGCAAGACTTCCGTTGGGGTGGCCATGAATAGCTCCTCCGCAGTTCGCCATCCAGTCATTTCCGATAGACTTACGAAGTGCATCAACAAGCCCAGGGTGCATTCCGCAGCTTAATGCAGCCACAACTCCGTGCTTATGTAGAATTGATAGAACCTCAGTCATCTCGGCTCGGTCATTATCGCTGTATCCACCAATCATTCCAGCATGAATGAAGTCAACTCCACAAATGCCGGCAAGCTTGCAGAATACCGTCCACTGAATATGGAACGGATTCCGAGGATCCGAAAGGATGGAAATTCCGCTCTTCTGATAATGCACATATAGAGGCAAATCAAGGTCACGAATGCGCTTGTAAATACCAATACCCGACCAGAAGTTCACATGAATACCGTTTCCTCCATGTGCAGCTACGAACTTTGCACGCTCAAGAACAATATCTGGGTCCGCATTGATACAGAAACAATATACAACGTTCTTATCCTTGAGATAATCACAGATAAAAGGAACACGTTCCTCAAAAGGACAATGCTCCGGGTTGGCCATGATCTCGTCTTCCTTAATAAAGTTCACACCACCCTCAACGAGCTGCTTTACGATCTCAAGAAGCGTCTCTTTGTTAATACCGACCTTGGGTTTCACAATTCCACCAAGCAGTGGCTTATCGTATGAGTTTACGAACTCACGGATCTTCTGAATTCCGTACTTGGGGCCCTTGAAATACTTGGAAAGAATTACATCGGGAATATCAATATCCTTAACGACACACCGAGTGATGCTGTTGATATCCAGCTGACCGCCCATGATCTGGCATAGAAGTTGAGAGATGCCGTCCGTCGCAAAGTCAATGTTCGCAACTGGGAATGCGATCCAAACATCGCCAGACTTCACATTCTTCATTGCATCCACATCTCCCTCAATCCTACATCCCGCACGCTCCCATAGCTCGGGCGTCTCCCACCCGTTTCTGACCTTTGGATTTCCAACACTCTGGCCAATTGAAATGTTCTCGGCTGCATCAAACAGAGAGACGGTTGACTCTAGACCGTATAGAACTCGGAAGAACATTATATGGTTGTTAAATAACCTAAAACGTTTAAACACCTATATACAGGTATAACAAATGTCGTTTAACATTGTAATATCTCTTGCCGGGAAAAGTCAGAGATTTTTTGATGAGGGGTTTCAGAAGCCAAAGTACCTTTTGTTGATGGCCGACGGAAAAACTATGATTGAAAATGCGATTGATTCGTTAAATATACCTGGAAGGCTCATACTTATTCTGCAAAAAGAACACTGTGAAACCTACCAAATTGATACCTTTCTGAAAGAGAAGTATCCGTGTGCAATCCTCACATATCTTGATTATTACACGGATGGGGCTGCTCGCTCGTGCTACGTGGCTGCAAACGAGTATATTGATAACGATACTCCTTTAGTAATTTCAAACTGCGATCAAACTCTAGAATGGGATTCTACTAATTTCATACATAAGACTCTTGAAGATGGAGTAGATGGATGTGTTTTGACTTTTTTTGCTGATACGACCAAGAATAGCTATGCGTTGACAGAGGAAGCATCTAGTAAAATCGTTACATTAGCAGAGAAGAAAGTTATTAGTACGAATTCTCTTGTAGGAGTTCATTCTTGGAAGCGGGGTTCTGATTTCTGTAGATCTGCAGAAGTATTGTTTCGTGAGAATATCCGAGCAAATAATGAATTCTATATTTCCATTACTTACAATCCGCTTATTGCAGAAAACAAATCAATTCATATTGTTCCTCTATCTGAAGATATTGGAGAAAAGTATTGGTCCGTCGGAACCCCGATTCAATATTACGAATATCTGCAATCTAAATTTGGAGCTATTAAGACGTCTAGATTGGAAAATATGACTCGTGGCTGGTTAATTGGTGATTTCACTCCATCAATTTTCAGAACATCTGCATTTGAAGTAGGGTATCTTCGTCATAAAAAAGATGAATGTTGGCCAGCACATGTTCATTTAGAAGCCGACGAAATGAATGTTCTTATTCGTGGAAAGATGAGGATCAATAACGAGAGTATAGAATGCGGAGACATATTTGTCATAAAGAAAGGCATGCTGACAAAGGCGTTATTTGAAGAAGATTGTGAAATCCTATGTATTAAAGTTCCATCTATACCATCAGATAAATTTTGCTATTAGGCATTTATAGCAAGTAGCTTGATAATAAACAAATGTTTACATGCATATTATGTACTTCTCAAGATTTTGAATTACATAATAATGTCGTGAGAAAAGACCATCGTAGTATTTACAAAATATATAAATGTCTGAAATGTAATCACATCCAACTTTATCCGAACAATTACGACTATAACATATACTATAACGAAGATATCCAAGACATTGATTCAAAGAGTATTCACGCAAGAACCGATCTGGAATTTTCTGATATGTTGAGTAATCTCCATTTAAGACGGTTAGGAATCCTAGAAAAATACTATAGTGTAAATACCGATACTAAAATTATTGATATTGGAGGTGGGAAGGGTGAATTTGCAAACCTGGTTTGTGAAAAATATAATGGAACGGTTCATTTGTTAGAGCCAGGAGGGGGTAGAATTAATAATGTTATGTCTGGAAATATCGTAAAGATAAATAGACTTCTAGACTCAGAGTTTGCTTTGGAAAACTCATCAACATTTGACGTTGTCACAGCATTTCATGTATTAGAGCACGTTATTGATCCCATACAATTCGTATCAAACTGCTTTTCCATGGTCAAACCTGGCGGATTGGTATATATTGAGGTTCCGAATCAAGATGATGCCAGGCAGGAGCTAAGCAAATACTATAAAGACAACATATGGTACTGTCAAGCACATATTTCGTATTTCTCACATGCTACTCTAAAATATATACTTGATACACTTAAAATTGAGAAATATGAATTCGGGGCATTTGAGAGGTATGATTACGAGAACTACATTTTTTGGCGAGACAACAATAGACCTCAGCCAAATTGTACTTATTACAAAGAAGAACCTACAAATGTATGCACAGAAGAGAGAGATTGGTTAAACGATAGAGCTAGTAATCTAACGGCTGACAGCATATATTGTATTATCCGCAAATAGAAAGTCTTTTAAACGAACGAGTCTTAATCACAGAAATGCCAGATTATGTTGTGGAGGCCAAGACGGTTCAGACGGGAGCCATACGCACTCTGAAGGAGGCCCTGAAGTGCATTTTGGTTGAGATGAGCCTAATTTTTGATAAGGACGGAATCCGCATGGTTGCGATGGACAATACGCGCACCGTTCTCGTTCATCTGCGCCTTTACGCCGACAAGTTCGAGAAGTTTGCGTATACTCACTCATCGCCCAAGCTGGTGATTGGAGTGAATACCGACCATCTGTATCGCATCATCAAGACTGCCACGAACGACGATACTGTTACCTTCTATATTGAGCAGAACGATCCGAATACGCTGGGGATCCTTCTTGAGGACGGAGAGAAGAAGCAGGTGACTCGGTACAAGCTCAATCTTCTTGACCGCGACGAGCCCGACATTCAGTTGCCTGAGACGGAGTTTGCGACGCACATCACAATGCCTTCGCTGGACTTCCAGAAGATATGCAGGGACATGACTCTGCTTGGCGCAAAGACGGTAGAGATTAAGAACGTGGGTCCTTCCCTGACGTTTTCGTGTAAGGGACACTTTGCCTCTCGCACGACCGTCATGGGGGATTCGGAGAACGAATTCAGTATTCAGAAGAAGGAGACGGATGAGATTGTGACGGGAACTTTCTCACTCCCGCATCTTGTTCTCTTCACCAAGTGCACGAACCTCTGCAACAACCTAGAAATCCATATGAAGAACGACTGGTTCCTTATGATTCGTTATGTGGTTGCCAATTTGGGCGATATCAAGCTGTGTTTGATGCCTTGCTCCACTTAACGCCCGAGTTGTTTCGTATCGTAAATGAACGACTTGAATGTTCCCATACCCATCACATCCACATTGTCCTTGTTTCCGCCCAGCATCTCATAACATCCCTTGTCGGAATTACATGTGCGCCCATCGTATTTCACGGGAAGCTTCATGTTTCCGTTCATGGTGTAGTATTCCCACAAACTAGAGGATTTCGGGGACGGACGTCCGAACAACGGCAGCATACTGCTTCCGTCGTTTAAGACTCCAACCTGCTGATAATTGTAATCGCGACCGAACAAATAGGGGTTCTCACGCTCAGGAGGTTTATAGGGGTCGCTATATACGTCAAAGGGGTGTTTGCGTACCGAATCAAAGTGGACGCCTCCGCCATCTTTCACAACCACAGTTGATCTTCCTGAAAATGCGAATATAACGACGATCACCAACAACCCTAAAACTAGGAGTGTTGTGGTGTCAACGCTTTTACGTGCCATTATTCTTCGGCAAGTAAAACATGTTCGGTGTGGATCAAAAAAAATGAGACGGTCATATAAACAAAATGCCCGTAACGAGTGTTTATCGCATCGGCGGCGGGACTAGTATTACCACCGATACTTCGGCTGACAGGTCTATGCAGTCTATTGCGTCGACGGCTGCTGCTAATGCCATTGCATCGCAGAGTGCTACGATCCAAGCGGCTGCAATTGCCGCTGCTAATGCTGCATCAACGATCACTGTATCTGGACTGAGCACCTTAGGACTTACTGTTAGCGGCACTGGTACGTATACGATAATTACTGGAAACGGTGCACAGATCGGAACTGTTTTGAACGTTTCTGGCGCAGCCACTGTTTCTGGTCTTACGGTCCAGAACGCTCTGAACGTTTCTGGCGCAGCCACTGTTTCTGGTCTTACGGTCCAGAACGCTCTGAACGTTTCTGGCGCAGCCACTGTTTCTGGTCTTACGGTCAGGAACGCTCTGAACGTATCGGGAGCTATCGCTCAGACTGGCAATGTGGGTATATCAACCGGAACTGGAACCGTTACCTTGAACGGTCCTACTACGATTTCTGGAACTTTCTTAACTGCGACCGGGAAAATGAGAGGCATAAATCCTTATACCGCAAATCAGTATCCGACGAACACAACCGTTGGTGGTTTCCCTGTTGGAACAATAAGTGGCTATATGTTAAATTATGCAGTCGATAGAGATGACCGTGGTGAAGGAGTATTGGTCAATAGAAATAACATTACGTGTTCGGCAATTAATACATCTGGACCATTTCCAATTCGCTTAAATCCGTTGTTAATCGCCGGCGAAGGCGGTAGTAGAGTTATAGAGTCGGTGTTTTATAGCATCAGCGGTGTTAGTGGGGATAGGGTCTTCTTAAATTCTTCCGAACATATTTTGGTTCCTGGAATGATAGTGACAGTTTCCGGAGCCGTAAGAAATCTTTCTGGTGGTCCATTTCACATCGCAGACATTAACTCAGGTGCGATGCGCAATCAAATACATCTGAGCAGCATTCCAGTTGGATCTAGTTGGGGAGGAATACCATTCAATATCGGTTCCGGATGGTACGACAATGGCGCTCTAATGACAGCTTCGGCAGGAGTCGGTCTCGTCGTTGAATCGTCTGCGAACATGGGGCTTTTTGTTTCGGGAAAAGGGTACGGAAACGGAGCAGACACAAGCCTCACAGCATCCGGCGGTCTTATTTTAGGAAACTATGAAGGGTCAAGACCTGGAAAGATTTCAACTTCATCAGGCACAACTGGCCTGAACATAACCTCCGCGAACGGCGACATGAATTTCTTCGGCGAGAGTGGAGGCGCCAGGCTCACGATTCCTCAAGCGGCAGGCACGGCGGTAACTGTGTCGGGAGGGCTCAACGTAAACAATGCTAGCGGCGGAATTATATTGAATGCAAGTGGGACTACGATTTCAGGGGGAAGTCTTATTCTTAGAGGAGCGCCTGGAAGTCTTGGCACACTTACGATAAACCCGGGAGCGGGATCGGGAGGATTTCATCTTAGACAGACGGGGTCGGGTGGTTTCAATTTTTCAAATGAAGCCGGCAACATGACTTTTGCTGTCGATAACCCCCTCTCCCAACTTTTTTTTAATAGTTTTGCTAGCTTTCAAGCAACAGGACAATGTGGCACTGCGGCGAGTACGACGAGTGGCACCACATTCCAAGTTTCCAATAGTAATATTAATAACGCAACGACTGTTGTGCTTTATTCATTCAGAGGAGCCCCTCCCGCTAACCCTGTATTGACTGTCGGTAGTGGAGGGTTCTATATTATTAGCGGTACAGTCGCCAGTTATAGTTGGTTTATACCCAAGTATTGAGCGTCCGTCCATCCGAAATACCGCTTCAAATACAGGACAATCAGAGTGCAGGCAATGACATTCACGATTCCGGGATTCAGGTCTTCGTGCTCTTCATTAAAGTTCGTGCTCAACAAATGATCTATAAAGTTTGGTGAAAAGTTGGTTTCGGGGTTCATGTGGTGTCTGGAATGGTCCTTTGATCCAAGAATGGAGTAATTGTAGATGTGGTAGGACGTGTAGGTCATAGAAAGCAAGAGGATCACGCTAAAAGGAATGATCCAGTCGTTGAACAGGGTTTGGAACAGGAGCGGGAAGAACATGAAATAGACGAATTCAAGAATACATTCCAACGCGAGTTCAAGCCATCGCGGAAGACCCGCCTTTTCATGATGTAAGTTCAGGTGGAAATTGAGAGGACCTGGGAAAAGATGAAGAAACCTGTGCGAGAAATAGTAATTCAAAGCCATAAGTCCGCCTCCGAGGAGAGCCGAGATTGGCGTTCTGTCCGGAAACGTAACTATAACCGCGCAAATGCCGAAAGCGGCGATTGCGTGGCAATAATGTTCAAGGAAGTCCTCTACCTTCATATTGTATGTTCGGCTCAATTTTCAATCTTGATTCGTGCGTAGAATCAACGATGGAGGTGGCTGCGTATGCTTACTTCTGGCCAACGTATGCGACCGGCGCTTTTTGCGTAGCTTCTTACTTGATATTCACGAAACTGGTTCTGTATGTCGTTTGCTTGTGCCTCTACTACCTTGTGCCAAGACCGATTATGGAAGACGCAGTCCGACACATCATTGAGTTCTTCCGTGAACTCTTTTCTGGCGGCGTTTCAAAAATTGAAAAGAATATTCGCAAGACGTTCCAAATTCACGTGAACCATCCTATTCCCAAAAAATCCATAAATGTTTGGCACCCGCACGGTCTTCTTGCCATCACTCCGGGTATCCACAATTCCTATCGCATTACGGGGAAGGATTACACGCCCACAAAGTTTGCAGTCGCGAATATATTCCATCTGTTTCCGTTCGTCCGAGACTGGATGCGGATAACGCACACTGTGTCGGCAGATTACTCTGAAATCAAAAAGACGCTGGAGTCTGACTCTGTGTCCATCGTTCTTGGCGGTGCAAAAGAGATGTATTTGTCAAGCGGAAAGAACCTCAAACTTGTCATAAAAGAGCGCACGGGCGTATTTAGATTAGCGCTTGAAACAGGGACTCCATTAGTTCCAATCATGACATACGGAGAGTCGGAGCTGTTCCCGACGCTGGACAATCCACTGTATTCGTGCTTCCGCGAATTCCTTTACGATGTTTGGAAGATCCCTATGCCCATACCGACGATGGAATCTGTTAGGAACTGGCTCTCGCTTTGGGACGGTCCTTTGCCGACTGTCAACACATATACCGGCAAACCGATCATAACGAAAAAGATCGCAAACCCAACGCAATCACAAATTGATGCATTGAGGTGGCTCTATATACGACGCGTAAAGGATCTATTTACATCCACGAATAACGGCGAGTATACGCTTGAAATTACTTAGGACGGGATTTGTGTGCCGTATAGGTAACATCGTCTCCTACTTTGAACGATTTCATATTCGGGGTTATCGCAGATCTATCGTGGACTGCGGTTGTTGTATTCCAAATTTTGATGATGGAGAACGGTCCTTTTGGGGATACGGTGATTCCTGCAAGGGTCTCTTTGCGTGTCGTCAGAAGATTGTCCGTGATGCAGTGAATCATCATGTCCACGAACGTTTCGTACATCGTTCCAGCCTCAACCTTCTTGGACCAGGATCCGCCTGCCTCGTGCTCTGGCGATTCCCAGATTGGAGGGAATCCCTTGCGCATGAAGAAGAACATCCCGGATTCCCACGCCTCTTTGGGAATGGAGTCCACGACGGACCAGAACTGTTGAGGAGTGGAAACGTCTGCCACCATGACGTAACTTCCCAACGAATAGTCCTTGTTCTCGGGATCGTGATACCACAACATCCAAGAATACTGGAATCTTGTGGTAGCAACTTCCGCCTCCATTATACTATATACTCTTGCGTTTGCCGTAAGTCAAAAACGAAATTCGTTTTCAAGGAACATCTACAATCAATATAAGGATGGGTATTACGGTCGCGCACGTATATGCTTTGCGAATGTATCCGAAACTCACCCTACCCCAGGTTGTGCAGAACAATATCGCAAAGCTGCGGAACACGCCGATGGCATTCAAGCCGTTTCAGAAGCCGCCACACGTTCCTCGGAAGCACGGTCCAGCCACAGACAATTGGAGAGAGCGTGTCCTTGTGGATATTGTGCGACGAGTCAAGGAGCGCGAGGATCCAGAGTATTCTGATCTGTTCAGCATATTCAATAAGGTTGCAGTATCCAATATGGAGAAGCTCTCCAACGACGCAGTGGAGAAAATCAACAAACGCGACGAAACGTTTCGGCTGCGAATTGCGACGCTGCTGTTTGACAAGGCGATCACTCAGCACGCGTATGCTTCCGTGATGGCAGAGATGTCAAAGCGGATCGTTGCGCACATTCCGGACATGAAAGAGGATATTCAGGCTCAAATCTCCATGTTTCCGAAGCTATACAACTTGAACGAGACGCTGACGTTCCCTTCCAGCATAGAGCCGGATTTCGACAACAAGGTGATAGAGTGGATGAGGCAGAAGGAGAAGCGCAAAGGGTATGCGAAGTTCATGATGGAACTCTGTGTCAGAAATTTGGTGAGCGACGAGTGCGTGAAGTCTAGTCTTCAGGGTGTTCTGAAAGAACTCGCGCACTTGATTCGGCAGCCAAAGACGGAACAGATTGAAGAGAATGTGGGGCAATTCGCAGTGTTCATCTACGAGTGCGTGAAGCTGTCAACGTCTCCTGTTTTGAAAACATATATGTCAGAGCAGCTAAAAGCAATTCTCACGCACCCACGCGAATGGGCTCCGTCTCTTTCGGCGCGGAGTCGGTTCAAGCTGGAGGATGCGTTCAAACTTGTTCAATAAGAGGATAACAATAAACAAATGGCTCTACCCTCTGCAAGCGTTCTTCTTCGCACGGCTCAGGTCGCGATGGAACACGACAAGCCGATATATTTGGATTACTACCGTCCCAGCGTGGAGAAGACGTGCTGCTTAGGCGTTCAGGGAACCACAAAGTATCTCGTAAAGTCTGATGACGAGTATACGTCCACGATTGAGAACGTTTTTAAGTGCGAGACGTGCTATATTGTCATGACGGAGAACTCGTTGTATATCGTGTCTGCGGACATCCCCATCAAGAAGATTCTTGCGCCCTCTCCCGAGTCATCCGAGTAATTACCGACGACGAGTTCCACGCTTGCGCCCTCTACGAGTCTTCCTGCCGCCTGCCGGTAACTTCTCTGCTGCCTTCTTCGCCTTGTATGCTGCCGCGTGGGCCGCCACCGCCGCCGAATGCGCTTTCGCCGCTGCCGCCATCGCCGCCTTTGCCTCTGGGGTTTTTCCAGAACGAGTATGAGGCATTTTATATTGAACGCACTTTTTTTTTAGAGGCGACTGCTGTTTAAAAAGACTGCGCATCCACTCAATAATGGAGCTTGCATTTCCGCCGCCCCACTACGTCCTCTTTGAACCTCTGGACGACTACAATACCCTGTTGGAATGGTGCAATTACAAAATCGCACATCCGGACTGCGAGTATGAAATGATAGATGCGGCGCACGTCTCTGCTGTCGACACCTTCACGCCCATGTTTGAAGAATGGATGACCCGCAAGTCCTCTCATCGCACCCGGATTCTCCTCGTTCTTCACTCCGAGTTCCTCACATTTTCGTGCCAGCAAGTTTTGCGGCGATACTTGGAACAACGGTCGTTCAAGTGCAGAGTTTGGTTTCATGTAGAAGACCCGACGCAACTCCAACCCGCGATTTTGAGCCGGTGTATAACAAAACGAATTCAAACGCATATTCACAGACCCAGTATAAGAACTCTATGAAGGTAAGTGTATATACCGATGGAGCATGCTCAAACAATGGAAAGCGAGGCGCCAGGGCAGCATATGCCTACTACTTCCCAGATAATCCTAGTCTTTCAGATGCCGGCAAGGTCCCTGAGGACCAACCACAGACGAACAACCGGGGAGAACTCATGGCGATCCTGTGTTGCGTCGATAAGGCACTCTCGTCCTTCACTGCCTCAGATGTGGACCTACATATCTTCACAGACTCAGACTACTCCAAGAATTGCCTGACCTTATGGATCCCTGGATGGATTAAGAAGAATTGGATGACAACAGCAAGCAAGCCCGTTGCTAATCGCGACCTAATTGAGCAAATTTCTGGAAAGCTCATGATGTTCCAGTCCTACTGCATAACACATGTCAAGGCACACACTGGAGGAGATGACGAGCATTCAAAGTATAACCATATCGTTGACCAGATGGCAGTAGAGGCTTTGGAAGGACCGAAACCGAAGCCCTCGCCGATCCCAGTCAAGGAGATTGAGGGATGTCCTCTTAAAATGATGGGCCCGCCAGTCTCGGACACAGATCTCGTGAAATGGTGTTTGGACAATACCGATAAGCTTGACCAAGATGCCCTGAATTCTGCAATTCTCTCCGCCCTTTCAAAAACTTTCGTTAAAAACGGAACTGAAATGGTCAAGCAGAAACTCCACAGAACCACGCAATACCGCTTAATTGCGTCTTCACATATCTTGACAAATAACAACAAAGAAGAATGAGCATCTCTGCATTCCATTTCTGGTCCCCTACGTGTCAGCCTTGTAAGGTGATCAAGCCTGCTATTGATGATTTGAAGGATGAGTTTCCGGACGTTGAGTGGACTACTATCAATACGCACGACGACCCAAACAACCTTGCTCAGTTATACGGAGTCAAGGTTGTTCCTACAATTGTAATCGTCGCGTCTAATGAAGGTGGTAAGGTTATATTCAACGAAAAGCAGTCTGGAACGTCAATGGCAAATTATTACAGGATTCTTCGATCAGCTAGAAAGTCGGTTCTCACTTGTTAACGAGAGGCAGACGATCCGGCATCGTGTTCCAAACGATCGCCCATGCGAGTTCGCCAATCCCTGCGCCCATTATAATTGACACAGCTTCATTCATGTAAGGAGTCGTAAACATTCCACCAGTTCCCATAGAAACTAGCGCGGTCACCACCATTCCGGCGAGTCCTCCGATCGTCGCAATCACGCGTTTTTCAGTGCTGAGCTGGGGCTGTGTCCATGCGTCCTGCATCAAATACGTCAGTGCAGCGGCTGTTCCGACGGTAAGTGCAGGCAGAAACTTCGGAACGCCACCGTAGAAAACAACCTGAAATACAATACCAACGACCATGGCAACGCCAGATATCACAGTCATTAACGTGTATCGGAACTCTTGGAGAAAGATGTCAGCGCCAACACCTCCAAGCAAAATGACGTAAGGCATCCAAGAACCTGTCGTTTTTACCGTCGAGCCAAGGAATCCCATCATTCCAGGACCTGTGGGAATGAAAGGTCCGACAATCGGAACTGAACGAGACCCCGTGATTGCAAAAATAGACCCGGCGATTATGAGAAAAAGGATCCCAAGAATAAGTGTTGTCGCCGAGAACTGGTCCATCTTTACTTTACTGAATACAAAATAGAAACGGAATACAAATGGCAGATGCGTCAAAACCAACAAAAACCGAGACGCCAGTACCCGAGTTCACAATCATGAGTCTCGTCAATTTAGTTATACTGGTATGCTTGGTGTTGGCTGCAGGTTACTACGGATTTAAAATAGGTGGAGAAGTCCACGTTGGCTATTGGGATACTATTACGAGATGGGGTGCCGGGTTTGGAGCCAAGATATCGTCAATGTTTGGTAGCGCAAAAGCCCGGTATGCTGATTACAAGGAGAGGAAGCGAATGCAATCCGTTTAGGTGCGTTCGCGGTAAGTCCACTCCTCTGCGTTTCGGGTGTTTGTATTCCATACGCTATCGTCCTCCAGTCTCCGCTTCTCTTCTGCTTCTAGGAACTTTTGCCTCCTCTCGTCCTTCTCTTCAACAGTGAGTTCTCGCTTGGCCTTCCTTTCCACCGTTTGCCATCCGTCTGGATCAGTCCTCGAAATAGCGGGCTGTTCGGGTTCTACCCACTCTTCTGATTCGTACTTGTCCCTGCGATGATGAACTACACTCCTCATGATAGCTTCGTCTCGCTCCCTGTTTCGCGCCTCAAGTTTCTTCTGAAAGTCTTTCTGCTCGGTCTCTTGTTCGTCCTTCTCGTTCCATTCTGTTGCCAGCGCCGAAAACGGCTTTGACAACTGAGGATTGGAGGGGATCTGCTGGCGAGCAGACAATTGAGGGAAATTGTCAGGGGATACAACTACAGCCTTGTCGGTCTTGGCGCGACGGGAAGGAGGAATATACTTTTCAGACATTCTGTTGATTTACTATGATTGAACTCTGAAAATCCGTTTTTGTCGTAAAAACGGAATTTAGTGGATGGCGCAGATAGAATTAAAAATGACGTTCGGAGTGGTGATTGCTATGAATGGAAACGTCGGAGAGATTCAAATTCCCACGAAGACTTCCGGTGTTCTAGAATGGATCCGAAAGAAGTACAAGTGTCCAAACATTCAGTTCCACGGAAAGCTGCAGCATCCCTTGAACGAATCCAGATGGTTGAGCGTGTTTGCCTCTGTATCTGAAGACGACGAGAACCAGCACATGCTTCCGGCCCCCTTTGACGACGAAACGTACACGAGTCCAATCGTGATTCTTTCGGCGGAGACGGAGGATCAAGATGGGTATGAGCCCTTGATGTCTGCTTACGTTGACATACACGGAGACGAATACGAAACGCTGTATCAAGAGTGGACATTCGCAGTTGACGACGAAGAGGAAGTCGGCGAGGTAGAAGTGAATGACGACGACGTGTCGGAAGAGGACACGGTTTTGGAGGAAGAGGAAGTTGCAAAACCCGTGGCGGCGGTAAGAGCTCCGAAACTTGCAACGGTAAGAACCAAAGACGTATTCGTTGCGTGTGCGATTCGCGAAAAGGTCGTTTCTAACTTCGCAGAGCTGTTTGGATCCGAAGAACCTGCACGGGAGTTTGAGACATTCATGCTTCACAACCTCGTGGATAAGGCAACGAAGGACGGTGTCGACGTAGACTGGTCCAACCGCACATTCTGGAACATGTATCGCAGCCGGGCAATTTCGCTTTACGAGAACTTGCGGGGAGAAGAGAGCTACGTGAAGAACAACCAAAACCTTCTGGAAAAATACCGGTGTGGCGATATTGATTTGAAGACTCTCGCAGAGATGACGCCGATGGACATGTGTCCTTCTAGATGGAAGGAATCGGTGGAGCGGATTATTGAGATGGAGAAGAGACTGTATGCTAAGAACGAGAGTGCTTCCATCTTCATGTGGTGCTCTGGCTGCAAGAAGAAGACGAAGTGCGACTACTATCAGCTTCAGACACGATCAGCGGACGAGCCAATGACGACATTCGTAAACTGTCTTGAGTGCGATCGTCGCTGGAAGTTTTAGAGGTCTGCTTGAATGCCTCTGTAATAGGTGGAGACTGTCCTTCTACGTGAACGTGAATGGGGTCAAGACCGTTTGTAATGTCTGGCTTACTAAGGCTCGGAGTCGTATCTCCGAACTGCTTTTTGAATAAAAAGACGACTTGTTCAGGGACTTGGGGACTCGTTTCCTGCAATCTGTCCAGCTGGTCCCTCACAACTTTCAACATATCCTGCGCCTCCATTCTCTCCTTTCTCGGAAGCGAGAGTTCGATCATAATGAACCTGTGGACTTTTGAGTAAGAGGATGAAGTCATGCGATGAGACTCTGTGCGCTTCGCCCATCCGAAGTGAGACGCAAGTGTGTTCAGAACACTCACCGTCAAGCTCAAAACACCTATGCCGACACTGGACGCAGTGGGGTCGTTGAACAGAGTCTGCGATCCAATAGATGCAGTTCCCGCGATAGTGGATAACACGATCGTAGGTATTGCAATATAGTTATTGAGGTTTGCGTAGCGTTTCTGTGATTGAGTGTGGAGCCACGAATAACATAAGGCTCTTTCGCCTTCCTCCGACAGAATACGCTCAATCTGTCCGTTCCACCGGATTTTTCCTTTCTGTTCCTCCATCTGTTTATTTTAACGCACAAACATAATGGCGGATATCTGGTCAGATACCTTTGATAAACTTAATCTATCTCCTAAAAGAAGACAAAGGGCAGCAGATAATCTTGCCCTATTCCGACAAAAGTTAGAAGAACGGTTCGGGAAACAGTCTGGTGGAGCAGACACGCTTTTGAACGTGCAAGGCAATAAATTAATTGAGTACGTTAGTACGAATGAAGGTGCTGCTGCCTTTTTGGCGACACTGCCAAAATTCGTGTTCATATTGAAGACTATCGAAACTTCGCCGGGGGCCGGGATATTGGTAGGAGTCGTTATGGATGCTATGCTTGCTGGGTTTAGTACTGCTGGAGAATTCTTCCAAAACTTGGTAAATCTTGTTCCTGGATTCGGTCCTGCGATCGTCGCAGTATTTGGAATCTTCTTTTGGCCTCCGCTTGCGATGATATCATTCAGTCGGGCAGATTTCTCCGAAGCTTCGGAAATGTACCTGAAAGCAATCCCATTAGGCATCGGAAAGACCCTATCGACTGCATTCGCTAAAACCGATAAGTTCGCGACAAAGTTCGGAGACAAAATCGGGATAATAAAAGAACAAAGTCAGCAAGCGTTGGGTAAATTGAAGGACACGCTGAATGACGCAAAGAAGAATTTTGAAGAAAAGAACGAAGCAACCATAAAACACGTTAGGTCTAGAGTGGATACTGCCACTACAGGAGCATTGAACAAACTAGAAAGCGGGGTAGAAAAGGCCAAGGAAAGTCCGTTGGGGCAAAAGGTTAATGAGGCGTTCAATAGGGAAAAGGCTCAATTTGAAGCCGCGCGTGAACAAGACCGCAGTAGAGTTTCTGAACCCACTCCTGCAACGGCTCAAAAGCCACCCTATGTTCCAGGGAGTAGTTGGAAAGATGCATTTAAAAAAAAGAAGACGGCTGGTCGCAAGAGACTTTCAACAAAGAAACGGAGTAATAAAAAATGGAGCAAGACAAGACGACACAGGTCCGTGAGGCGTTGAAGAGTTGGATTGCTCACGATGATAACGAGCGCCAGATCCGCAATCAGATGAAGGAAATCCGAGAGAAAAAGGCGACACTATCGGCAACTATTCTGGAGTTCATGCGCGACAACAAGGTGGATAACTTTGCGCTTGAGGGAAACGGCGTAGGCAATATTTCTCGCAGCGTTCGCACGTCCCGCCCACCTCTCCGTCGTGCCGAGTTGCGGACCAAACTCCTCATGACGTTTGCAGACGAACCCCAGAAGGTCGCAGAGTTCCTGAGGTCCATTGAGGGTATTCACGAGGGAGAGGAGAACATGTCGGCAGGCGGAACGCAAAAAGAACTACTTATGCGCCGCATTCCGCGAACCAAGACGACTCTCAGTATGTCCACTTAGGACTGGAAATAGAGAATGGATTCCTTTGCTGCCAACTGCTCAGCCTGCTTTTTCGTAGAGGCAACTCCTTTTCCGATAACTTTTGAATCATGAACGACTTCCATGGTGTATAGCCCGTTGACGCACGAGGCCATTTTGTAAGTCGGCGTGATGTGGAACAAGGACTGGTAAAGCTTCTGGAACTGTTCCTTGAAATTCCGATTGTTCATGAGTATTTTAGGGATGTCTATGTACATCTCCACCAGCGAAACAATGAACGCATACACGGTTTTGAACTCGTAACCTGTATCCGTCCAAAGCGCTCCTATAAACGCCTCCAGAATATCCCCGAGTTTCTTTGTGTTTGTGCGTCCTGCACAAATATCCTCGTTGTGTCTGGAAATCACGTAGAACTTTGCGAGTCCAATAATCTCGCTCAACTTGCCGAGAGTCTCGTTGCACACAATCTCTTTTTTCAAGTCAGTTAAGAACCCTTCGTTCTCATGAGGGAATCTCTGCATCAAGTAGGTGGACACGCACGCTCCGAGAATGGAGTCCCCTAAATGCTCCAGACGCTCGTAAGACTCGTCAAACAGTTCCAAGCAGTCGTCGGGTTTTGAAGCGAGTTGAGATATATCTCCGCCTGGAGTCGTGTAATCTTTACGCTTGACGTAGGACGAATGAATCATCGCAGTTTGGAACGTCTCTTCGTGAATGGGCTTGAACTCGCATTTGTGCTTGGACAGAATCGCTTGGATATCCGTTCGGACAAACAAGCGATTGTTTGGATTGTAAGGGTTGTAAACGGTCGTCATTTTAGTTCTTTCTGCGGTATGTCTTGCGATTCCGTTTTCCACGTTGCTTCTTCGTTTTCCGTCCTTGGCCATACCATGCTGGACGAGTATAATTAGTCTGGGGAGCAGATGCGGAATTTCTAAATTCCGCAATAATAGATTGTCTATTTGCTAAGAAATCTGAGAGTGAGATATTATACTTTGACACCATCATCTCGTCTATAACAGAAATCTTAGCCATCAATATTGTGTTCGTTTCAGTCGCGATGGCTGAAATAAGTGGCTGAGCTTTCTCCGGATCTTTCGCAAGACTACTGAATGTTACTATTACATTTTTGAACGCGTCTGCCATGATTTGTGAGTAAAGCACTACCGGCAACATCGTTTGAATATCGGACCATATTGCTCTCTGATCCCTCATACCATAAACACGGTAAGTTAAAGAATACAGCGCCTCTCGGACTTCCTTATACGTTTTCACATTTTCTTCCGATAGAACTCTTGCTACGAATGCATTCTCTGAGGCAGGTCCCGCGAGTTCTGCAGAAATCTCGGCGCGTTGTACTGCAGTCAGTCCAGTCCCTTTACGACCTGCTTGGTTGATCACCGTCGAAATGATGCCTGTAACAACTCTGTGTATATCTTTTGCGTAAAACTTTAACACGGGAGTCAGACTTTCAGTTGTAATTTGATATAGTGAGGCTGATCCAGTACTGGTTGGCATCGTGTTCAAAATATCTGCAGGAAGATGGCTCGGCTTTGTAATTTGTGGGTCCATTGCGACATATTCTCGTATCTTCATGACCGAGAATGCTAGAAACTGATCTTTTGTAAGTCCTAAACTATTAGCCTTATCTATGATCTGTTGGCAAACTAGTCGTACCTTTTCCGATTGTTTGTCAACCCATGTCTTTTTGGTGTCTCCGGGGTTTTTTATACTAATCCAACTCCATAATTTATTCCCACCTCCGTAACTTGTTGTGCCGAGTATTCTGTATAACAATTCTTTTATGAACCGGACTTCGATTCCAAACTTTCCATCTGGACCAATAATAATAAAGTGTGCGTTTGATTTGACTTGATTACATATCCTATGAGACCAGCGATATTCCCGCGTAAGTTCTTCTTTATACAGGTCTCCACGATTTCTTCCCTGATCATCTTCTTGGTCTTTGAGAGATTCGTAAATCCCAGCCGAATAGAGTCCAGTGAAACACAACGCCTGCATAACAGGAAAAACATGTTCGCATTCTGGGTTAAACTCAAACCCGTAACGTTCTCCGCCGTAAATTTGAGTTTCGCAAATCCAACATATACTCGTGTCATTCACTGGTAGTATAGTATTATTACATTGAGTAACCGGAGTGCTAGGTTCAAAAAAGTCGCGAAGAGCTCCTTTTCTTTGCGTCTTCTTCGGAGTTTTTTGTTTCCCGACTCCAATTTCTTCATCCGTAACGCTCTTATTTACCGCCTTGTCATACAAAAGGCGGTAAGTTTCCTCATCAAGAGCCAGTTCCATGGAATTTGTAAGCTCTCCGAACACGATATCTTGGTTGCGTTTACTAAATTCAATATATTCTTTGTCATTAGAGGCGAAAAGATCAGCGGGAAAGTCACGCATGTCAAGTGGAAGCAGAAGATCGTTGCTGGGCTTTATTACACCTCCAAGCCCGATATCTAAAATTACATTTGTCGTTGTTTCAGCGACTGCATTCGGTAAAGTTTTTGGGTCGTATACGGCTAGATCGCCAGGCGCAAATTCCTCTGGCGGTTCCCCTTCTAACTCCATTGATAATATCCTTGATTTTATTGTGGAGGAATACGTGTGAAAGCAAACTCCGTAGAAACGAGCGTCTTTGTCTTGTTATCAACAATGTGCTTGAAGCACTCCTCTGCATTCGGACTGCGTGTCTTCTGGAAGTATTCGTTCAGACCAGACTGCAGATCCTTCTTGGAAAGCGTCCAAGCCTTGCTCCACTGATTCGGGCGCTGGATTTGAATCGTGGAATTGTCGGTTGTCATGCGGATCTCGCTGTATCCATCCATACCCGGATCTTGTAGAAGCCTGGCCATTTCAGACTCAACTTTCTTACGTTCCGCGCGAAGCGAATGAACGTCTTTGTTGAGTGTCTGGATCTGGTTGTCAATTTGGCAGTAAGACTCAAAGCGGGACTTGAGGTTGGCGAGCATTCTGTAGTTTACCTAGACTTGCTTTTTGAAACTTAATTCCGTTTTTATTACAAGGATGTCCGTGGACTCGGCGGAAATCGAGACTCTACGGCAGGCGTTCAATCGGGACCACCCTTCTGTAACGCCAATTTCAAAAGGAGAACCGAATTCAGTGTGGAGAGCTTTGCGTATGAGACTTCGGGACAAATGTAAAGGAGGCGACGGAGAGTGCGTGGTTGCGTCGCTCCTTGAAAGACCAAAGGCTCCGAAAACATGGAGATCCAATCCTACGGAGTGGCTGTCCACCGACGACATTGAAAAGATGGAGAAGAGCTACAAGCGTCTGTTTTCCAACTACGAATACGTAGGGACATTCCCGATGGATTTCGGAGACAAGTCGGAGACCGGATCCTGTTTGGTCAGTGCTCTCTGTTCCATGGACATCCGCAAACTTGCCTCCAAAGGAAAGACACAGATCGGAATAGTGTTCAATACGGACGTCAGCACTGGACCTGGGGAACATTGGGTTGCAGTGTTCTGCGATCTGCGTTCAGACCTGGAGTATCCGCGCATGACCTACTTTGACTCGTATGGACAGGAGCCGGAAAAGGAGATAAAGAAACTCATGACGAGGTGGAAGCAAGAGTGGGATGCAAGCGGTCGCCATTCAATGCCGATGGAATTGACGTATAACAAAACGAGGCACCAACGAAAGAACACAGAGTGCGGGATGTATTGCGTATATTTCCACTACTGCTGTCTTATGGAAATCCCCATGGAGAAGCGCATACCCGACGACGTAATGGCGGCACTCAGAGGCCTCCTCTTTCGCGTATAAAATCTCCGATGAAGATATAAATGGCGAACTCTTGGTTGGCACACGTCAAGACAGTTATGGCGAAGATGAAGAAGGACAAGACCTACGTTGCAGGCAAGGGGCTGTCGCAGGTTATTGATAAGATCAAGAAGGACGGAAGCTACAAGAAGTCTTCTTCCAAGACACGCCGTGCTTCCAAGGGTCGCCGTGGTGGTGCAGACGAAGAGGAGGACAACATTCCCGAGAAGAAGGAAGAGAAGAAAGAGGAGTCGGAGTCTGACTCGGAGTCTCAAGCAGAAACTGTTGTTCCCGACGAGGATAGTCAGGAAGCTCTTGACGGCAGTCAGGGCAATGAAGGCGGTCGCCGTCGTCGTAAGTCAAAGAAGCCGAGTCGTCGCACTCGTCGTAAGTCGCGTCGGTAAAAAATTCAAGTTGTCTAACATATAAAGACAAATGGGTGGCGGCTTACTACAACTCGTTGCGCATGGAGCTCAGGATGCATACCTTTCTGGAAACCCCCAGATCACCTTCTGGAAGGGTCTTTTCAAGCGCCACACGAATTTTGCGATGGAGCCTTTTCGCCTTAACTTGACGGGCATGCCTGCGTGGGGACAGAAGCAGAGCGTTACGATCAATCGTCATGCTGACCTACTATATTCCACGTATCTGGACGTGGTTCTGCCTACTTATATCGCCGGAAGCTCATCGGTGAAGGTCGACTGGAACAACGAGCAGGGGCGTCTAGGATACAATCTTCTTGATTATGTTGAGCTTGAAATTGGCGGACAGGCTATTGATCGCCTCTACAGTGAGTACCTCTACCTGTGGGACACTCTGTCATCTGACTACAACACGAGCTACAAGCTGTATCAGATGGTTGGATTTGGCGGTGATTCCCGTCGCACGGACGGCGGTCCTATGGCGGTGTCAGACAGCGGAGTCTACGGCTACAATCTCCCTGGAGTTTCGTCGTGCGTCCCTTCTACAGGCCGTGCAAATGCGACCACCCCCCTGTTTATTCCTCTGCCGTTCTCGTATACTCGTAACCCCGGCGCCGCTCTTCCTCTGATTGCCCTGCAGTATCACGAAGTCAAGATCAATATCCTGTGGAACAAGTGGCAGCTCGTTGCTGCGAACTTTACTGGAGCCCAGCCTCCTGCTCCCACATCAGCTGCTCTGTATGTTGACTACATCTACCTGGACGTTGACGAGCGCCGTCGCATGGCCCAGGAGTCCCACGAGTATCTGATTGAGCAGGTTCAGTTCAACGAGGACAAGGGTATTGGCGCCGGAAGCAACCGCATTGACCTGACGTTCAACCACCCCGTCAAGGAGCTAATCTGGGTAATCCAGCCCGATCGCTTCGTGAACTGCAAGATTGCAGATAAGATCAACAGCTCTGCCGATTACGGAGTCTCTCGCCCGGTTCTCCAGCCTGGGAGTGGCCCTTCCACAACTGCCACTGTTGGAGCTGGACGACGCCTGACGCCCTTCACGTATAACTACATGAACCAGTCTACAACTGCCCAGGCTACTCAGAGCTTCACGCAGCCTATTCGCGAGCAGCGCCTCCAGATTAACGGTCAGGACCGCATGGATCGCCGGTCTGGTGACTATTTCAACAAGGTGCAGCCTTTCCAGCACCACACTGGCACGATGAAGCCCCAGGGCTTTGATGCGACGCCTCACAAGAGTGCCACGACCCACATTCCTATGTACCAGCAGGCGATCTACTCATACTCGTTTGCGCTGAAGCCCGAGGAGAACCAGCCGAGCGGCACGTGCAACTTCTCCCGCATTGATACCGCCACGATCCTCATGGAAATGTCCGGCGACTACGTCGTGGACGAGTCCACCGACAACATCTGGAACGTCCGCGTCTATGCGATCAACTACAACATCCTTCGCGTGATGAGCGGCATGGCTGGACTTGCCTACGCCAATTAAAAAAGAATTTCAATATAAATGTCGGAATCTCAGCCGGTTGTAGCAGATGCTCCTCCTAAACCCACTCCGTCTGTTTATGTATCTTGGGTGTTTAGCGTCGGCGGAATACTGACCATCCTTTTCTGGATAGTATTCGCCTTTGGTGCTGCAAAGCTATCTTACGACAAGTATAGATCTTTAGGTTGGGCTATTTTGGATTTCATTTTCAGCCAGTTCTATTATCCCTACTACGCCCTTGTCCTGAATTCGCCGACACAAGCATTGGTATCTGCCGGTCGGCGTCGTTAGATTCATTACCATTCCATAACAATGTCGTCCACACGACACACGATATCTCCCTCTTCGGCGAGTTTCGTGTTCAGTGCCTTGACATCTTCCTCAAACACCTCCTCCGCCGTTCCCTCCGGAAGCTTCGTCTCGTCCACGAGAATGTCCACGAGTCCAGTCCCGCAAGGCGGTCTCTGTCCGAACATGATGTTTGCGGACACCCCCTTCATGCTATCAAACTCCCCACTCATCGCTGCGTTAAACAGAACCTTGCTCGTCTCCTCAAACGATGAGCGCGCAAGGACTCCCGAATCGCTTTTGCTCATTCCAAACCGGTCTGCGCTCAGAATATGGCCAGGATACGTCATCGTGTCAATGAGCGTAATCATATGGTGGTAGTTCACGTACTCTGCGGTGAATACTTCCATGAACTCCTCGTAAAGCGCCAACCGTGCCGTCTCAATCCCAAACACTTCCATGATTTCGTGAACGTCGTTCGAGAAAGACCTCAGCGGATCCACGTGCTGGAACGTCGCCAGATCCAGCAGGTTCGTTCCTTCCACGTCCAGAACATACTGCGGAGACAGAGGCACGAATCCGCCAACAGTCTCGTCGTACATCATTTCAGACTTGACTTCGCGAGGATATACTCTTCCGAGTCCCTCTACGCCCGTAAGAATCGTGTCAAGAAGCTTGTCCTCAATGAACCGGAGAGACAGAGCGTTCTTTGCGATATCGGTTCCAAACACAATGCGCAGAATCATCTTGTCGGGAGTGTTCGTGTCGCTGTGGATGCAGTCAAATACCCTCAGAGTCTTGTTGTCCTGAATCTTGGATGCGATCGTCGTCATGTTGGCAACATTGCGCGCAGCCATTTCCATCTTGTCAAGTTCAAGGCGCATAATCCACGGAGACATGCACGAGTTGCCCTGCGTGACCGAGAACTTCTCGTAAGACCGCAGAATTTCAATGTCGTCTGCGATGGCCGTATTCACGGTTCCCGGATGCGGATCGTGGTAAATGCGCACGGAAATCGTGATGTCTCGCAGAGTCGTCTTCTGGATGTCCCTCTTTACTGAGGATACAGAGTTCTGAGACTTTGCAACCTCGGGAGCCAAATACACGACATTCCCTGGATTCTTGGGGTTGCGAGAAACACTGAGGAGTTCAATGATGCGCGGAACTCCCTGAGTCGCATTCGCCTTGACGGTTCCTGCGCTGTGGAATGTGTTCAAAGTAAGCTGCGTCGTGGGCTCGCCAATGGACTGGGCTGCTAGCGTTCCCACCATCTCGCCCGGATGGACACACGCATTCAGGTACTTGTATCGGATGTCCCTCAGAAGCTCGTCAAACAGGTCCTTGGACAACCTGAGCTTGAGAATGGCCTTCTTGGGCGCAAAGTAGTAGCGAAGCAGAGCGTGGAAGACTCGGTTGTGCTTCAACATCTGCTCGTTGCACAAAGAGTTCAGCTCGTTAGTAACGTGTTCTGGCGTCAAGTCGGTCTTGGTGACGTACGGGTTCGTGTATTTCTGCTCTAGACGGCGCAGATTCACTGGAGCCATAATTTTGCGAGAACTCGTGTATCGGAACACATTCTCCACTAGAAACTTCCGGTCGTCCAGAATCTTCTCCACCATATCAGAATCCGTCGCAACGAGTCCGTCCTTCATTACCTCTTGGAAATCGGCGGCGGAAGCAGCGAATTCCTTGTAAACTTGCGCCATCGTCATGACTCCTAGCTCACACACTTGTGCCTCAATGCACACGCTGTCAATTCCGTCTCCGCCGTAGTGAAACTGGACGATTGCGCCGTTGGCGTTGCGCACGGTTCCGTCGTATTCAACGTGCAAATCCTCCATCGTCTTCACGAGCTTCCGCTGAATGTATCCTGAATCGGAAGTCTTCACGGCAGTATCAATAAGACCCTCGCGTCCTGCCATTGCGTGAAAGAAGAACTCGGCCGGACGCAGACCTGTGATGAAGCTGTTCTCCACGAACCCTCGCGACTCCGCCGAATAGTCGTAGCGAGTAAAGTGTGGGAGCGTTCGGTCCTGAAGCGTATACTGAATGCGCCTTCCGGCAATGAACTGCTGTCCAAGCATAGCCATCATTTGTGCAATGTTCAGGTCAGAGCCTTTGGATCCAGAGACCACCATTTCACGCATACGGTTCTTCTTCGGGAGTCCGTTCATGACCTTATCCACGACCTTGGAAGCAGAGTTCTTCAGTGCGTTCGTGATCTGGTTCTCAAGCTCATCGCCGTCGGGTCGTCCAGAATCGTTTGCGAATATGCCAGAATGGACGCTAGACATGATGCGCGAAACCTCTTTGCGCCCGTCCTCCAGAGACTTGGCGATCGCCTCTGCGATTTCCTCGTTCCCTACAAGATCCGACGGACCCACCGAGAACCCAGAATACAGGTTGTATTTCGTCACAATGTTCTGGACTTCGTTGATGAACTGTCCGCACCGATCGGGACCGAAATCGTTGTAGATTACGTGAAGAATGCCGTCCACCATGTCGCCCTGCGAGCCTCCAAATGCGCTCTTCTTCAGCACGCCCTTTGTCAGCTGTCCGTCCTTCAACTGAATGCTTCCGTTGAAATCCATCAACGGAAACGTGCTTGAAATCAACTCCTGTCCAGTCATCGTGGAATCCTTGCGGGAATAAGCACTGAGCGGGCGCTTTGTGCGACCTAGAATGTTCATTGCGATATGTTCTGGCACTCTGACGTCGTCCTGCGAGATACGGAAGGCTCCTGTCAGCGTGTCTTGGAATATTTGAATGATGGGGGAGTTGGTGCGAGGCGAGATGATCTGACGAAGAACTGAGGCAAGATACTTTAGCTCCGTAGCAGCCACGATGGATTGCGGGACGTGCATGTTCATCTCGTCGCCGTCAAAGTCTGCATTGTAAGGGCGGGTCGCAGAAACGTTCAGGCGGAACGTGGAGTAGGGAAGAACCTTGATCCTGTGGCATTCCATGGACGCCTTGTGGAGCGACGGCTGGCGATTGAAGAGAACCACGTCTCCGTCAATGAGGTGGCGATGAACAATGTCCCCTGTCTTCAGGTCAAGCGAATCGTGGTTCACAAACTTGAGACTGACTGTCTTGTTCTCGGCCTTAATGAACACCGATTTTGCGCCAGGATGTTTCGTGGGACCGTTGCGAACGTATGTCATGAGCCTGTCGCGATTGTAAGGCGACACGGCCTCTGGAAACGTCAGATTCATCGCAATCTCTTCTGGAACCCCGAGTTCGTCCACGTCAATATTTGCGTCGGGAGTAATGACGGTTCGTGCTGCGAAATCAACACGCTTTCCCATGAGGTTTCCTCGCACGCGTCCCGACTTTGCGCCCATGCGAGACTTCAAAGTCTTTAGCGGGCGACCGGAACGCTGAGAGGCGGGCGGAAGACCCTTGATGTCGTTGTCAACGTAGGTCGCGACATCAAACTGGAGAACCTTCGTGTAATCATCAATGATGGAAACCGGGTCGCCCTTGTCGATTTTCTCGCGAAGACGCTGGTTGTTGCGCACGATGTCTATGAGTTTATGCGTCAAGTCGTCCTCCATGCGCTGATTGTCGTCCATGACTACAGACGGACGCACGGTCAGGGGAGGAACGGCGAGAACCGTGCACACCATCCACTCTGGACGACTGAACTTGGGATGGAAACCAATGGACTTTACAGTCTCGTCCGTCATGCGCTGGAAGCACCGCAGAACCATCTCGGGCTGAAGAGGAATTGGGTCTGCGTCCTCACTCTTTAGAATCGCAGAGAGGGATGCGACCGTGTTTTCAACCTTTTCGACCTTCTTGATCACGGGGCTGTTGCAGTGGACACATCCCTCCATCTTCGTCTTCAAGGACGAGGTGAGTTCGCGGACGGCGTTGAACTTGTCCATACCGGTCAGCGTCTTGGGGATGGTCTTCAAATTCTCTTCCTTGGCATATGTGTTTGAACAGTTGAGACAAATGACGCCGAGAATGTTGCGAATTGTCTCTATGAACTGGTAGAGGTACACTGGTCGGGCGAGCCGAATGTGCCCGAAATGCCCTGGGCAAAGTAGGTTCGTCTGCTTACATGTAGAACATACCTTTCCGTTCTCAATGACACCAAACCTGCTGTCGAAAACGCCTCCAGAAACCGGAGCTCCCGATTGGAATGTCTTGTCGGTGGTTACCTCGACCACGCTGCGAGAAACGATCTCATCAGGGTTGGCGATGCCGAACTGAACACCGATAATAGTGTCGCCCATTCTTTATATTACTATCTGATGCGTGTATATTATTCCGTTTTCACTTTGAGATAGCGATAGTTTTCTCCCAAAACTCATCGTCGTTGAGAATATCCTTGACGATGTCTGCGTCGTAATCTTCTGTCAAATCCATAACCCATTGGTCAAATTCTGGACCTAGACGCTGCTTGAATTTGTTTCGGCGTTCCTTGGGAAGATTCCGCATGAACTGAAATAGGTCTAGTCGGACTCTGTTCGTGAAGGTATGTATTGCATAAGGGAACTCGCTGGAGTCCTTGTAGTCTCGCACGATGCTATACCATTCTTCCATCCCGTTTGAATTTCACGGAGAAGATTAAGATGCCTCGGAAAACGTTGAGGTTGAAAGCTGTTCGTCCATCTCATAACCCAGACAAAAAATGGGATGCAGTGTTTGAAAAGAACGGGCGTGAAAAGGTGGTTCCGTTCGGAGCCAAGGGGATGTCGGATTACACGAAACACAAGGACAAGACTCGAAGGGCGCGGTATTTACAGCGTCATTCGGGGATGGGTGAACATTGGAGCCAGCCAGACACTGCAGGAGCCTTGTCAAGATGGATTTTGTGGGGACCGTCCACATCCTTCCGCCAGAGCGTGAAGGCTTACAAGAAGAGGTTTAAACTGTAATAGCATTAGTTCAATTGGTGGGATGCCGGAGTGGTTAACGGGGGGGACTTAAGATCCCCTGCTTTGAAAAGCGCGCGGGTTCGATCCCCGCTTCCACCATATTGCGAGCGTTCCATAGAAACATCTGGATATACAAAAACGCAACTGTTCCGATCACGATGGAGTACCAATATTCCATTCTGATTTGAATGCGTCATTCTATTATTCAGTTTGTTCCGCAGGAGTGGCTTCAGGCTCAGGCACCGGCTCAGGCGCGGATTCCGGCACAACAACAGGCTCAGGCGCAACTTCCGGCACAACAACGGCTTCAGGAACTGGCTCAGGCGCAACTTCCGGCACAACAACGGCTTCAGGAACCGGCTCAGGCGCAACTTCCGGTACAACGACGGCTTCAGGAACCGGCTCAGGCGCAACTTCCGGCACGACAACAGGCTCAGGCACCGGCTCGGGCGCAACTTCCGGCACGACAACAGGCTCAGGCACCGGCTCAGGCGCGGATTCCGGCACGACAACGGGTTCAGGAACTGGCTCGGGCGCGGATTCCGGCACGACAACGGGTTCAGGAACTGGCTCGGGCGCGGATTCCGGCACGACAACAGGCTCAGGCACCGGCTCAGGCGCAGGCACAACAACAGGTTCAGGCGCAACTTCTGGGATATTTACATTGTTAGTGTCAACCGTCTTTGACGAAGTCGGCTTCAAATGGGAATAATCGGGTGTCCAGGGAAACGGAATCTTTCCGACAATATCAGGCGTTAACTTTTTTACATCAAAACCGACGTCCATTTATATTGTCACAAGAAAAACGAATTTTGAGCTCGGAAAGAACAAACTGCATATTCTTCAAATGGAAGATCCAAAATCCCGCCGAGAGAAGAAGAAAGACCAGCGTGAAAAGGGCGCAGGAAAAGACGGCAAGTATTCTACCAAACACATTCGGACCGTGGAAGCCCTGAAATCAAAGAAGTGATGGCGCGACCTTTCGTCTCGTTTGAGCATGGTCTCGTGATTTCGTGAGTCCGACACCTCGTATACGCCGACACGTTTTTCCCTTATACGTCTTGTTCTCACATCCGCTGGTGTAATACATTACGCGCATAACGTAGCCTCGGTAGGAAGGAATCGGCACTTTTACCTTGTATGCAACGCGTTTTAGAAACGAATACATCCATTTCATGTAGGATTTACGAGAATTCAGATTTGCAGGGAATCGGAAGAGTTCCTTGAGCGGATACACCTTTGCAAGAGCGTCCATGAACTTTTGTTGAGTAGCCCTTTCCTCTCCAGTAGGCTTCTCTGGATAATTCGCGGCAACTGAAAACAAAAAGTCTCGTCCGAGAACGTCAGTCAGCTTCATCGTTTCGTATTTTTGCTTGACATCTTCAAACGACGGATCCGGTCCCGGATCAACTACAGCCTTATCGCCCTTACATTGCGTCCTCAACTTGTGATTCACTTTATTATGCAAGTCATACAACCACTTGCCCGGATTGGAAGTAAGAGGCATTCCACTCACGAATTCCGATGTGCTTTTTCGGCAGAATTTACACGGCAGTACATCTTTCATGATTTTCAGAACTTCCTCCGGATGTTCCGACCTGAAAGATATCCAGTGAAAGAGTTGCCATCCGCTAGGACCCCAAAAACGAGTGTCTATACCCATTACATTCTCTTTGGAAAACTTAAATGGCGTGCCCGTATGCTTTCGCACTCGGCGTCCCTGAAAAAGGCTTTCATTCTTACAGGGTTTTAGGACTAGCGTTGGGTGACTTTGTTGGAACGGTTCTACTAGCAGTCGCAACCTCCTACTTTACGAAGACTTCGTTTGTATGGAATTTTGTCGTATGGTTCGTCGCAGGCGAGATTCTGCACTGGTATTTCGGCACGCCCACTGCATTTTTGAGAATGGTGGGAATGACTCCAAAGTGTTAAAAAAGATTCCTGTAAGGTGTATAAATGAGCAGTCTACTTCTGACGTTCGCGATTGCAGTATTTATTGGTGGCGCCCTCAAGGATTTCTTCCAGTCGATCACTCGTGATATTGTTGCGCCTCTCCTGTCAGTGTTTTTCCCCGCGGCCCAGGCGTCCGTCGCCGGCCTCACGGTTCAGGTCGGTCCTGTCAAGCTCATGGTCGGTCAGGCCATCGCTGCGACTGCCACGCTAGTGATTGCGATGCTGGTCGTGACGTTCACGCTCCCCTACATCAAGGCGTATGCTCCTCTCAGGGGTGCTGCTCGCCAAGGTTAATGCTTCAGCTTGAAGTTTGACCAACCATTGTCGGGACATTTCCCGAACTTTTCAACAATACGCTTCTCCATATCGGCGGGCGCGAGTGACCGCTGGTCGTTCTCGTCCTTCCATGTCTTAAACACCTTCTTGAGATCCTTCTTCTCAACAGGCTGCGTCTCCTCTCCCTCCTCTGGAACACTGATCATCTCCGTAATGAACTTGGCAATCGCATCGTTGTCGTTGCGGTAGTCGCTCGTATACTCCATCACCTTTGCTGGCGCCACGAGCTTGCGTAATCCCTTCCCTTCCTTCAGAACGTGTACCAAGTAGGCGAGAAAGCACGTTGCCCATTCTGTGCTGTTTACTGAGAACTGGATACTTTCATCTAGCGGAAATTCATTCTCGTTAGCCGGAACCGGTACGAACTTGGAGGTGAAGTTGATCACGACAAGACGGCGCCACGTCCCTCCGTCGGTCGTGTTCACCTTCGGCTTGTCATTGCACGCAAGATGGAACTTTGCAAGAACTTCAAACTCTCCGCCAGACTTGAACAGGTCACGTGCGTACATCTTCTCACCGGAACTGATTTCCTTCATCATTCCAGTGTTCAATGCAATCTTCTCATCTGGTTCCTGCATAGTCGTCAGCCTCCTTCCCTTCAAACGAGCCACCTCTGGCGCTGCACTTCCAGAACTCTTGCGATTCTGTGTAAACAGTGAGATCGGAACAGTACATGCATAATCCCCCAATGTCTTCGCCATCAAATTCATGATCATGGATTTTCCGTTAGATCCCGATCCAGTGAGAATGTGGAACTTCTGTGCCGGATTCCCGCCAAACAGGTTGGACGCAAGGTGTTGCATGAAGTATTCGCGCACTTCCGGATCTGAAATAACCCGCTTGATGAATGTATCTACCTTCGGCCACGCAGGGTATTGATAATATGGCATATCGGGATCATAATCAATTCCGGTGCTGAACGACATGTAATCCTCGGGTTTCCCAGGACGAAACGTGTATTTTTCATCAAGCTCAAGCACCCCGTTGTTGAATGCAATCAAGTCTTTGTTGGAATCCACCTTCTTGTTGAACTGCTCGTCAAAGAAGAGTTCGCGACACTCCTTCATGACGTTGGACTTGAACGCCGTTCCCTTGAGTCGCATATAAATCTTGTTCAGGTCTACGTACTGCCCCTCCATCTTGCAGTAGTCGCATACCTTACAGTCCTCCTTCCCTCCGCCGACGCAAGATTCTAGTCCCCGCTGGTCCATCTCCTTACCGATCGCAGACGCAGTATCCTTGAACTTGTTCGCAACACGGTTTGAAAGTTTAAGCTGAAGATCCACTCCCTGATCGGTCTCTTTCCACACATGTCCCATCCAGCGGTACCATACATTGTAACGGAAGTCGGAACACTTGTAGTTGTCCCGAAACATTGCATGAATAACGCTCGCGACGTCGTGTTCGGCGCCCGAACATGCTAGAATAACCAACCTTTCTACATTCGTCTTTTCGATCTCATCGTAGTCCTCCCGGTTATCCTCACGAGACCAGTATCGGATAGTTGGTTCTCCGAGTCTGTCTCCATCATTTCGATACGGAAGCGAGTTCCACTTCTGAATACAATCGCCTTCAACATACTTATCCTTTGCCTGTGAACTGAAGTCCAGAAACACGTCTAGCAAATCAGGATGGATATTGTTGAGGCATATTCCGACCTGAACCCACTTGTCGTAATCTTCATACCTGCTCGTATCAAAGTTCATGACATGCGCCTTCAAATAGTCCTTCTTCTCGGCAGTCAGAGGCTGGAGAATTCGCCCGGCAGGAGACGATCCGCGTGAATTTGGCTTCTCGGAACGCTGTGCTGGTCTACCACGTTTCTTATTCTCACCACTGCCATCTCGCCCATCCTTGTTAGAGAGGATTTTCTCATATGTAGCCTTTGCGCTGTCTGTCATTGGAGTTTCGTCCTTCTGATCGCGATAGAGAGATAGCGTTTGCAGTAGCTCCACTGACAGCTGAGGAACCGATTCGTTGACGGTGATTTCGTCATTTGTATAGGTGAGAATGTATGACGTCAGGTACGGAAGAGCGCCTGCGTCTCCCTTGCGAGATCCATACATCGTCCACGGCTGTGACCTGTTCAATACCGCCTCGTCATATACCTTCTCCCACGTATCGTTCAGAGGCAGACCCTTGAAGAACTCGTCCATTCTCGGCACCAATGCTCTGCGAACGCTCTGCTCAATGTATTTGTGTGTAAGGACGCTCGGAACAACAATGTGAATACCAGACTTGATGCGTTGCTTCTTTGAATCCAAAGTAGGACGCTTTTTCTCCATAATGTAGATGTCGACGCTCTCGGGCAAATGTAGATGCTGTTTCATTTCAGACATGTATGCTTTGCAGAACGAAATCACCTGTGCTCGTGTATGCAGATGTCTCTTTACTTGCGTAGACTCGTCGTATATAAAGTCAAAGTCAATTCTCAGCGGGCCGATATCAGAAGACCGTTCTGTCAAATAAAGCATCTCGCCTAGAACCTCCAACGAATCCACATAAAGTTCATATAATTTCGGACGGTCGTCTTCAGTAATGAAGTACTTCCCGCCAATCAAGCTCGTATGCGTCCAGTTACTGCCGCTCGCCTGCCGTGCAGGGTTTTTTAGGAACTCGTGTAGAGACTTAATTTCTTCCATTCGTGTGATACCCCCCGACAATAGTTTGGCGACCTTTCCGTTTTGAACGCGGCTAAAACGAATTTAATGCCCTCGGACAAGATAAAGCAAAGATGAAGTTCTGCCCTCAATGCCGCAATATGCTGTATAGCATTGATGAGACCGAGGGAGAAACGGGCGCAAAGCTTTCCTGTCGCAAGTGCGAATACAAGGAGGATATTCCAAAGGAGAACCCCGTCGTATACGAACATATTCTGCGGAAGGAGACTGCGGTTTCTCTCCAAATGAACCCGTATATCAAGTATGACCCAACGCTAGACCATCTAACATCCATCGTGTGTCCGAACCAAGAGTGCACGACGAATACTCAACAAACCCCGCGCGATGTCGTTCCGGTTCAAATCAGCAACACCAACTTGATTTGGATGTATCAGTGCACTCGGTGTAGCCAAACATGGACTCAAAAATCTCGTGCGGAATAATAATGGCGCAGACTCTATCAAACAAGTTCTGTAGATGTATCAAGAAAGTCAAAAAGACCGTGAAACCACGACCTGGATCCACGAAGGAAGGTGCGGCAATCGCAATCTGCACGAAGACCCTCCTTTTTCCCCGTGGAAAGACGTTGAAGCGAATCAAGTGTGCGCCCCGCAATCGTCTCAAGACGCAGAAGCGTAAACAGTAGTTAAGTTTACAAATAAGATACCCAAGTCAAATAAATGCGCATATATTCTAACAAGAAACTAAGCCCGGTTCTGTGCGATGCATTGTTGAGAACGGTTGAGTTTCCTAGAATGGGATTTGATAAAGGCGATATGGTATACAAAGTAGATCTAAACACGAGTTGTATTTCATTTTTTCGGACAAATATGTATACAAAGGCACCTGTCAAATTTATACCTGAATTTGTATCAGAGTATAACGACAACAGGCAAGTTAAAGTATCTAAGTCGGACCTGAAAACATACGACTTGTGCGGATTTGGTGAGATCTATAAAGATGCGATTCAGTTGCCTACAGAAATAAGTCACGGAGATTTGGTATATGTAGACACCAAAAAGTTATCGTAGTTATGTCGTAAGCGCCTTCCAACTTACAGGGAACTTCTCTTCCATAAACTTGCCAATCTCACGAGCATACCACTGAATCTCGCGCTGAGCGTCAGGCGAATTGCGCAGATTGTAAAGACGCGCGTATGCAGCCAAAGATGCAGTCTCAATGAACTCGGTGTACATGCTTTGTGGAAGGACGCATCGCGCAATTTCGGGAGCCACATTCATTTCCAGCATGGTTTCATACGCCTTCACTGCCTGCCGAACCGTATCGTCAAACACCATGCGAGCCTCCCGTGAAGTCCCAACTTCAGTCTCCTTGCTTCCCTGCTTTGCCTTTGGATCGCGCTCCCTGAACTGTTCAATATCCGGAACCCAGCACTCAGGAGTGTCGCTCACATACCGCCTAGACACTTCATTCCGAGAGAACCCGACCGTGTGTCTGTACCACTCTCTCGCGACGAAGATAGGCATTTTTAGACGAAACTGAATTTGCGGGTGAAAGAACGGGGACGTGTGATTATGTTTCGCCAAATACGAAATGAGCTTGCCGTCCTGCTGCGAAAACTCGGACGACTCTTTTGCAAACGAGACACGTGCAGCGTTCACGACCATGAGGTCATTTCCCATAACGCTTAGCAAGGTGACCTTCTCCATACTTAAAACGAATTCGTATCGTTTAAACATTTGCGCACTAACAAACAAAATGGACCAGCTTCGGTTTGACTCCAAGGTTCTTCACCCCGAGGTCCAAACGATTGAGCGCGAGTCCATAAATGCAGAAAGCAGAATTACGTTGCCTTACTATTCCAAATACGAGTTCACTGCGCTGATGGGTATTCGTGCCCAGCAACTTTCCGACGGAGCAAAGGCGCTTGTTTCATTGGAAGGAATGCAACCATCGCACCCGCAGTTTGTATGGAAACTAGCTCGCAAGGAGATCGAAGACCGCGTCCTGCCGTTCATCATTCATCGTCGGCTTCCCGATGGAGTCTCTGAGTATTGGAGCGCCACAGAACTAAGTATTGTTTGGTGATTATCCACTCAAGCTACGAAGAGTGTCTTCCGATGGGGGATACGCAAGTAAATCGGGAGGAGCGCGAGGAGGATTCAACATCTCTGGTGAGGCTCGCATAAGGGTCTTGTTCGCTACCTGTAAGTCCAGGCTGGTAGAAGCATTGAAATTGGATTCCGCTGCAGTAGTATCCTGATACACCTGTTGCTGGTTTGTTGAGACGTAAACCGTCCTCTCGTTGAAAAGATAGAGCGCAACTGCAATCAATACAACCGCCACGAGAAGGTTGTTTGTCGCGAGACATACCACAATGAGCAGACCTGCGACGACTAGGGATATCGGGTTTGACAGGGATTCAAGCACTGGAAAGCGGACACTTGGAATCAGGAGCAGCATGGACAGTAAGCCGATCACGAGGGCGCTTCGTTCTTCGGCGGTCATTCTTACTTTTTACATAGAAAACGAAATATAGACAGAAGGAGTAGAGAAGCAAACAAGAATGATCATTCCAATTCGTTGCGTAACTTGCAATACCGTTCTGGCGGGGAAGTATGAGGCTTATCTAGAGATGTCCAAGGAGAACCGACGTGCGGTTGGACAAAAGGACGACGAGATGCAGTATTTGACTGCCACGACCGTGAAGTCTCCTGAAGGAAAGGCTCTTGACGATCTCGGAATCAAGAAAATGTGCTGTCGTCGTCATATGTTGACGCACGTGGACATGCTTTAATAAATTCGTCATCAAATACAAATGTCCTACACGGAATACATGAACCGCAAGAAGGCAAATGCGCCTGTCATTCTTGACACTCGTCCAAAGATGGATGCGTCCACATTTACTCGTCACCAGCGTGTTGTGGCGGCCGGAAACGTATACGCCCCCACGAAATCGGTTGTAGGAAACATCAACGATATGCGCACCTCTGTTGGTCGCGACAACAACTCGGTAAGGGCTGGCGTTCAAGTGACGCTTGCAACGGGCAATGGAGGAAGAGTTCCCGACGGAAGCACTTTTTCAGATTACGTTGCAGGGCGGGCTGCAGAGATGGATTACATGAACGGTCCTCCGATTGGACGGGTTCTCATGAACTCCAACAACGCGGAAAGTATTCGGAAATGCACTACGCCAATCACGGAACCGACTCCTGCGACTGTGGCAAAGAGTGGAAGCCAGATAACTCGTGACCGTATTGCGTGCTTCGAAGCCCAAGGTGAGCCACACACCGACCCGGCAACTCAAGTTCAAAAGGGAGTTCACTATTTCATAGACGACACGATTTCTCTCAATTCAGGAACTTATCGTATCGGAACTGGAAGCAAGGGATCCACTGGGTCTACTGTCGAGTCTTCAAACGGTTGTCCGGCTGCCGACCACGGCTTGCCTGCAATACTTCGCCGCGCCGCTTGGTCTCCCCGTCCTACAAAGGGCGCAGGAGGTCTTGTGGTTCCCAGTCTCACGCCCCAAGACCATCAGCGAAAGGTCGGCGCAGCGATTGCGCGCCCCAAGTATGTGGAAAGCCACCACGGAAACGATTTCGGAGTCAATCCTCGTCGCGTTCCTACGGGTTACCAGATCCCTGCTGGCGCTCCTGCGCACTTGAAGATCAACGATCCCAAGCCAACTGTTTAAACGTCCAGAACCTTAAATAGCAATGTTGTGGATATCGTCCGATATTCGTAAGTTTAGAGACTTTCGTACGAATTTCCGATACAAGTTTCCAGACCTGGAATTTGTGGACTTATCAAAAGTTCCGTCTTCTGAACTCGTGGAACACTGTGAGGCGATTTCAAGCCACCGAGTGCGTTCGTGCGTGTTTCTCGGGTATTTGGAACCGGGGTGGATGCTAGAACCCATGCACCAAACTCGCATTCGGAAACTGATTCGGTCGTGTCCAGTCGCGCTCACGTGTTTTTACACGGAAAGCATCCCTTTTTCGTGGAAAAACGAAATTGATACTCTCTTCGTATTTAAAGCAGACAATGGAGACGCCACACTTATCGACAATGGTAGTTCTGTATAACACGAATTTGAAGTTCAACACTTCTTCGCTCGTAAATTCCATTCCTTTGAGCGAAACGATCATTCGCGCAGAGAAGCGGGGAGTTCTGAAGAAGGGAGAGAGCAAGCGCGATTCCATTCAACGAAGGTCCAAGAAGGCGCCTACGAAACACACGACAGGATTCGGGAACAATTCTATGACGATCGTGATGATGAACGACGGAGACGGAGCGTTTCCGAGAAAAGAAATTACGGTAAAGATATTCCAGAACGGAGTCTTTCATTTGACCGGTGTATTGGACGACGCTTATGACATGTCCACTATGCGAATTCTGTTAGATACGCTGTGGAACTCCTGTAAGGATTCCATCGTGGACTCTCCGGAACTGTACGAAATCCTTCAGCGCCGAGTCGTGCTCATGAATTACACGACGAAGCTGAATGGATACGTGAACATTCCAAGGGAGCAGCTATATAACCGCATTCGCAGTTTGAAGATTGAGAACGTTATGAGCCATTACGACCCCGACGTGTATCCTGGTGTCAAGATCCACATCGGTCCGCATAAATGGATTGCGAAAGTATTCAGAACGGGAAAATTGATTCTTACGGGAATCACCACAAAGGAACAGTGCGCAGAGTTCGTAGACCAGCTGACGTTCCTGCTGGGACAGGCTCTTCCGCCAGTTCGCTAAAGATTTACTGAAAATGTATATTAGCAATACAAATGTCGGGACTCACTTCCATTCAGATCCAGGCGCTTGTGCGTGATATGGACACGAGCATGCGAAGACATAAGGGCCTGAAGCGCACGAACAACGTCAAGTATCGCGAGAAGATCGTGGAGGAGAACAAGCATCTCCACGACGTTTTTCCGACTATTTTTGAGATGCATTACGAGGGAAAGATGGACGATACGTTTTTTGAAATGCTGAGGCTTCGTCGCAAGATAGAGACCGGCGAAATGACGGAAGACGAAGCTTCAAAGGTCGTGGGGCAGAAGCTTTTTGACCGGTATGTCGCGCCGGTTGTTGGCGAAACCCCGAGTGCTCCCGTAAAGCCGACAATGTCCTACGATGACTACTACAAACAATTTGAGAAGAAGGAATAAGATGCCAACGTGTGGATTCATAAAGGTTCAGCCGGACGGAATGAAGGAAAAAGCTGCAAAAACTGTACAAAGATGGGACCCTGTTACAAAACGGTTTATAAATGTGTCTCTCACGTGTCCTAAGAAGTAGCCTCAGCCTGAAACTCCGTCCTCAGTTTCATGAGAAGCTTTCCCATTTTGTTGAGTCCCTTCCACTTAGAAGGCGACTTTGATTTGTCCGTGGAAGCAGACGTTCCGATTCCCCAATAAAAGTCCCGGGCGTCTGCGTCTCCAATCACTTTATCGCCCGTTTCCGTCAACTGCTTACGCAGGGACGGATGCTGGACGAACTTTGCGCGCACTCCGGTTTCCATGATTTCGTCGCGCTTCGTTTCCCAAATTTCAGTCTTGAAGTCTTTGACTTCCTCTCCGTATTTCTTGGCAGACGTCGCAGTCTTTGCCTTCTTCAGAATCTTCTGATACGTCTCTTCGTCGTTGAACAGCTTGGCCTTCTGTGCCTGAACGAAGTGCTCCACGGTCTTGTAGTTCACCTCATCTATCAGGATCGGATGCGACGACTCATTGCTGTAATTTTGCGAATTGTCCTCTTTGGGCGTAGGTCCGTGGAACAGTATGGGCTCAGGCTCTGGAGCCTCTGGCGCCTTCCTCAGCTTGCGCTTCACGGGCTTCTTGGCTTCCTCAGCTTTCTTCGGCTCCTCGGCAGGCGCAGTAGCAGGTTCCTCCGCTTTCTTAGGCTCCTCGGCAGGCGCAGGTTCCTCCGCTTCCTTGGCCTCCTCGGCAGGCGGAGCTTCTTCCTTTTTCGGTTCAGGATAGAGAAGCTCTATTGTCTTTGCACTCGTGGGCACGTAGGTCGGAAGACCGTCATCCTCCTCATCTTCCTCCATTTTCCCAGTTCTGCGAAAGACAAACGTCCGGTTGAGAAACGAGAACGACTGCTGCTGTTCGTTCAGCGTAACTGAATTCTGGTTGGAATATTCGGTCTCAAACAGGGAAGTGGCTTCAAGCGCAAACCCGACTGTTTCCATAATCTCCACGACGCGCTCAAACGGAACCAAATACTCAGTCTGCGGCTGTTCAAAGCTTTCCAGCATAACATTCACGGGCATCCCGAATCGTGCATCGTATTCCCAACTCCCCGACTGTGTGTATTCTTTGGTGTATTTGCCTGCCTCTGCGTACGTCCCAGTCTTTGGATCCCGCATACCGAACGAGTGCGTCTGCTTGTCAAAGAGCATCGTGTAGATCTGCTTTCCGTCCGAACACGTTCCAAAGAATCTGCCCTTGCACGTATCCTTGATGTTTTTAGCGAAGGACTTGAATGTGTCCTCTGACTCACACGCATAGTGAAGCGCAAACTGACACGAAACCGCCTCAAATTGATTCAGCCCTTCAAACTGTTTGAGGTATGGCGTGCTGCCCGTCGCTTCGCCTTTCAGGATTTTCAAGTAGGTGTCGTCTTGGTCTAGAAGCGGATGCGTCGTCATGTTTCCTTGAACGAATAGCACCGGCGGAACACTTCCCTTCTTGCTGGACTTCACCTTTTCAATGTACCGAACCGCTGCGCCTTTTGTCGGAGAAGTTATGTTGCTCAGCGACAAATCCATTGCAACGACTTTGGACGGTTTCGTCATAATCCATCTCGGCAAGTCTCCTCCGTTTCCAGACGCAAGTTCCAGCAAGGCATCTTCGGGTTCAATGTTGTTCCTGTAAAGCTTCTCCTTGATTTGAAGGTGGAAGTTGTAGACGTCTGCGAACACTCGCTTGTTGCGCTTCAGGTCGTCCCTGTAATACATGTCGCTGTCAACCGTGTCTTGAATCGGCGCACTCACTATGTTTGAAATCATGTCCTTTGTCACAGGAACGTGGATGGACGACCAAACGGAATTGGCGGTGCGGATATCGTTTCCGTATTGCTGCGCCTTCAACACTCTGTATTGATAGGTCTTGTCGTAACGGGTTCGCATAACAACCCATCGGTTTGCGTCGGTATCGTAAGCGCACTCTACGATCGTGTTGCTTTCAAGCTTGATTCCTTCTTTGTCAACAGGAACATTCCGGTCGTTGAGCGGAAGGTAGATCCGGTACGCCTCTGGATCTGGCGGAGACGTTGGCTGAAACAGCGAAGGAACGCGGTCCTTGTTTTCAGTCATCTTTCGCAAATCCTCTGGAATTTCTGGCGCAACGTATTCCCCAGTAATCGTGGCTCGCGGGTAAAGAATGATGTCTCCTGCCGATCTAGAAACAAACAGCTGACCCTCCTTCACATTCTGCTTCAGAACTGCATCAAACGAACTTTCTCCTGCGAATCGCAACAGGAAATCTATGCTGTTTTGAGACGCGGGTTTCCATTTGTAAACCCTTAGCCACGTGTTCTTCAATCTGTCTTCTGGCGGCGCAACACGGGACAGTCGCGGCGTAAAGATGAGACCGTCCGTTTCATACTCAAACTCCATTGCTAGCATCTCCCGAATAGACGTTTCCATCGCCATATCGTCGCCAGAATAGAACAACTTGGTCTCAATTCGGATAGGCGAAGATGTTGGCGCAACCGTGAAGTCCTTTTCCAAATCGGACACGAACAGACGCCCGCATCCAAGTCTGGAGGCTGTAGGAGTCTTCATCGTCTTGTCGTCGCTCTCAAGCATCAGCGGAAGGTTCTTGGTGTCGTTGCCTCGGTAATGATACACGTCAAATATACAGAACAGATTTGGACCGGAAATATACTCGCCATCCACGAAATCCCCGAAATGAGCCTGTGATTTTGCAGTGTATCCCGTCCACGTCACCTGACCAGTGTTGGAAATGATACGGAGAAGCTTGCGATCTTTTGACACGTATAGTCCGCACCGTTCTCCGTCGGCTTTGTTGGTCACCGTGTATCCCTGTAGGATATTGTGCGGGACGTCTTCACGAATGTGCCGTCTTTCCAGCGTGACCAAGTTGTAGAACTTGTTTCCCGACTTTTCAAACTCTTCCTTGTATCGCTGCATGTCGGATTCGGAAAGAAGGAACTGCGTCTGGTAAAACGACTTGTATATCTCCTCAATCATTCCAAGCAAATCCGAAACTATCGCCGACTCTTCCAGTTTCGTGTCTCTCCGCACGAACTCAATTTCGAGCTCGTAGCTGTGCTGCTCTTTCAGAATATCTCTCACGAGTTGAGGAGTCTTTTTGCGGGACTTGACCATTGACATATCAATTTGGAAAAGACCGCTCTTTGACGTGTAGGATCGGCGTGTAATTATGCGGATGTTTGCAGATGGATCGTTGGACTTTGCGTCCGTGTCCTTGCGGATGTACGTCTCTTTCCGAAGAGTGAACCGAGCGCCGATTTCAGATGCGTTTATGGTGTCCATACCCCCATACGGCTCCTTCCTCTCCACCGTCAAGTTCTCAATCCCCTTGAATGAGTTGGACATGCAAACCTTGTGGACCGAAGTAGCCCCGCGAACTGTGACACGTGTGCGATCCTTGTAAGACACGTTCATGTAGGGTTCTTGGTCCTTTGTCTCCACGGATATGCGCTCGCACGTTCGCATAAGTCTGTCCGCGACATCCTTCGTCTGAATCTGGTCAGAAAGTAGTTTACATTCGAACTCTACTTTCGGATCCCGTTTTGCTGTGCGGATAAACTCCTCTATAAAACGGAGGTTTCCGGGAGTGATAAATCCCTCCATTCCTGTTATTTCTAACTTAGATTAAACCCTTTCCGTTTTCACTGTATCATTCTTTCATATGTTTTACGGGCTTTCGTATCCTCATCCATCCTCTTTCTCTGGTCCGAGAGGAACTGGATATAGTTATCGATCTCCGTCAAGCACTCGTCGTTCATGAACTCGGTGGAGACTAGAATTCCGGTTTGCGTTCTCGTTCCTTGATCCGTATACTTACGGACAATTGAAAAAATTTGGGCGTGCTCGTTTGCGTCCATCTCATCCAAACGTTCCTTCATCCACTCCTTCTTGGAACGTGTGAACTCGCTCATTTACTCTTTAGGAGCGGTCTCTTGTTTAAGTCTTCTACGCTTAGGCTTCTCGCTTCCCACTGTAGGAACGACCACCACCTGTTTCTCGTCGGCTCCAGATGAGGAAGGCGGAGGTGGAGCTTCGGGTTGCTTTTCTATTACGCCAAGAACTTCTGGCTCCGCCTCTTCGTTCTTGATCAGTTTTCCAATCACAATAATGTCTTCGTCCCCCTGCTTGAACTGCGTCCCCACAACCTCAAACTCCACTTGGTCTCCGACTTCCACCTTGTCAAATGCCTCGTTTCCTACATGAAGATCTCGCGGAATGAGAACACGCAAAGGCTCAAGTTCTGCATGAATTCCAATCTTGCTTCGGAGGGAAACTGGAGCCTTGAACACTTGTCCAGCATGGGGCAAGCAAATGTCCGCTTGAAACGTCACATCGTAATCCACTCCGCCCTTCAAGTAATTGCAACGACCGATGGAGTATTTGACGATGGTAATGCTGTCCCTTTGGAGATACCCTTCCGCCAAACACCTGCCCTGGAACTTTATCTTCAACTGACCAAGAAGAGAACTCTGGATATTGTTCTGAATGAATTTGGCGTGGACGTTCACCTTTTTTGAAAGCTCTCTGCGTTCAAACAAGGACTCCATCTTTGGTTATCTTTGTTCCACAAATTTTAAATCCGTTTCTATCACCGTTTAACTTTTCATTCGCGCCAAAACGTCCTTGCGATTCGCCTCTTCGCTCAGAACTGCAAATTCCTCAGGAGTATACCATGAAACGCCCGGCTTCTTATCCATTATCGCCTTTCGGACAATAAGGTCCAGCCACGCACACTTTCCTTTCTTGTTGGGACTAGCCGGGTTCGTCTTGACCTTTCCGTTCACCGTAATCTTCTCGGGCGGAAAGTCAGTTCCAAACACATCCTTTGCAAACGACCGAATCACCGGCTCGTCAAAGAAACTGCACGTTCGGCCACCAATGTTCTTGGTTCGCGCCGCTCTTTCCGCAGGAACCTTTTTTTCGTCCACATTGAACACGAACGAATCCCCCTTCATCGCTGCAAAGTAGTCGTCCTTTCCAGCCACGAATCTCTGCTTCAACTGATTGACCCACATTCTGTATGCGTCCAGATCCGCTCCGATCGGAACGAACTTTTGCTTGTCGGGAGTGTAAAACTCGTTGGATCCGAGAACGTAGAACTTGCGAGGACCATTCACAACCAGTCTTTCCAAGTAAAACGGAACCACGCCAGAGTTCAGAGTGTTCAAAATATGCTGTATCCGTTCTTCGCCAGTCAACTTGTGGTCAACGTAAAACCATTCTCGGATCTCGTAGGAAAAGTTCTCCCAGAACTTGCTCCACGCGTCCTTGCTCGGAGGTTCTCCGAATATATTGTAGGACTCCCCAAGCTCAACTTTTGATCGGATTCCTTCATAGACTGTTCCGACTGGAACTTCTTGAACCGGAGCAGGAACAGGCAGAGGAGCTTGTGGGATTTCAACCGTCTGCGTCTGCTCTTCCACGGGTATGAGGCGTTCTACGAGCGTAGAGTTTTCGTCGGGCGAAAAAGCAACAATATCCTTCTTTATCTCCAATTTTCCGGGACGGCCGTTCGGACCCGAAACTCTCGTTCCCTGCGATACTGCGTTCTGTAAAATGTATTTGACGAGCGATTCTTCGTAGGGCGACATGGCTGCGTATAAATCCGTCTGCGTCCACACCGGCTTGTCCCGAAACATCTTGTTCAGCTTTTCAACAATCTCGTCCTTCACGTCGAGCATTGCAGAGAGCGGGCGTTCATGGTACTCTCCGTCGTCAACCACGGGATCGCACTGAAACGTCGGATTGTCCAGAAATACAGGAGCCGTGAGTTCTTTGAGCTTCTTTTTCACAATCTCAGATCGTTGGGACCGTTCCTGCTCAATCACCAATTCCTGCCACTCTGGAGGCAGAGTGTTGACGGACGCCTCTAGCGTGCAATCCATCGCAGACCCCATCATGATCTGCTTCACCTTCGCCATTCCGATCGCCTTCTTTTCAACGAACTCGCGATACACATACTCGTCGTGGGTCTCCTGTGTATCCGCAGGATGCCTGTTCACGTGAAGGTAAACTGTGCAATTCTGTTCCTTTGGCAGAAGGCTCGCATGAGAACATGTGCGCATTCCGCGTCCAATCACCTGCTCCAATCGGCTCATGTTATACCACGGATCCAGGACGTGAACTTGCCGAACATAGCGAAAGTCAACGCCTTCCGATACTTTTGGAGACGTGATGACGACGCGGATCTTTGAACCGTCCATGTTATCTTTGCGCTTCATCCGAAGGAGCGTGTTTTTTATATCCGCCTCCGTCGTTTCTGACGTGAAAAGAGCATATGTCCCCGACGCCCCGCGCTGAACCTCTCCGGACGTTTCCGCCATCAACGGATCTCCGATCGCAGGCGAGAATCCGTGCTCCTCCAAGCACATTGCAAACAGCTTTGCGCCCATCTTGACTCGGTTGGAGTATACGAACACAATACCCTTGGATTCTGCAATACACTTCAATACGGTAGAAAACTTGGCGCTATACGTGGAAATGTTCTTCGGCGAAAGGAACTGAACACCTCGGTATCTGTACTGCTCTCCCTGAACGGACATAACATCTCCGAGGTCTCCGTTTCCCGGCAGAGTGCATATGGTTCTGTATTCTTTCACGGTAGTTGACCGACTTAAAGTCCTCACGATTTCGGACTGATAAGCAGCCATCGGACACCGTGTGAGCGTCAAATACTTTATCGGCGAAATTATCCGGTTTCCCTCCATATCGTGCGTCCTGTCGCGTTTCGCAATGAGATCGTCGGGCGGATTCAGTCGGAATGGGAACGTGAACGGGTTCTCGCCCTTTATGTACGAAACGTAGCGATTGCACAGCTTCTTGAATTCGGGCTTTTTTGCCTCTGCTACGTCTCCGTCCTTCGTAAAGAACGCAGACACTTTCAGAACGTCGGCGTTCGTCTTGTGGATCTTCTCGTTCCACAGAAAGAGGTTGAAGTAAAAAAGAATCTCTTCAAAAGAGTCGTACATTGGTGTGGCGGTAAGAAGCACCAGCGTCATTCCTCTTGCGATTTTGGCTATTTTCGTGATTGCCGCACTGACGATCTTTTCGGACGCAGAAGATTCGCGCGTTTCTCGCAAATTATGCGCCTCGTCTATAATCACCAACCGGTTGTCAAAGGTCTTGTGAATCCACGCCTCTAAATCGCGCGTGTCGTTGTCTGCATTCTGTTTGGCCAACTCGTTTCCGAACTCGACGTATCCCCAGAACTCGTAGAATTCGTCAATGATTTTGGAAGCACTCTTCATGATTTTCTCTCGTCCGGTCTGGTCCGACCATTTCAGAGGCTGGGATTTCATTCTCTGTAAAATGTCCAGGTAGCGACGACCGGTGCACTGCTTGGACAGAAGTTCTCCCTGCGAATCCATCTCAACACTTGACACGTCAAATATCTGATTGCGGAAGTTTTCTTGGACCGATTGGCTTGCAAGCACAAAGACCGTCTTGTTCTGGAATTCTGGACGCACAATAAACTCTTCGGCGATTTGAATAGCAGTACACGTTTTTCCTGTGCCTGTGCCGTGAACCATGAGCAAACTCTGTGTCGGTGCGTCGGGGCTCAGAACACGCCGAAGAAATCGTTGATGGGGCTGTAGCTTAAAAACGGATGATTCGGCGGAGCATGCTTCTGACCTCATATTCCAAAGCAGAGATGCATCGCCTCCAGGATTCGGAAGCTCCTGCACCTTCGTCTCCTTCAGTTCTGGAGCGGATATATTTACCATATTATCTCTCCACAAGTTTCAATTGCGTCCGAATGAGCGTCAGTTGTGATCACACGTTTGAAGACGCAGACTTTCTGTTGAAGCGAAACTGGTTTCCGGAGATGGCAGATCTTCACGAGATGATTCGGGAGCTTCCCGAAGAGGTATATTACCAAGTGTTTGAGCGGAGGAACGACTATCCTGCGAACGTTCGTTGGGCACTCCACGAACCCGAAATCCCTCAAAGGTTTCTTCGTGTAAAAGTCCGCGATATGTCGGACGAAGAATGGAACGACAAGCTGAATGAGGTGAGGCGAGAGCTTCTGATTCGATTGAAAAAGCACAAGGAAACGTTTCAAGCTCCTCCTAGACCGTTTGGAGAAATTGACTCGTGTCTCGCAGAAGCAAAGGTTGAGTTGGAGGAGTGCAAGAAGGCCTTTGAAGACGCTTCTAAAACTGCGAGGAGAACGCAGGCCTACGTTCCACCGGGGATGCGGGGGAACCGTGAGAACGATACTCCTGCGGTTGCAAAGGCAAGGGCCAAGGTTTCCCACGCCGAAAACGAATTAAAAAGGCTCCAATCCCAATTAGAAACACAGGATATGTTATGGAAAGACCAAGCGTGCCGAGATGCTTTCTAAAGGAGTGCCGAAAGAAGACGCTTGTTTCTTACAAGTGCTCGTGCGACAACACCTTCTGCCTGACTCACAGAATGCCCGAAGATCATTCGTGCGGCTACGATTTCCGCAAAAACGGAAAGGGGACACTCGAGAAACAGAACCCTAAGGTCGTCTCCGACAAACTAATCAAGGTCTGAAATGAGCGCATTGATTCCAAACCCGACGTATTTATGGATTTTGCTGGGAGTTGCGTTCGGACCGTTCACCCTTTACTGCATTTGGAATTGCTTGTCTATTAGTAAATGCTACAGGACATTGCAGCGGCGGTGGTATGGGTGGACTTCGCCACAATCGCTCTCCACAAACTTCTCGGATTCGGGAAATCCCTCGACAAATGGTATGAACACTTCGGAATCCTTGCTGTAATTTCCGACTGTGTAGTTATTGTTCTCGCAATCCTATTTGCAAAAATGTTTTTTCCTCAGTATTCTCTTGTGTATTCGGCTGTAGCCGTCCAGATCGTTCACGACATTCTGTTCTACATGTTCGTGATAGTTCCAACCCCTCGCGGACATAACCAGATCATAGACCTGTTCAAAGAATACGCAACCGAGAATTCTTGGAAGATTGTGGCATACGATTCGTTGATGGTGGCTTCCACGGTCCTGCTTGCCCAGCAATTCGCCACGATGAAAAATAGCAATGTTTCGTTCTTGGGATTATTGGGGGCGTATGCGCTTACCTACATTATCTATACTAAATGAACTCGTAATTTCCAGGTCCCAAAATCTTACACGTGAACTGCATGTCTCCGAACCGCAGAAGGAGTTCGTTGGGTTCAGCAAGCCGATGCGGGAATGGGTTAAGGCGTAACTGCTCGTAGTTCACGTGAGTAGTGTGCAGAGTTCTTTGAAGAAACATGACTACATCCACTCGGAACTCCGAGTCATACTTCAGTGTCTCAAATAACTTCTCCATTCTTACATTCTCTCATCAGATTGAAGTAATTTCGTTTTTGATGGTATAATACAAATGGGCGGAGGTCTTTTCGGAACGCCTCTTTACCTGAACGAAAAGTGCCTCGTCTTCTCTGGATTCGTCCTTGCGACATACTGGATGCCCCACCCCGTCGCCCTATTCCACCGCATCGTCATGGCATTCTTCCTTGCTACGCTCGCGTACGTTCTTTTAGCATGGTATGACGTAATTTACGACTGTAATGACCGATTGAAACCCACTATGCTTGGCTGGCTTTCTAAACCTTTCAAGCCCAAGGAGTATTCGGACGCCTACGATGAACTCCCCGTAAAGTATCAAAAAATAGTTCGTGGAGTCGACATCGCAATCCTTACCGTTTTGCTGATCCTTTTCCTCGTCCCCTTTTTCACTTTCAGGCGCCGATAAGAATATTTTGGTGCCGAGGGGTAGGATGCGCCCCAAACTTCCTGGACCGATTGAGGATGAGTTACCTGATTACGTGCTCGGAATCATTTACTCCTACGTCCCTCACTCCAAGCGTCCCAAGAAGGAACACAGCCCGTCTTTACAGCGAGAATTGGAGCGCATCCAGAACATACAGCTCAAAGGGAAATCTGCGAATTACATGAAGGGATTCTCGGGCTTCTGTCTAGATTAAAAACGGATTTTTAAGGATTTTCATCACACTAGGTAGATAAGGAAAATGAAGTGGTTAATGCTTTTGCTCGCAACTGCGTTCGCGCAAACAATGACGGGGCGGCCGCCTTCTGAATGTATCAACCCCCCTCGCGCCCTTTCTGGAAGCTGGAGGGGAACAACGACCGGATCCAATCTTGGTTTCGGCGGATCCTGTAACGGCGCATCGTATAATTCAGCAGGAGGGGAGAACCTCGTTGTCGTGTCTCTCCCAATGAACGCCCCTCTCGGCGGAACCCTCACGCTCGACACATGTAATGGAACCACGTGGGACACCCAGCTGATCGTTTCCACGCCTCTGCCACAGGGGATCCGATGCCCCACCAATTCATCCATGTTCACGTGCGCATTCTCAAACGACGACGCTCAGAGATGCGGCTCAGGAATGCAGTCCCGCGTTTCGTTCCCAGGAACTCCTGGCGCATCCTACGCCGTTATCGTGGCAGGATACGGAATGAGTTCGGGCTTCTACACTCTCACGTGGAACTACGATACAGGGTCTTCTAGTGCAATCAGCCGTTCCAACACGCCTTCCATGCGTCCCTCCTCTTCCGGTTCGTTCACATCTCAGCCTTCCTGGTCAAGCACCATGTCCCCATCTCCCGGTCCTTCTTGGTCCTCTTCAATCACCGCGTCTCCTTCTGCCAGCCCCACAATGTCCCCTTCAGGTTCGCCGAGTTCCACCATTTCCAGCACAGGATCTCCGAGTTCTACAATGACTTCGTCGGCTTCATGGACTTCTACGCAATCGCCGTCCATTTCGTTCAGTTCTTCGCCAACCATCACAGCGTCAGCGTCGGCATCTCCCGACCCGTCGTTCTCAAATTCGTTCACCATGCGTTCCTCGGAATCAGTGACGCCAAGTGTGGACGAATCGCCTTCCATGTCTGAAAGTTACTCAGAAACTTCTTCTGCCTCGCAATCCTGGTCGCAGACTCCAAGTGGGTCTCCGAGCAAAAGTCCGGCAGTAGTGGTGGGGGGATCACGTGTTTCTACCGACATCAATGCCCTCGGATACGGAAGCATGGGTATCGTTCTTGGCGTCTTTCTCACGTCTATCATAGGCGGAGTGCTTTACAACACAAACAAGCGCAACAAGATCCGCCGGAGCGTTCATCTAACTCCCCAAATCATATTCAGCCACACTCCAATGTCCGAGTCTTCCACGGAACTCAAGAACGCATCGTTCCGAATTCAGCAAAAGAGGGTTGAGTTTGACCCTGTTCCTGCCGCCTAATGCGAGACTCGTAGCAACGTAACCACAAAGTTCCGAATGCGGTAAAAATGGGAGGATTCCACGTTCGGCAGAAAATTGAGTCTCGCGAAATTGTAGTTGCGAGGAAGCTTCAGCACTACAGTTTTTGGCCGCTCGGTCCGCTTCAGAATCTCTTCAATCCATTTGTCCAAACGGTAACATCCGATGAAGAGCTCCAAATTTTCTAGTTTACGATAGTCCGGTCCTCCCCATGGCGGATCCACATACAAAACGTCCGTCTTCCAATTGAAAACTCGGGTTGCGTCTCCCTCGTGCAACACCACGTTTCCAGCCCCAAACACTTCCACGTTGTTTTGAAGCGCCGCCATATTGTGTCGCTTCCATTCAATGCTCTCCACCTTTTTGAAATGAAGACTGAAGAGGAGCGTGTCGCCGCCCACACATGCCGTCGCGTCCGTTATCGTCTGCTTACGAATATCAGGAATCATTCCGTTCAAGAAAGCAATCAGTCTTTCTCCGTCTATTCGTTTCGTCACGCTATACAGTCCTTCGGGAGTCAAAATAAGATCGGAATATACGACTCGTTCCTTAAACGGAAAGTAAGCCTCCATTCCTTGCTCTGCGCCGAGTCTTCCTAAACTTCTTCTTTCGTCGCGTATTCTTCTTTCTACCTCCGAATAAAGCTCCTTTCCTCACAGGGCTTCCAGGAGGACTGTCTGGATATTCGGTTCGCCTGCGCTTTGGATTTATGCCTTGCGCTGTTTCCTTCAATTCTTCCGCCAACGTAAGTTTACTCAGAGCAGACCCACACAGACCCACTTCGCTGTGGAACTCCTCAATGTTAAGACTTTGTTCCTGCTTTGCCATATAGTAGCCGTCGTACCTCTTCTCGCAAATATACGATAGAACGGCATAGTCGTGGTTTGTAGTTTCTGGCTTAGAAACCCGATACGGTTTTCCGTTGCTATCTTTCGGAAACGCTATATCCAGTGAGGTCTTAACATCAGAAGGCGCTCCAACGTAAAGTTCTTCACGCTTCGTAGGATCCAGAATGTCCAGAAGATTGAGTTCGCCCGTAACTTCCCACCTCTTTTGAAAGGGGCTTTTTTTGCTCCTCACATACGACTGAATCTCCTCTTTCTGAGTAGCGAAATACTTCATTGGAGCGCCTGCGTATGCATCCGAACCTGTAGTTCCAGGTTCTGTATGAAAATCGTCCGCCCGCCACAATTCTCGGGCCATTCTTTATACAAAACGGATTTTTTAGCTTCATTCAGAAACAGTAATTCCATGGCGTTCACACGAAAGCAGACCGCGTCCGTCAGTTTCAACTCTGCGCATCAACTAGTGTTCCATACGATTGAGGCGAGGCCTGTCTATGCTCCCGCAATGATCCCCTGTTGTGAAGACTTTGAAGTGCAAGTGAATGGCGACGACGGGAACACGTACCGATGGTTTACCGACGAAACCATCCAGCGACTTTCACCCGACGGGACTCTCACCACGTGGGGTCCCGTCATGACTCTGAACAAACTAGTGAACACTGCTCCAATGGGGCTCTTTTGTAAGCTGAGTAGTTACGGGGCTTTGTTCGTGGAAGCCGAAGGGTATAATTACTACTACGGTCCTCCCGTTCCGTGCACTCAGGTGGAGGGAACCCTTGTTCACTCCAGCCCACACTGCTGCGCCGATCGTCCGTATTATTCAGACTCTGACTGATCCGTCGAAAACGGATTCTCTGGGTTGTGGGACAGAAAGGCATACCAAGAATCTAAAATGTCCGACGAAAACTTCTTGCCCCGCATCAAGAAGCTTGAAGATGCCGATTACGAGTGTTACGTTTACTACAAGGACAGCGATGCTTCTTACAACGACTTTCTCAAGCACGTGACGGAGATTATCTCCAGCGATGCGCGTGCGTTTGTCGTGAACGACGAGATCTTCTGGAACTCTTACCCCGAGAAGTCCTATCTCCAGACCATCAACGAGGACATCGTGAGGTCCCACCTGATAGAGAACCCACACTCCCTCTTCTGCCAGATCAACCGGTCTGAAGAGAACGTCGATATTCAGATCTACATGTTCCCGCACAAGACCTACAAGTTCCCGTTTGATTGCGCGTGGATGATCGAGGTAACGTACAATGCTCTGGATCAGACGTATCGTATGCGCGTTCCCATGGAGTATGAATAAACAAAAAACAACCCAACATCCTAGTTCTTTTTCCTCGAAAACGGATTCTGGAATGCGTGCCGAGGTAAAGCAATTACTAAGATGGCATCACCAATGAGCCGCGAAGATTTGCAGTTGCTTCCGATGAAGATTTACGAGGAGAGGCGGCAGATGGAGGTTGACAAGTTCATTCAGAGAGTCCACAAGGAAGTTCTGACTGCAGCGACGTCTTGCCGCACGAGTTTGAAGGTTCCTATCAACACCAGGACCCCCGACGACTTCACGCTGGCGTCTGCGATCCTGTTCCGAAAAAACATGTCTCCCCTGAAACCCCTGCCTGCCGACGAGATGGGAATGGTTCTCAGCATTCTGAAGATAAATCTGACGAGCATGTATCCGGACTCCACAATCACGACCGTCATGCCGAGCGAGAGTCGGCGCGGAGCCTACATTCTCATCGACTGGTCATAAAACAAAAACATCCAACTTCCTAGAACTTTTTCACTGAAAATGGATTTTCACGGGATTGCGAGGGGGAGCAAACAGAGGGAATGACGACAATCTATATCTTGAAGCTTCGTGGAGACAAGTATTACGTCGGCAAATCCGAAAACCCTCAGAAGAGAGTGGATCAGCATCTAGCAGGGATCGGATCTGCTTGGACCAAAAAGTATCCGCCGATAAAAGTTGAAAAGACGATTTCAGGCGCAAGTCCGTTCGACGAGGACCGCTACGTGAAGGAATACATGTCTACATATGGAGTTGATAATGTGCGTGGAGGTTCTTATACTCAAATCAGTTTGGGAGACGATGTTATCGCCCAGATTGAAAAGGAGATTCGCGGAGCAACGGACAAGTGTATGAAGTGTGGGCAGTCAGGACACTTTGTATCCAATTGCAATGAAACCGCCGAACCAGAACATAATGAAGAGGAGGACATATGGGCATCCGAAATTCCAAAGAAGGAACATCGCTCAAACAATATGACGTTTGAATGTGAGAGATGTGATAAGAGTTTTGGGTCAAAGTATGGTCTTATGCTTCACACTCGGTCGTGTAGAAATGTGTCGTGGTGCTGTAATATCTGCGACGAAGAGTTTGACATAAAGTCCGAAGCTGAATCACACCAAAAACGTTGTAAGCCCAAGAAGACGACCGGTGCATGCTACAAGTGTGGACGCAAGGGTCACTACTCCCCCGATTGTTATGCGAGGAGACACGTTGATGGACATGAAATTTGAACTACGACCCACCAACATCCTAGATCTTTTTCACTTTCACCGACTCAGGTTACTATCAATTAATGCATTGGGTTTATGTTTTAGAATCTACAGGTGGCGATATATACGTGGGAGAAACTACTCGTCTATATCGTCGATGGTCGGAACATCAAACTGGACGGGGCGGAGCAAATACGAGAACTGGAAATTACAATAAGATTATTGGACTTTACAGCGTTGGAAACAACTCGTCGTTTATTGAATACAAGGATAGTTGTTGGAGGTTGGTTCATTACTGGGGAATGGAAGATAAGGATACTGCTTTAAAACTTGAAAACATCATAACTCAAAGATACCTTGTAGAACGGGGAATCACTAATTCAAATGTTCGGGGTGGTTCTTACACAACGGAAGGTCGTTGCGAGAACTTCTGTTTTGGTAAGGGCCATGGAGAATATGTTAAAGATAGACCATTATGCCATTGCGGATATCCATGTGAAGTGAACATCAAAAACGATAAATCAAAGATTTACTTTACGTGTCCTCTTTCCAAAGTCAATAACTGGGACGAGTTTTATGGCGGCCTAATCGTTCCTGAAAAGTGTAATTTTTGGCAGGAGTATGAACCTTTTAGAAAGATGAAAGAGGAAGAGAACAACCGAATCGCAAAGCAGTGCGAGTGGTGGGTATCTCGGCTTCCAGAGTATGATTGCGAACCGTGTATCAACTGCGAAAGCGAAAGCTATAGACCGGTCTGGTCACGAGGGACGGATTATGGAGTTTGTATTGACTGCTTCCACGAAAGATATGACGAATTGAAGAAGGAGTATGCTGACAAGCCTCGGGATATTCGGCACATATTTGCGGATTAGACCCAAAACGGATTTAATAATTCAACGTTGGGAGATAGTAAGTAACAATGCCTATCCAAAAGTATAAAGATCGTCTTCCCCACGCATTAATACGTGACGGTGCAACACTTGTTGGCGAGTATCCTAAAATAGTTGACAAAACACCTATCACATTCAAATGCGGTGGTGCGATACCCCCCTGTGGAGTAATATATGAAAAAAGCGCGCGTAACATATCTATTAAAGGAGGGGCGTTCTGTGAGGCATGCGCAATTATTAAAGCGAAAGAACGCTCGATCGCAACAAACATGAAGAATCGCGGTACAGCATATCCACAGCAATCTCCGATTGTGAGAGAGAAGACAATCCAAAAGTGTCGCGAAATGTTTGGAACGGACAATCCATTTCAAAGTGAGGTTGTTAAGGAAAAGTCTAAAAACACAAATCAGAGAAAACTTGGGGTTGATTATCCCCAGCAGAACACCAATGTCCGAGATAAGACAAACGCAACGTGTTTAGAAACATACGGGCACATAATGCCTATTCATAATAAAGAAGTTCAAGCGAAAGCCACTGAGAGACATTTATCTGCTCACGGAGTTAGTCATCCAATGCAACGCCCAGAAATAAAGGAAAAGGTTTCTACAACCTGTTTGGAAAAATACGGTTCTACGAATCCTATGGGGAATCCCGAAATACGTGCTAAAGCTATGAAAACTAGTCTCGAGAATTGTGGGTTTGAGCATGCGTTACAAAATCCAGATATCATGGAACGTCAGCAGAAGAACTCCTACTGCTTTAAAGACTTCGCTATGCCATCGGGTGAAATTCGTAAAGTTCAAGGATATGAACCATTTGCTCTGAAGAAACTCATAACTATCTACTCTGAATCAGAGATTAAGACTGGTTCAGCAAATGTCCCGCGTATTCTCTACAACGACAACGGAAAAGACAGGTATCATTATCCAGATATTTGGATTCCACACGAAAATAAGTTAATCGAAGTGAAGTCAACCCAGACATACGACTGGCATAAAGAAGAGGTCCTTAGAAAAAAGAAGGCATGCGAAGATCAGGGTTATATCTACGAAATTTGGTGTTTTGACGCTAAGGGTAAGCGAGTATTAGTCTAACATAATTACGATTGCCACCAACTTCCTAGAACTTTTTCACTTGAACTGGAGTTCCTCTGCGACCTTCAGAATCTCGGAGAGCGATAGCGTCTTCAGATCCAGATAGTATCGCGTTAGGTCCTCCATCGTTCCCGTTCTCAGCAATTTCTCAAAGAACTCCTTCTTTTCAGGATACACGAACCCGAAGCGCTCGTAATACATCAGCGGCGTCTTCATGATCGCATTCAAACTCATTTTCGAGTCCAAGACCTTCTTGACAGCAACTTCCTGCAAGGAAACCCCGTTGGACACAGACGCGTCGTCCGCGGCAATCACGTAATCGGCGCGCCCCTTCTGCTGTGCGTGCAATTTGAGAACGTAAAAGAACACGACGAACAGGAAATTAGTGTACCGCTTTCCCTGATACGCCACACAACTCATTGCGAAATTGAAGTCGGAGACCACGTTGATGCCTTTTCCGGCAATCTCGCTTTGCGCGTATTCCCCCCACGGCTTGAGGCGCTCCTGAGGATTGTTTCTGTGGACGCCCAACCAACACTCCCTCTCTATGTCTCGCGGAGGGTCGGGGAGCTTTGATACGGCGATATCCATGTCGGCCAGGTCGGGTCCCTTGAACTGAACGCGCAAGTGCAGGAACAGTTCCTTCGCGAACGGCACGGCAATGTATTCGGACGGCCGGTGCGACGCAAATATACCCAGGAGCCAGGGTTTCAAGGTTTCTAGAAGCGCGACTTCTTTCGCTGATCCGCCCTTTTTGGTTGGCATTATACCTTTCCGCTAAAAACGAATTCGGTTTACCCCCAAAGTGAGAAGTAAGAACACACATGTCGGCCGCAATCCAGCATTACCTCGCTCCGTTTCGGGTGCTTTCCACGAACGTATATGCCATTCCCATGGAAAAGTTCAAGACTCTCGATGTGAAGCAGTGGAAGCACAATCGTCCCCCAGACATGACTCGTATTCCCGAGATCCATGCGTGGATGAGCCAGTTTAGGCGAATGGATGGTGTCCTGAATCTTGCCTATATTTCCGGCGAAGGTTTGGTGTGCTTTGAAGGTAATCACCGCCGTCTTGCTGTGGAAGGCCTTGATATTCCCGTTCTGGCGGATATCGTTTGGGACGCAACCAACGAAACTGTGACCCACGAGTTCCGCCGTCTCAATAAGTCCGTCTGCGTCCCAGACCTGTATGTTGCAGAGACTCCTGCCACTTTGCGTGTAGAACTCGAGGATGCAGTTGCAGAGTTTCGCAAGAAGTATGCGTCCATGGAGTCCACGTCGGGACGCCCGCAGAGACCCAACTATAACCGCGACAAGCTGACGGACGAGTTCACGCGACTCCAGAAGGAACTCGTGGTTCCAGTTTCGGAACTCATGAGTCGTCTGTATGCGCTGAACGACAAGTATGCTGGAAACGATAAGTCCAAGCTCACCGAAAAGACCCGCCAGAAGTGCGAGGCGTCTGGACTTTGGTTGTTCGCGTGGAGTTCCTCTATTGCGACCAAGGATTTGCAGTAATCGTAGAAACTACAATGTGGAGACTACTAGATAACATGAAGGTATTCGTTGTTTACGAGTCTCGCGGATGTGTATGGGGGCAGGCATTTTCTTCATTCGAAGATGCCCTTGCTGCTGTTTCGAAGGACGTTGCCGACGAGAACCAGCGATGTAAAGATACTGGATTTTATGAACACGAAAAAGACAGACCTGCGAAAATGGAGGATGATATCACCCCTCGGCATGCGAATGGCGGTGTGCTGGTCGCATTCAGCGATTATACAAAACGTTGTACTTACATCAAAGAACTTACCCTTTAAGACAATTCAACAAACACTCTTCCACCACTTTCGTGCTTTTGCGGACTTCTGTTTCGCACTCTTCGCTAAATCTGCATCTGTCGTATGATAGGTTTTCCCACACATAAGAAACGAGTGCACCCGAGCATACCCCCACTGTTGCTCCGTTGCCCCCGGTCTGTGTCCCGTTCGCCACGCCGCCATTCCGCGATTATACGATTTCCGTATTGCGCCAAGCGGAACCCCAGATGCTTTGGCTTTTTGAGTCAACGATTTTGCGTCAGGAAACTTCCTCTTCCATTTCAAAGTGTAATTGGATTTCCTAGTTTTCACTCCCTTGTCCGTCTTGAACCCGACATACGCGAGAGGATTCTTCCACGACATCCTGCCGAACTTTTGGATCTCTCGTTTGCGTTGGGTCTTCCTTTTTGCCGACAACCCGGTAAAATACCGAACCGGCGACTTTCGTGTCTTCATTACTCTATTCGTCGAAAATGGATTTTGAAACCCCGCCTATGTAGTTTCGATTCAAAAATGCAAACCTACAACGATTTCAAGACCCGCGCTGCTACCGTGTTCCCTTACGATGCCGAGATGAAACAGACTCAGCTGAATGCTATCTGCGTGTTTTCGATCGGTAAACAAATCACCATTGACGGCCACAACGTAGACAATTTCTTCAAAGCAATTCTGAACTGCCCCGAGATGACGGCGAACGAACCGAAACTCCGGCAGCAAGTCTCACCTCAAATCATACGTATCCTCGAGAGTCATTGGGGTCCTGTCGTAAACGAAGACATCCGCTTGGCCATCACGGATTTCATGGGCTGGTTAAAGACCCGGTCCGACTACGTGATGACGGACGAGGAGAAAGCAAAGGCGATGCTGCGGACTCTCAAAGTCCCCATCCTCGAAGCCGTGTTCCTTCCCGACCGGTGCGACAGGATGCTCGTGACTTACGGCGATCCCTGGGTGGACGTCCACTTTGGCTAAAAACGGATTCCAAAATCCATCTAGTTCTTTTTCACCAATCCAAGATGAACTCGCCCTATCCCACCGCCAAATACCTGGTGTATGTCGAGACCACAACCAATACCACGTTCTCTACATCGAAACTCACGACAAGTGCCCTTGTGGATCACGCAATGACAAAGGAAGACGCAAAAGAAAAGGTGAAGAAATACGAGAATATTTACAGGAGCGTTCCGAATACGGAACACCGGGTCGTATTCATAGAAAACAAACCACACTGGTGGACCACCGTTCATCGAAAACGGATTGTGGCTGACGAAGATTCGGATTATTAAACATGGTCCATTATCTTGAGTGCGTATCCCTCAATCAGCTCATGCAAATGCGCGTAAACTGGATAAACGATAACCGCGTCCGAATTCTCGCGGACGCAGTTAGCGATATGTACGCTGAAGTCATTGAAGCATTCGTCCATCGTGGCAAAAACTACTTGATCTACAAAATACCAGGTGCCGTTGTAAACTTTGCAGCAGCAGACCATATCATGAACGAGATGGTCAGGGACATGAGCATCATATTCCCCGACTTGAAATTCAACCTCTACACGAACCACGCGCACCCCACTATCTTCGTTGACGTTTGATGATGACTTCCACCCCACTTCCTAGTTCTTTTTCACTCCGTAATGAAACCAAAGGACACTAACTAAGGGAACGAAGGATGCTGCCATAATCGCGGACTTTTGTAATCGGGTCATTTGCGAGAACGCTTCTTGCTCTTTGAAAGTCTCTTCCTGCGATTCCTCCTCGTGCGTCCCCCCTTCTTTGCCTTCAGGCGTTCCGCGATTTCAGGATAATCGTCCTTCCCACTACTATTCCACCACTCGTCGAAACTCAGTTTACCGTCGTAGAAATTCTTATAGTATGTGTGCGGGACACGAAGATCGTCGGGATACTTTTCAAGTAGAGACTTCTTCTTCCAAGGCCACTTCACCATTTATATTAACGCGACTTTTTTAACCCCTGTAATCGGTTGCGCTTCCAGCGTAGAAATCATTGCGCCCTAATCTCAGGGCTGGATTTTGACCGAATGGAGGTGGGCTTTCTCCCGGTGTGGGATCCCTCCAATTGGACGATGGATCCGCACTCCCGCCATATGTGTCGTTTGTCAATCTATAAAAGTCGATAGACGTTCCTCCGTTCAAGAAGACAAACCCATTACACTTATTCGGAGGAGTATCTTCATAAGTAGGTTCGTAAGTCGCAAAGTTCGGGCACTCGCAGAATGTGAGTAGCGACCTCGTGGCCGGATCATACTTGCTCCGCAATACTCTGTAAGCAATCGCGGAAAACCAAGGCGGAGAGTAAACCGTCACTGTCCCCGGAGAAGCGGCTCGTATGCGCACGTTTCCTGTATCTGCGATATACCAAGTTCCATCTGGTCCTATACTCAAAGAATTCGGGGCATTGAAAGATGCGATGGAAAGAACAGACCCGTCGCCGCCATATGTTTTTACTCCAGTCCCTGCGTATGTTGAAATTCTTTTCGTAATAGCGTTGATTTTGCGAATCACGTTGTTTCCAGTATCGGCTATAAACAGGTTTCCGTATGTGTCTAGTGCTAACCCGGTCGTTCCGCTGACAGACGATCCGGACACTGAAAATCCTCCGTCTCCGGCATATCCTGGGATTCCTACTGGAATCGGAAGACCGACAGATGTTTCACCCGCAAGAGTTGAAATAACGCCAACTGTGTTCACTACTCTCACAAGAGAGTTCCCCGTGTCCGATATGTATATCGCCCCGGAACTGTCTGCGATTGCAAACGTCGGATTTAAAAGTTCTGCGATGGTTGCACTACTACAGTCTCCCGTTAATCCTCCCAATCCGTTGCCTGCTACCGTAGCAATGATTCTGTCAGTGACACTTACTCTTCTGATAACGTGATTTCCAGTGTCGGCAATCAGAACGTTCCCGTTCGGATCTACGGATACTCCTTCTGGGTTATTGAGAGAGCACGATACTGCCGGTCCTCCATCTCCGCTATATCCCTGTACGGCAGAACCTGCATATGTTTCGATGATAGTGCTTCCGTGCATAACCCGACGAATGCGATTTCTACCTTTGTCGCAAATGAAAAGGTCTCCGGATTGGTTTACAGCGATGCTAACAGGGTTCACGAACAATGCGTCTATAGCACGTCCGCCGTCTCCACGGACTCCTGGTGTTCCCGGTTGTCCTGCGTATACGCTGAATGCACCTGTCTGTCCGTCCAATTTGAACACGCACCGTTGAAAAGTGTCGAGAATGAACACGTTGTGGTTAGAATCAACCGCTACGCTTGTAGCAGATTGAACGGACTCTGGACCTACAACAGTGGACACCACTTGCTTAAGTGGATCTACGGCTGTCGCGGTGTAATCCGTGCACATCATGGTTCGGTCGGGACGATGCGTTTCCGAAACTCCGCCTGGATACTGGACCTTCACGTTCCTTGCAGACGCAAGTGACCTGAGTTTGCTCGTATATGCCGCAGCAGATGGCATCTCTTACTTCTTAGTAGCAGGAAATCGTAGCTTACGCTTTACGGGTTTGGCGGGAGGGATGTTTGCGCTCTTCAGTTCTTCAAAACGGGACCGCGCTTGATCGATAGGGAAGGCCCTGTAAACCATGTCCAGTTTCAGTTTTAGGAAGTTGTCCATATTCTGTTAGTGGGACATTTCTCACTGCATTGTTCCACAACCTGGGTTCAAACGGAATGTGTTTTAGTTCGTCTGGAACTGCAGTTCCGTAGCTGGAGTAGAGAAAGAACACGAACGAACCGACAACAATTACTAGTGCGATTACGTTCCACCACCATGCAAAGACGGAATCCCTTACTGCCTTCACCCATAAAAGATTGTTTTCCACTCTGGACACGGTGTCTTTCACGAGATGAATCATACTGTTAATCTTAAAATTGAAATATAGGAGAGATAAATAAGCGTAGACCATGGCGATGATTTACGGAGTTCCATTGTTACTTGGAAGTGTGGGCTCCTATTTCGTGGGAAATATGTTAGAAGAATTGAAGACGGAACCTGAGCCTCAAGCTCAGTCTTCGTGGTTCGGCGGACCTGAACAGCCTGAGCAACAGTTCGGCGGACCGGCGCAATATCCGCAACAGCCCCAAGCTCAATCCTCGTGGTTCGGCGGACCGGCGCAACAGCCCCAAGCTCAATCCTCGTGGTTCGGCGGACCGGCGCAACAGCCCCAGGCGCAGTCATCATGGTTCGGCGGACCGGCGCAATACCCGCAACAGCCCCAAACGCAGTCATCATGGTTCGGCGGACCGGCGCAATACCCGCAACACCCTCAAGCGCAGTCATCGTGGTTCGGCGGACCGGCGCAATACCCGCAACAGCCCCAGGCGCAGTCATCGTGGTTTGGGAATCAGCAGCAGTTCAGAGAAGACGCATACCGTGAGGCACTTCAACAGACCACCAAGAAAGCCGACGCAGCCGAGAAACAGGTTCGTGAAGCCAACGCTGCAATCATGACTGCTCAGCGGAACCAGGACGCCGCGGCTCTGGAATCCGCCCAGCGTTCAAGGTCGGAAGCACAGGCAGAGCTTTTGTCCGTAAAGCAAGAGATGGCTCGTCAGGCATCTGAAGTTGCTGCAAAGACCGCAGAAGCCGAGAAGCGTGCCCGAGCTGCCGATCAGATGATTCTGGACGCTCGGCGAGAGAACGACCAAGCGGCTCTGGAAGAGGCAAAGAAAGCGCGACAGGCAGCCGAAGAAGAGAAAATGACTATGGCGAAGGAACTTCAGGAATTGAAGGCTGCTGCAGCAAAACAGCCCGTGTCCGTGGCTACTCCGATTACAGAACCCCCGCCTGCTCTGCCATTTGTCCAACCATCCCCTCCTCCTGTCGTGGAGCCAACTCCAGCTACTCCGAAAACCCTTCTTGATGAAATTCTGGGAATAACACCTGCTGATCAAATAGAAGAAGCAAAAGTTAAAGAAGAACAAGTAAACCTTACGCCTGCTCCGGGTCTACAAGCACCGGCTCCCGCTACTCCTGTTGAGCGTCCTGCTGCTCCTGTTGAGCCTACGGCTACTCCAGTTGTACAAGCACAGACTACGGCTACTCCAGTTGAAGAAGAACAAGCACAACTTACGCCTCCTCCCCCGGTTATAGAAGCACAGCCTACGGCTACTCCAGTTGTACAAGCGCCGGCTGTGTCTACACCCAGCGATAGCGGACCGTTATTTGCGAAGCCCACCCCGAATGAACAACAGCGTGAACAGTTATTTGCCAAGGCCAAGCTGAACCCAGAACTGAAAGAGAGATACAGGCCAGATAACGATGTGGTTGCAATGATGAGGCAAAAAGCAGAAGCAACAGCAGCAGAAGCAGAAGCAGAAGCTGCAGCGGAAAGATTTAGACAAGCAGGAATACCTGAACAAAATCCGTTTGAAGATCAGCGAGAACCGGCTGAGATCCCACCTCCTCCCGCTGAACAACCTCAGAGCGATGGATGGATTCCGATGGACATTAACAACATGGGCACGGGCGTCTACATTTTGCCAGGTCTCTTTGGAGCGGCTGGAGCTACCTACATTCCCACCATTTACAAGTTTTTCAATCAACCGAAAATGAAGGACAATATCAATGTTAGCGATGAAGACAAGCTCGCGAAAATAGCAGACGCCCAAACGAGTATGAGAACCTATTTGGAGAGCTTGAAAGGAAAAATGGCGGTCTCCACAGGTAAGGCTAAAGATGATATAGCATCTCTCGGGAAAGAAGCAGTGAATACTTTCAAGATCTTACTAGACAACTTTAAATCCGAAGAACAAACCGCTAAGCGCAGAAAGGAGCTAGAAACTCGTCAAGGTAAAATCACAGAGGCTTCTGATAAAAGAGCTGCAATAATCGAATTGTCGCGAAAGAAAACTGCACAGCTATCTTCCGATCTAGATAATTTGATAACGCAGCTTCCAGCGCCAGGCAATGTGCCCAATACCTCGTTAGGCCCATCTACAACAAGAAGAATTGCGAATCCGATTTCTCAAGAAATCCGAGGGAATAAGAATCGCTCAACCCGCCGCCGATGAGCACTTCCACTCTTCCAACTCCATTTCCGCCAGAATCTTATTCACGTAATCGTTCTCTGACTTGTGGGAACACATAAACACGTCTTTCGTTCGCGTTGCGATCAAAAGGCGTATACATTCATACTGCTCCTGCGACGTCAACGTCCGCATACATATGCGCACCTTGTTGTCGTTATACATCAACTGCTCTCTGATATTGTCCATTGTTAAATTGAGTTCAGCTTCTGTGTATAAGGATTCTTGTGGAACGCACTGAGGATATCACTGCCGTTGCGCTCCATGTTGATGTCCTCTTGCAAAGGCGCATTGTAGCGGTAAGAACCCTTGTGCGTCGCATCCGCAGTCAGGATCTGCTGGGGAACGTTGAGGCGAGTTGCATTCGTCAAAATAGAGTCCATGTCAAACTTCGTCTGTGCAGAATACTGGTCGGCGCCAATAGACTGTCCTACCCCCGAAGATCCAGCAGGTCCACCTCGGCCTTGTGCAGTCAGGCGCATGAACTCCTGATACGGCTCCGTGAATGCCCGAATGTATGACGTGAACGTCGTGACGCCACCGCTCTGCGGTGTCATGTGGAAGACCGATGTGCTTTCGCGGTCCTGCATCTTCATGGGCTGGTCAGCGTAAATCCTCGGCGCAGTCTGAGCTCCCACCGCAGTGTTCGCCCGATCCATTCCGTACACTGCAAACCGATCCGGCTTGTTTTTCTTGACGTCTGCCTGAATACCCGGTTGAGTCACAACGGCTGAGCCCTGAATGACCGGAGGCTCATACGAAAGCTTGGGCTTCGTCACCACGCGCAGCTCGTCGGTCGTGCGAGGAAGAGCGAACTCGTGCATCGCGTCCTGCTGGTATCCGCCGCGAGGGATGTTCGTATACCCGTCGTTCACGCCAGGACCGACTTGGACTTGATCTATCGGAAACGTGTTGTTCATTCGCTGTCCAGTCACCATGCGCGACTGCATGAAGTCAGACTCGTTTGAATTGCCGAAAGGGTTCCCAACGCCAGGCTTCGTGTCGTAAAACGACTTGGTCTCTCGCTTCTGGAAATACTGCTTTCCCGCACCTGTGTGATTGTCCATCAGGCCTTCCGTTGCACCAGAATACATAGACTGAGTCACGTGAGAACCAAAGAACGGGACCTGGTTTGAATGCCCCTTTGCAGACTCTTCATCTTCGACAGGCGCAGGACGAATCATAGGTGCGGGATTCGTAAGAAAAGGTATTTCAAATTGCTCTTTCGTGGGAGTCTGGTTTGCAAGGACGTATCCGAGTGCCCCAAGACCAAGCAAAAGTCCAAGCTCAATCATCTTTGTAATTGTCGCCTAGTTTTTATTGCGATCCTTCACCCCAAGCTGACCACTGGAAACGGTTGAAAGGAGACACCTTGATAGCACCCGAGTTCTGCTTGAACTTATTGACTGCGTCTGCCTTTGACGGATCCGTATCCAGCGGAACAGGATACTTCTTGTTGTTGCAGCCAGGCTTTACACCAAAACAGTTCACGCCGAACTTTGTCGCAGGGTCAAAATACCCGCCGTTCACGCCAGGACGACCACACTTCGTCTTCTTCTTCACATCAATCTCCTGCTGCAGTTTCTGCCAAGTGTTTTCCTGCGTCGGAAACAGCGCCATTCCGCCCATTGTCCAGCCATACCCGCACCACTCTGCGCCCTTTGCGTATGCGTCTGCTACCTGGTCGTATGTAGCAAGCTCTGCATTATACGCAGCACACACGGACGGTGCCTCATCGTAGTTATACTTGTCGCCAGCCACGTAGAACACTTCCTGCTGGACGCTCGGCGAAGCAGTAGACGCAACCGATCCAAACAAACTATCAAACGGATTTGGGGCAACCGCCAGGCTTATTGACGTTATCGCTCCCGGATTTTCAATAAGAGTGGCGACATATGCGGAAACACCAATAAGTGCTAGGGCAACTCCAACAGCCATAACGCTCTGTGTAAAAATATATACGGCGATCACCAATGCGACACACGCCGATATAAATATGGGCGACTTCAAATACTCGGTCAACATCCTTGTTATTCCTCAAGACGATAATAAATCAATACGCGCATAGAACCCGAAATTGGGAATTGCTTCGGTCCGTGGTCGATCACATTCGTGTCGTCTAGAACATACCAAGACGATCCGGGAGGCATGTTCCTCGCATAGGTCCACCAGTGTCCGCCGTTGAAGCAGATTACACTCATGAGGGCATACCGTTTTGAGTTGAGAACAAGAATGCTTGAGTAATCCACCGTCGTTTGAGATATCGGCAGGTGAAACATCATATAGTCGGGAAAGGATCCAATAAGTTGCTGACGGACTCCGCCCTTGTTGTTACACGATTCGCACTTCCATTCTTGAATTGGGTAAGGTTCCACGGTCTTTGAAATGCACGCAGACAGAGGTATGTGCTGTCCTTCTACCGAATCCAACGAGAAATCAATCACGGAATCTCGCGTCAGAACCTTCTTCTTGCAGTGGACGCACTCCATGGAATGCGCTATCTTGAAGCGACACAGCTTGTCAAGAAACGGCAGCTTGTCGCAGAGGTACTGGAGCAACTCGTGGCTGTCTCCAATTCCCTGACCAGCCGGCATTGTGTCAGTCCGCACAGCCTCAAAGAACTGATGAAGTCCCTGCTGCCCCTTTGAGTTCCAGATGTTCATCAGGCATTCGTCTATTGCATTCCCCTTCTCAAACGTCTTTTCGGAATACCGTTCTTGCACGAACGGAAACCGAAAAATAGCTTGGAGAGTCGCATTGACCCAACAACTTCCACTGTAATTGTGAAGTCCGAACATTGTATTATCCTACTACGTTTTTGTGTAAAGTTTAACGCCCGATTCGGTCAAAGTTATTCAGGTAAGGCTGCGGTCCTCCCTCTTCCACCGGAAAGGCTCGTTCCAACGGAGGGCTGTATGTGTATACCGGCAGATACTGCGGGTTGCGCGTAGCCGTGTCCGAAGAGAACTTCCCGTCATCGCATACTATCCCGTTATTGCCGACTCTACACCCAGGATGCTTGTTGGATAGCCGTTGCGAAGCCATTGAACTCAAAGTGGACGATGGGTCGTCTCCCGGTCCGTACATACTCGGATTGTTTGCAGGTCCAAGCACCGGACGACTACATGTCATCCGTTCCTGCGTGGGAGACTGAAGGAGGATACATCCAACCACAATGACGGCCAAGAACAAAAAGAACCAAACTTTCATCCCCTCTTTGTTCAATAGGGATGGATTTGAATACACTTGCACTATCGTTTTTGGGGAGTGTGGTTCTGTATGGAATTTATCTATACCGACAGAGCACGCTCAAAGAGATTCCGAAAACGCTGGTGACTCCTTGGGGACAGCAAGTGGGCAGGAGCAAAGTCATTCAGTCCAAACACGGCGATGCATCCATGTTCACGGAAAAAAAGAGGAGAAGAGCAGTTCAAACTGCAGGTAACTTGAATCCTTCCGGTATCAAGGAATCCAGAACAACGACTGGGTCTGTAACGGGATCAATTGAAACTTTCTTTTTGTCCTCCGTGTCTCATTGATTCACTTATACTGCTGAATATATGACAAAGAAATGCCTGTTGGTCTGCCATATGTTTTACCGGGGTCCCGTCCAAAAAAGAACGGACAGCCACCTTCGTGTTCTGGTCAATGCACTCCAAACGTTGGGTCAAGAAAGGTCGGCGGAGGCGCGCACAAGATCCCCCTCGTATGGTCTCATCCAAAACTGAAGGAAGAAATACTCGACAAATGGGACCCGGTGTCAAGGACGGTTGTGAGGTACTATATCCATCGTAATAGTGTCCTTGCTACCTACGACGGCGGCGGCGCAACGAACCCTCCCGATTGTACGCTGGACGGAAACGGCACGTCGGTAGTGTTTGACGGCGGAGGAGTTGGCGCAATTCTATGCTCGTAATAACAAATGGCGAACTGCACGAACACGACTGTCCGATTCAAGCTCCGGCGGTCTACCGATACATTATGGCTTGAAGCGAACCCAGTGTTGCTTGAAGGAGAGCCGGCGTACAGCATAAACTCAAATCTTCTTAAAATCGGGGACGGAATTAGAAATTGGAGTCAGCTTCCTTACATTAACACTGCTGGAGCTGCGGGAATTGATGGCCAAATCGGCGTTCCAACGAATATGACGGTATCTGCTTACTTAAATCCTGCAAGCACAACCTCCAAGAACGGATATAATATAACTTTATCGTCGCTCCCTTCAGCCACTTTGGATCCTGGAAAACTCGTGTTCTTCACAACAAGCGTTACCGATACATCAGTATCTGGACAAAGCATATTCGCTTACGCTCCATACTACGTAGAGTCTTATACTTCCGGATCACTTGTCGTCAGAGTAAGTCTTACACAAAATCCGTTGGTTCCATATTGATAAGAATAGTATTTTGAAGATATAAATGGCGTCGGTGGACACTTCGCAGACTTATACTTTGCGTCAGACGGGAGAGGTTGTCACCACGCGGGAGTCTTTACCTACAGAAAGCGGACTGAACCTGTCCTTCACAAGCCCTACGACCACTTCCGGGTACTCTTTCAACGTGGGACTTCGTGCAGAAGGGTACTTGTATGAATTCAGCTATTACCTGAGAATTGCTTCCAACGGAGCCGGAACGTACACTTGGTCATTGTTCCAGCCTCAATCCAATCCTGCAATCACGGGACAGGCATCTGGACAAACTCAGTATACGATTAGCACGAGTATAGACCCCGGCGGAAACACTACTGGAATTTCCGCTCCTCTCGTTTACAGTTTCTCGCCTGGCGACAAGTTCTTGATGTATTTGGACGAGGAACGGGTGATTATTTCCGTCAACGGCGTCCCGATAATGTCCCAGTATATTGCTTACGCGTCAAACAACTATCGCTTTTTCACAGAACTTGTGAGTGGGTCTGAAATTACGGTTCGAGACGTTTACTATTACATCACTGGTCATCCCGGAGTAGACGGTTCCGCCCCTACGAGTCTTATTAGCGTTTCGGGGACCGTTATATCTCCAACTGTCTTCAGAACGAACGGGTTGCTTGGATCATACAGAGCTGTTACCACCAAAGAACAACTGAGCTCTGAGAATCAGGGCTTTGGTGCCAAATTTGGATACCCTTTCAAAATCAATGAAGTGGGAAGGACTGTTCTGTATCCAGACTTTATTAGGATGGGCGTTGAGTGCTTGTTCAATGGTTCTCCAGTGTCTTACGGATTCCAATTCACGCCAAAGACAGGAGAGTACCCTTCTGGGTATCAACCATATAGCTCCCTTTCGTTCCCATGCAATATCACAAGGTCGTCTGTTTCTGGAGGGGAAATCACATATGTCAACACTCGGGTAGGAATATCTGGATTGGTAGACCCACTTACGGTTTTCTCGCTATACGGCGATGGAAAAACGATTTACTTTTACGTGAACGGACAAGTTATCGCAAACGCACCACAAGCTTCTGGAAACTACTATTTCTTTGGAGATGTTTTTAATGGAGATAGCTCTGGTCCTTATGATATTGAAAATGTCGCATTTTATCCGACGGGTCAGGTTGGACCGGTTGGGCCTAACTTCACGAGTTTAAGTTCTATATCCGGAAGCAGCATCGTCCACGATTCAAAAACGTTCACCATGCTTACGAACGGAGATGTCGTTCGAACCCTTGAATCTGTGGATTTTTTACAGGAAGGTGCGTATTTCCGAGGAATCATTCCGGCCGTTATTGGCGGAGATCAATTGGAGATGTCATTCTCAAACGCATCTGGAAATAACGCTCTCAGATTCGTGTTTGACAACAGTTCCTTTTTCGGATATGGACGGTTTGATGTGAATGTTTACAATTACGGCGGATCGTTGGTATATAGTGGATCGGTCGGAACTGCAAACGGGAGTGCATCAGTCACTCCGTCGGGAGTTCCTATTACAATATACTTTGACGGAACCTCTGCCTATCCTCAAATCAACGGAGTCACTCTTTCAGGAATATCGTTCGGCTCGTATTTGGGTAGTTCGTCAGCCAACACGTTCTTTAAAACTACGGCAGTGACGGTTTCCAATCTGTATGGCCTGTATCCATACACTTACGCCGGAAATCACTCTTACACGTTCAGTAACATCGGCTATTTTCCTACCGGGAAAGCCGGAACTCCAGGTGGTCCATCGGGTCCTTCTGGTCCTTCGGGTCCTTCTGGTCCATCAGGTCCATCGGGTCCAACGGGTCCTACGGGTCCTACGGGTCCTACGGGTCCAACAGGCAGCAGTGGTCCTATTGGTCCGGCCGTTACCAATCTTACCGTCTCTGGCGGTACGGCGAGTGTCCCCGATTCAAAAACCTTCACTCTTGGCCCGGTGGAATTATCTGACCCGATTGCAAGAGTGGTTGCTTCCACTGGCGGCGGCTACGATATTCAGAACGGAGGCGCATATTTCACGTGTCAGCTCCCAGCGATAAGTACTTCCCCTGATTATGTAACTCTGTATTTCAATTCTGTATCTGTAACTGCAATGTCATTCGAATTAACTAACAGTGCGGGGCGTTATTATATTGAAGGGTTTGATAACACGGCTTCTGCGGTGTTAGGTCCCGTTGAATATTTTCAGGGTTCTAATCTGCAAATATACTTTGATGGTGCAGTGGCGATTGTTGTGTTAGACGGAATAGTGGTAGGGAACATAGATTATACTGCCCTTCTTATTGCGGGCTCGTTTCCAGTATATTTCTTGGCAGAAGCACAACCTAAATTATCACTACAAGTGACATTCAACAACGTGTTTTATGTTCCTACTGGAAGGAACGGCATTCCAGGAATACCTGGAGATCTTGGTCCTTCCGGACCTACTGGACCCACCGGACCTACCGGACCTACCGGACCGTCTGGACCCACCGGACCCACCGGACCCACCGGACCCACTGGACCTACCGGACCTACCGGACCCACCGGAAATACTGGAGCTACTGGTCCCCAAACATTCGGTGGGCTTTTGAGGGTAGACGCCGTATACGGAAACGATACGTTAGCCGCTGCGAGCAAATACGCATCACCGTTCAGTACTGTTTCCGGCGCAATTTCGTCTGCCGCATCCGGCGACTCCGTTTGGGTTCTGCCTGGAACCTACAATTTGAGCGGCGGAATCACGATTCCGACAGGAGTGTCCATGCGTGGCGCCAGCGTCCAAACGACAACCATTCAGATGCTGAATGTAGCCTCCGACACCACGCTCCTCACGATGGGAGAGTCTACACGTGTTGAAGACCTCACATTGAAGCTGACATCGTCTGTGAGTGGCGTCAATCTGACTGGCATTAACTTCCCAGGAACGACGTCGGTTACAGGCAAACTGAGAACGTCTGTGTTGACGGTCGACAACTCCACAGTTTCGGCGGCGTCCTCAAGCAACGTGTATGGCGTCGTTTCGTCTGGAACTGGAACCCTTGGGTCCGGCTCGTTCTCGTTCAATTCTTTGAAGGGGTCTACAATCAACGTATATTCCAACGGTGGTGGAAACAAGCGAGGAATCCTCGTGAATGGTGGAAACGTGATGTCTACACGAGACTTGAACGTCTACGTCGCTCAACCCACATCCACGGCATCTACAGGTTCGTATGTCGGCGTGGAAACGAATGCGTCTGGAGCGGCGATCCAATTACGAGCCACTACGGTCGGAACTTTCCTTACTTCCATCAGCGGCACAGTCTCCGACATTCTCCAAACCACACCTTCTGTGATTGCAGACCCTACCTATTTAGCATCTCCGGGAATCCAGATTGGACCCGGAACGGATTTGGTCACAAAGACGGCAGGCAGTAAAGGGTTCTCTACATTCAATTATCCAACCACTCTCTATTATGGTTTGCGAGGACTCTTGCGAGATGGCATGAACCAGAACGTCTCTGGATACTTGTGGCCAGGAACAATGGAAGTGAAAAACAACGTGTTTCCAGACCGGACAACGCCTCCTGCGTATTACAGACTTCAACAACAGACAATTTTAAGTGGAATGACTGCGCATTTTAACAATGCTCCTGGAACTGGAGGCACGACTACCATCAGCGTTCAGAGAACTGTGTCTGGAGGAACAGCAACCACGATTAGCGGTTTCACACTTGTATTTGGAGCTACGGACACTGAAAAGAGTTTCTATAATGCGTCGCAAACCTTGAACGCTGGAGATTTCATACACGTTCACGTAATATATACGGACGCTGGCAACGGAACAAACGATATAGCCGTCCAACTAGATTTGTTCTAGTTATACAAATGCGGTGGCTCGTCGTCATTCTTCTTGTTATCCTAATCGCCTACTACAACTACATAACGAAACCGCCAAAGAAGACGCTGAAACAAAGACATTTGGAAGGGTTCTGCCAGGGTGTATCCTCTTTCCGAGAGCACACCTTGATTGGAACAAGGAATGAAACATAGATATTTACTGGAAGCTAAACAAATACAGAGTCTGATTCAGATCTGCAACGATCGTGTCGCGGATATTCAACAAATCCGTATCCGTCTTCTTCAATTTTCGGCTCAAATCTGTCGTGAGCCAGCTCACAGCCTCCTTTAGAAGCACGCTCGCTTCCTTGTCGGAGTGATTGCGCAGCCGAATCGTGCTCGTGGACCCGCTCAACTTGGGTCTTCCGTATTTTCCAATGTAGACCTCCACAAATTGATCTATATTGGCATCTAGTTTCGTCACAAGATCGTTCGTTGCAATGTGCCGCGGGTAGTTCAGCGTTTGCCAGTGATACAGCTTCACTTGATCCCGCAACGTCATCATCAAATGAACTACCTCTGCTGACATTTAACTTTACTCGCGAATATTCTCCTTTGCTCCCGACTTGAAGATTCCACCCTTCAGCGTAGCCTTGTTGCTCGCCTCAATCCCCTTCCAGCTCCCTGACATTGCGTCATAGTTTGCCTGGATTTCCGGATAAGAAGGCGTCAAGTCCTGGAATCCCGTTCGGCCAGCCTTGGAGTCTGTGCTAGGGTACTTGGGCAATTCCGGGTTCGTGCTTTTGGGAAGCGCATATACGTCGTTTGCATCCTGGTATCCCTTCCACGTGCTGTCCATTTATTTAGCCCACACGTTTGTTTTCCCAAGAACACACAAATGAAGGAAATTGCTAGCCCCAAGGAACTGGACGAACTATTGAAATCAAAAGAGCCAGTCGCGATTTTCTTCTACATGAACGGATGCGGACACTGCGAAGCTATGCACACTCCTTGGAATCATCTGTCCAAGAAGAAGGGAGACATGGTCTTCGCCAAGATGGAGAGCGGGACCATTCCAGATAAACTCGGGGTTGGAGGATACCCAGAGTTCAGACTGGCGAAAGGCGGCAAGTTCGTGAAGGTCGCAAGTGGACGTATGCCTGAATCACAGCTGGCGGGAGCTTTATTCGGAGGAGGGAACCGTTCCCGTCGGAAGATCCGCAGTATTCGGAATTCGCTTCACCGATCCTCGCGCCGGAGCGTAAGTCTCCGAGTCAAGCTTCGCTCCACGCGAAAGAGCCGCCGATGAAGTGTCGGGCTCGTCGTATCCTTTCGCCAGCCAGCTCAAAAACCCGTCCTGATCGTTCGGGATGCGCGCCGACTGAAGCGTGTGAAACGTCCGCATCGCCTGCGCCTGATCAAACGCGTCGGTGGTGTCCATATACAAATCCGAGGTTGATTGGAACGCCTTGTTGATTTCGTTGCGAACGTTGTCGTCCGTGACTGGCGCAGCGTCTTCACGATTCGGATTGTCCTGAATCTCTGTCAACAGCACGTTCATGAACGGGTTGTTCGCAGACGGCATAGTGAAGTTTTCCTTACTCACCTTCTTCCCCTTTTTGCTGAAATAGGACTCTATCTGCTTCCCGTTCGGGAATATCTCAAACAGAACGATGCTCGCGAGAGCAACGATCGGAATCGCAGACAAATACGAAGGCTTGTAAGTCAAAACTGCAAGGCTTATGGACGAATATATCGAGAACCTCACAACGGCATTCAGCGCCTCCGTGGTTGTCATAGACTGCACGGGGGCAAATCGCATCCATGCGTTTTCCGCAAACAGAACGCTCGGGTCCTTGAACCAAATTTGTTCAGACATCTTATCTTATTACTTACTTTTTTCGTTGCGTTTCCTCTGTAGCCGAGCCAGCATTCGCTGGCGACGAGCTTCCGGACTGTTCGACGTAAGAACCGACGCAGGAACGTCCGCCCTCCTCCCTCCCACTCCCAGCGCCTCTCCTAGCGCGTTTCCGAAGAGACTCTGGACCTTCGCCTTGATTCCCTCCACCTCCTCCATCATCTGATGCTGCGTGAAACTCCCGCGCTTCAGTTTATCCTCCAGTAGACCACGAACCTTTGCAATGAACTTCTTCAGCACAGGATGCTCAGGATTCCGAATCATCTCAAGCAACTGCTCCGGTGTCTCAATATCCCCAACGTCCATCTGCGTCAGATCCATCTGCTCCAGTATTTCCATGACGATCTTCACGATACGGGTTTCCATGATGTAAGTGTACAGCGCCTCCAAATGCCCCTCCGACGACTCGTCGTTCAAAATCTTGGAAATTTCTTCATTCTCTCCTCCGTTCCCGCTCATGAGGGACTTTACAGTCTTAAGAATGTTTCCGAACTTTGACTTGATGTCCCCGTGAAAGAACGAGGCGATCGTTGCAAACTGGACGTGCTTCCACAGCTCGTCGTCAACTGAAAGCTCCGACAGGTTGATTCCAAACATACGACGTTCCACCGAAAAAAACGCCTTGTCCTTTTGAAGAATTTGGATGGCAGAAGGGTAGAATGCCTCCGTGTCCTTCACTGCAGCGTCCAGATCATAGCTGTAACTAAGGTCTGGATACTTTGTTTTCAATCCTGCCAGAAACACCTCAAACACGCTTGAAGAATCCATTTTATATTATTCTTTCTTTCCGTGAAAGTTATGAACGGTTTCCACCGCGAGACGACATTGTCGCTTTATCCGAATCGGAAAGGCACACGCATCCAGAGTCCGTTGTTACCGCAGAGGGACAGCATGAGGGCGACACACGAGGATTGCTCAGGAAATCCAGCGTCGGCATTCCGCTAAGGGGGGACGCCCCCGCCGGCGCCTTTTCGTTCATAAGCCATCCAGACGCGCCAGGGACGCTCACGTTGTCGTAAGGACCCATTCCTCCGCCTCCGCTCGTGGGCATTCCCATCTCCTTCTGCGCGAACGTTTCGCGCTCGGCGGGCGCACTCGGCATTTGGGCAACATACATTCCAATCAGGGACATAACTAGAACTCCAACAAAAAGTGCAATCACCAAATTCGTATTGTTCATTTATGTAAAGAATACGTTTTTTTGCGTCTGAACACGTCGAAAACGGATTCCGAAAGGGCAGAGTGTGAGCTCCACTAACAAATGGATTATTCTAGTATGTCCCTCATAGATTTGAAGAAGGCCGCCAAGGTCCATGTTCCTCCTATCAAGTATTACTACGTCAAGTCCAGAAAAGAACTCGTTGAACTTCTCAGCAGCAAAGAGCTTCCACAGGAAATGGTAAGGGAAAAACTCACAATCAACGACCTTCGTCAGATGGCAATCGCTCAAAACATTCCGAACGTGTGGAGGTTGCGGAGGTCAGGACTCGTGGCTGCACTATATCCTAGCCCTCATCAGAACAATAAGAATAACGATCATGCAGACAAACATGATGACCCACAGGCATGTGAAGGCAAGCAAGTAGGGATACAAGTAAGCAACAACCTTTGACAGAATTGGTTTCAGTATCTTCTGTTCAAAAAACGATTGAACCTCTGGACTTGTCAGAAAAGCCACTGGATCCGCCATCGGGTGTTTCTTCATCTTCGTTTTTTGTCTATCTTTGGATATAAACAGGAGAATGAAAACCTCACAGAGCACTCGTTTAGCCCTTGTCCTCGGTGGAGTTGTTGTTCTGGCGTATTTGATCAGTTCGTATTCGTCAAACAAGGCGGTCGTGGGCGAGGGACTCGAGACTGCCGCACAGCAGCTCGGTGTTACTGGCCCCCTTTCTGACGGCGGTCCCATGGCTTCTGCGCCCCCAGGCTCTGGAGGCAATGAACAGCCCACCGAGTCTCTCCAGGGTCGCCACCCTTCTTCCGCCGCCACGTATTCTGAGAGCACTCTGAGCGCCGGAGAGCTTCTGCCAAAGGGAACCATCGGTGCCTCCTGGGCTCAGGTGAACCCTCAGGGCATGGGCGACATCAAGGGCCAGAACTTCCTTGACGCCGGATACCACACCAACACTGCTATCGCCGGTGTTGCACAGACCAACCGTAACGCTTCTTGGGACATTCGGTCCGAGGCTCCCAACCCGCAGGCACAGGTCGGTCCTTTCCTCCAGACGACCATTGAGTCCAACCCCTTCAAGCGCGGACTTGACGCTTAAATGTAGTAATTGAAGTAAACGAAATGGTTCCGCCGATTCGCTGGTATTACATTTTTTCCACATGGATATTCCTGCTGTCTGCAGCATATCCTCTCCACTCCATTTCAACATATCCTCTCAACGTCCTCGCTCTCCCCGGTTGCTTTGAAATCCTAATAAATCCGCACAAGGAACACTGGACGAAGAACTTATACATTCTCGCCCTCCATATCCTGCCGTTTCTTTGGATTCCTTACAGCTTCTCGGACACCAGCATCTATTTCGCCGCAGGGTCTGGAGTCTGCTACCTCGTCTTCGTTGGCTTTCTGGAAGAGGACCCGATTCATATTTATACCGAATTGTTCAAGGAGAACCACCCCACCTACCGAGCATTTGTCTCCGACCGTTTCGGCTTAGAAGAAACTCGGGAGAACTAATAATGATCCCTGCTGCTTTGTTGGGTACAGGACTTGCCATTGCGTATATATCTACGCAAGGCCCCACGAACCTTGTGAGTGTGAAGAGTAATCGCACGAATCAGAGTTATCAAGTCCAGGACCTTCCAGACAAACAAGACGCGTGCGAATGCATGGCCAACATCCACGAGAAACTGGAGACGCTCATTTCTAAATACAAGAACGACCCCAATACTGCTGCCGATCCCCGTGTGCGCACCATGATTGAGCGCTTCAATCCCAAAAACATGTGCGAGAACAACATAGACTCAGACTCAACCTCTTACTCTGAAAACAAGGGCGAACGAATCGTGGTATGTCTCCGCGACAAGGAAAAACCCTACCCGCTCATAGAAGAAAACACAATCATGTTCGTGGTTCTTCACGAAATGGCGCATCTCATGACAACGTCAACCGGACACACTCCAGAATTCTGGGCGAATTTCCGTCGCATCTTACATGACGCAGTTGGCGCCGGAGTCTATCAGAACGTAAACTACTCTCGGTCTCCCGTCAAGTATTGCGGCATGACGATCACGGATTCCCCGCTATAATAAGTATAGGGTTCTAATAATATGGTGAAGGTAACCAACCGCATCACGCGGGAGTCTGCGAACATATCTTTTTTTCCAGACGATACGGTCGAAACTGTGCTTCAGCGAATAGGCGAAGTCACAGACATTCACCCGGACCGTCTGTTTGTAACCGTGAGCCTCAAGCGCCCTGCGAACTATTACTCCGACGACCCTCGGCGCTGGGAATCGCTGTTCCACCGTCTTTCGTATGGCGGCAAATACGCCCTGAAACTGCCATTTCAGCTTTACCAAACAGCCTACAGATACCCCCAGCCTCCTAGCGTCAACTTTTCAGACTTTGGATTGAACGAGTGGATGGCAACGCCCGTTGAAGACGATCTCAAAGCCATTTTTGAATCCAGTGCCGAATTCACAGAACATCTCATTTTCGGAACCGACGAGGCGTTGTCCTACATCCTGCCTCTGTCCTACGACCCCGCTCTCACCTCCAAGATTCCCGCCGCCGAATACCCGATCCCGCAAAAGACCAAACTCGTGTCCACTCTGTATCCGAACATATCCGACATCCAGGAATTCACCTACACGCCCTTCACGCCCGACGCAGATTCGTCCAGAGCCGTTTACTTCCCTTTTTTCCAGTCCACAACCCCCGAACGTCTTCCTCTTGCAATGATAGAAATTCTGCGAGAAGGAACCACTCGTCTCAAGAAACTGTTGGAACTCAACGTCCCCGACCCCAAAGCCTCCATCGTCCGAGCCCGATTCCGCATTCCATGGGTTGAAACGAAACTCGGTCCTGCCATCCAGAACCGCTTTGAACAGATGTTTTACGGACTTACTGTTTCAGAATCCACCCCTGCAATCTCCTTCTTCACTTCTCCCGACGAAACGTCACGACACAAGTTCTTCGTCAAGCCCGGACGTACAAAGAAACCGGAACACCTTGATTGGTGGAGACAGTGGTGGACTGCGACGAAACCATACAAGCAGAAGCCCACGCTCGTTCTCTATCGCGGCCAGTCCTCTTCCCACTATGACCGCATCGCCATAACATCTTCCGATATGGTTCTCATGTCCTTCCGCCCAGAAGGAGTTGAAACCGATCCAGCCAAACTTCGCTCCGACTTGGCCGACTGGATACAGACTCTGGATTCCGTCCTGCCTTTCACGAACCAATCCGATCTCAAGAGTTCCCGCTGGGAACTACAAGACCTCTCTCTCATCCTCAAATACAAGAAGAAACTCACGGACTACGATTACCATCGCTTCAACTGCCTTACATCCATCTTTGACATGTCGGATTCCGAGCAGGACACCTTCCGTCTTCTCCGCACCGACCATTCCGTTGAAGGACTTACCAGCATGGAAGTCCAGATCATTCAGCTTCTCAGGGATAAAGTCAACGTCACTATCGCAGACATTCAGACCGGTCTTGGAGTCTCACAGGAAATCGCACAAAGTCTCAAAACCAAGATTGAACAGTTGGTGTCCGACAATCCCAATATCCTCAACAAGACCTTCCGCGGTTTCCCCACCATGCGTTTCCGGGGCGATACCGTCAGCATTTCCTACACTACCCAGTTCACACTTGCAATACAATACGCCAACATCCTACGATTCATTCTTTCAAACGGAGACGCATCCGCCCTCAATAAGATCTGTCCCGCCCGAAAAGACGTCGTTCCCGCTCAAACCGTTGCAGCTCCTGCGCAACAGACTGAAATCAATACCGAACTCATGAGCGAATACGAGAACCTCTTTGAAGGAATGGAGGAGGAAGAGGCAGGTCCCGCCAAAGAGGTGGCGCAAGTTCCCATGCAAGAACCAATCGCCCTTGGATCCGAAGGTCCTGCGAAGCCCAGAAAGAAAATCAGCGACGAGTCCGAATACAACTACTTCTTCAAACGTCTTCAGAAATTCGACGAAAACACGTATTCCCCCACAGATTCCGAGTTCCCAAAGGACTGCCAGCAACCAGAACAGCCAGTCGTCTTGAACGACGAAGAACTCAAGGCGCTTGAAGACACCCCCTACGATCCCCGCAAGATTCTGTGGACAGAATGGAACTCCACGAAATCATACGAGAAAGACGATAACGTAACGTATGACGGCGAACACTACACTGCAAAGAAAGCAAACACCAACGAGATTCCTCTCACTATTATCACAGGAATCCAAGTCGTGTCAAAGAAATGGCGTAAGACGAATGAATTCGCAGACCGTGTTACAGAAACCGAAGACCCGAAGGGATCCTTCACATGTCCAGAATACTGGTGCATGACCGACGAAATACCCCTGCGCAAAGAGGATTTGGTGGATAACGCATGCCCCAAATGTAAGGGCAAAATCAGGAAATCAGGAAAAAAACAAGACTCCAGAGAATTCAGCGTGATTGAGAAGAAGGCAAAGAGTCCCTACCCTGTTCTCCTCGGCGACCGCAAATCTCCAATCAACAACCGTCCAGTCATGTGCTGCCGCGGAAACCCGGACGTCCGTGAAAACACGCTTGACCATTTCTACATTCTCGAAGAGGATACGCACCCCATTCCTGCTAGACGATGCGCCATGCTTCCTCTGTCCGTGTTCCGCACACTCAGAATTGACGAAGACCACAGGGCAGACGCGAACTACTACGCAGACTTCAAAGATATGCGCTTTGGCATAGAGGGAGAATTGCACGGATACTTCCGCGTAGGTCTCGGCGCCTCCCCCGAAATCATAGAACTCATTCCTCGACTTCTCGGTCAAGAGGCATTCAAAATACCGAAACCCAGAGAGTCCCCTGCAAACGTCATTAAGTGTTCCTTCGTTGCTTCCTGGCCAACTCCTTCCGACAAACACGTTGATCAAATAATGAAGACGGGTGGAATCAACGAATCTCTTGCAAAGATCGTGTCCGGAATTGACGAGGCATTTGAAGAGAATAAGTTGACGCCGCTTCAAGCCCTGGAGTATGCGTGCGCATGTATGGGCTGCGACGTGTTCCGCATACTCATGCAGAAGGAACAGAGTGGAGGAAAAATAGAGATTCTGTCTCTCGGCTGCAACTTCTACTCTTCGCGCTTCAAGAAGTCCGATAAGAAAGCCATCATTCTTCTCCAGCTCGGAACCGATATTGACGTCCTTTCCTACGTGAAACGCAAGAAGGTCAAAGCATCCCGAGGCGAGCGCGACAAGATCCCTTCGTTTGAGTACACCGCCAACATTCTCACTCCAAACTCTGCAATATTCAGCAAGAACACCTTCGACATACTGAACAAACTCAGGTCCAACAGTTGTTCGTCGGTCGTCCCTACATACCCAGACGCCCTCAAAGTAATGGAAGTTCTCGGCGAAACCGACTTCTCCATAATAGCAGACCCTTACGGACGAGCCCAAGCCTTATACGTTCCCTACAAAGTGATCCTTCCCTTCCATCCCGCTCCGATCCCCCAAGACTTCCCGTCAGCATCCGTAATGGACGGATACACGAACGTAAAGCTACCCACATACGACTCCGTTCTTGCTTACCTCTCCAAGATCCCCGCTGGCATAAACGGATACAAAACAAAGGAAGACGCCTACAACTCCTCCAAAGAACGCACCGAAATCATCCTTGATTGCGGATTACGCATCCCGGTGATTCCTACCCCATTTCCAGAATCCAAGAACGATCCAAAGGAAGTCGTTCAAACCGTTCAAACCGTCAACGAAACCAACCTGACCTTCGGAGGTCCCGACGAACTCGTCAAGAAAGAATACACTGACATCTCCTACGCCTCCGAAGTGTTTGAGTTCCTCCTGTTTGAACTTTCCAAGGACATCAAAAATGAAGCACTGGAATTGCGAAATGCTCTTGATTCGGCTTCACCTGTGCGCACCGACATAGATACTCTTCTGCGAGAATGGTTCGACGCAACCGTCAAGGAAGTGAATGTGTCTTCCTCCGAAGAGTTCATAACAAAAGTCCGCAAACCGTGCGGGCAGTTCAAGGAAGGCGACTGCAAAGGAAACGTCTGTGCGTGGAACGGAAACACCTGCCAAGTCAAAGTCCGCAACTCCGTAAAGCTCCCCAACCTCTACAACCGCCTCCTGTCTGCCCTCGTAAGCAATCCCAAGATCCGTAACACAGTCCTGGAAGGTCGCAACGCTCCGTTTTTCAGCACGATCTTATACGTGGAGCTTCCTCATGAACTCATCGTTACCGACGGAGATCTTGCCACGCTCAAGTGAAAAATCGTATTGTATTTGTTTTTTAGTTTAGTTCATCCGCTTTTCATTCAGAAGCGACGGTGAATGTTCGGAGCATTCATAAGCCCCACAATCATAACGAACGCGACAGAAAGCAGAGCACTGAGGAGGATGTTTGGAAGGCATGCTGCGTTCTCCATCTGCTGAGTCCTCTGCTCTTCCTCCCACCACTTCAGCATACGCTCGGCTTCTGCAAGCTCACTTTTCAAGTGAACAATCCTCGTCTTCAAATTATCTGTGACCGGATACTCCTCTTCCGTATCCTCCTCCGTGTCCGCGGAAACGCACGACTCGGTCTCTCCAGACTCCGTGTAACAACTGTCCGAGTCGCTAGGGTCATACTCAGTCTCCGTCTCGTACTCCGTCTCGCTCTCATCATCCATCATGTCACTTCGCAGAACGATTGTCAAACGCTTGGAACCAATACGGCGATTGCGCAGAACATTGTTGAGCTGTGAGCGAGTAATGACGGGCATCTTGCTGTTATATTGCCATCTACCGTCTCAAGTCCCGAAATTCGTTTTCGACGTAAATTCATTCCATTCTTGCGGTTTTTCTTACATTTTCATCGCTGTCCGCCGAATCTTCAGCAGCCCTCTTCCTTGACGCAATCAGCCTGTCATCGTCCGATCTCCAAATGAATCTGCCGATATCCCTGATTACATCCAACGCCTCTATAACGCACAACTCAAATCGGTCAAACTCTTTTGTTTCGGAATTCAATGCGCGGATCATAACAGTGTCGCAGCAGTACGGCTTTGTGAACGTTGTTGTCGTATTTCCGTCCAAGTTCCATATATTCAGAACCCACTTGTCAAACATCATTGCGTCGGTGTCCTGTCTGTGCCTACACCTTGTCATAGCCAGATCCTCTGCCGTATATTCTTCCAGCGGAGAAACCTCTTTGCTAAGTATCCTTTCAATCTTCCTCCTCGTAATCTCAGCCTCCTCCTCTGAGAACTGAATCACATACTTGTTGCAGAACGTAAACTCCATCCTATCTCTTGAAAAACATAAAAGGACATCACAGTTTCCGTTTTTATCGTTAATTTACCCAAAACCCAAAAAGGTTTTGTATTTGTATTTGAGTTTTATAGATTTGAGCATTGTCGTTTAGCTAACAACGATATCGACGTCGTCGGATGTAGAAACATATGAAGTCCTGCCAAGCTTTCCAACAATGCGAAGGAGTGCGTTCCACCCGCCAGTGATTGTGTCTGTGGTGTGATAGCGAGCAGCCGTCTTCTTGGCATTTTTGATTTGCGGCACATTGCTTGTCCACGCTTCCTTCGTCTCGCTGACTTTCAGTAAGAAGGTCTGGATATCATCCTCTGCAGTGGGGGACGAAGACAGTCCATACACAAGCGGTCCGTGAAACGCAACTTCAAGCTTGTTTGTTAGGCGTGCTATGCGGTCTTTTGCCGACTTAACTAGGTCCTTGGCATCCTTATATGCGACGTGATCTTCAGGGGGACTCGTTTTCTTTGGCTTGACGAGTTCTTTTAATTTGGCTTCAGCCTTCTCAAGATCATCTGCGAGGATCTGATAAACCTTGCGATAGACTCCAACCAGCTTTCCGAGAGCTGAGCGAGCCACCAGTCCCTCGTCGTCCGTTAAAGGATCGCTTCCAAACACGTCCTTGTCGCGAGTTGTCATCTTCTTAACATCCGACGCCCCCCGTGCGAGAGCTGCCAGTGTAGTGCGGTCTCCATCTCGGTCCTTGCTCAAATCAAGGAATTCTGAAAGCTCATCATTAAAGTCCTCAATAATAGAGTCCATTACCTCGTCGGTCGTTGCCTTGAGCTTCTCTCCAGACGCAGCAGGTGCGCTCATATTGAGCCGAGTAAACATATCTCGGATGTAATTGTCTGGCACAACACCATCAGTGCTGAAAACGAGCTCAAAGCAAACCTCCTTGTGCATGAAGCGAAAGAACGCTTCCGGATCCTCCTTCTTTAGCTGTGTTAGCACGAAAGAGCAGAAATTCACCTTGTCATCCGCAATCTCGGAAAGCCAGCGAAAGCGGTGTCCATAGTCGGGAAGATAGATCGGAGTTTCAGGAGTTGGGTAGAACGTTCGCAAGAAGGTAGTTGTCGTCAGTGTCTCATCGTCGGGGCACGAGACACGTTGAACGTATCCTGTCGGAGAACCGATCGGAAACTTAGTCATAGCACTATCCAATAGCATCTCAGAACTACTCGTGTGAGTCTTTACCTCCTCACGATTGATAGGGCATAGCTTGACCGCTCCCGACTGAATCCAAGTAAGGAACTTATCCATCTTCACAATCTTAAAGCCCAAACGGACGGACGCATAAGTGTCAAGCTTTTCGCGAAGCTTAATGTGAAGTTCGGAGTTTGAAGACATTCTTGCTTGTTGAGATGCCTTTGTTGGACTAATTCTATGAATTCGTTTTCGACGAAGTGATATGCAACCGTCAAATCAGGTCGTACCGGGCTCGTGGGAGGGG